ACTCAAACGCCAACTACAACAACAACGTTGACTGCTACTCCTACTCAAACAAGTACTCAGACTCCAACTACAACAACAACATTAACTGCAACACCTACTCAAACAAGTACTCAGACTCCAACTACAACAACAACATTAACTGCAACACCTACTCAAACAAGTACTCAAACGCCAACTACAACAACAACATTAACTGCAACACCTACTCAAACACCAACTCAAACAAGTACTCAAACTCCAACTCCAACTACAACTCCGATAATTTTTAACAGTTGTGATGTCGCGTTTAATAGTTCAGGAAATGTATATCATTATAATCCAACTCTTAATACTTCAGAATTAGTATTATCAAGTGGAATTGGTTCTCCTGATGTTGCTATGACAAGTGATAGATTATGGTTATATAATAGTAGTAATATTTATGAATATAATTTAACATTGAGTCCGTTTAGTCTATCTCAAACACCTAATAGAATAATATCTTACCCATCAGGGGCGAATGGTGCTGGATTAGGAGCAATTAGTAATACTACATTATTAATGGGTGGGTCTTCAATATATTCGTTAAATATTACAACAACAACCGCAACAAGTACCTTATTATTTAATTTACCATCCGGTACATTTGTTGATGGGGACATAATTTATAATCCAACAACAACACATTATTTTGTAACATATACGAATGGGGTTAATAGTTTTATTGGTGAATTCTTAAGTGATGGTACAATTTGGAACTCCAGCCAATTACCATTTACTAGTGCTTGGGGTATGTATATTGTTGGTACCACATTATATGTTACTCAGGGTACAGGTCAAGTATGGTCAATTAACCCTACAACCTTAGCGGCAACATTCGTACAAACAGTTGCTGGTGTTCCATTTATTTCAGGAGCAGCACAATCACCAAGTTGTATTACAAGTGAATTTATACAAACTCCTACTCCAACCCCAACACAAACTCCTACACCTACAAGAACGCAAACTCCAACACCAACTACCACAACTACATTAACTGCAACTCAAACTCCGACAAGGACTTCAACGCAAACTCCAACACCAACAACAACGACTACTTTGACTGCCACTCAAACACCTACAAGAACATCAACTCAAACTCCAACTCCAACTACCACAACAACATTAACTGCGACACAAACTCCAACAAGGACTCCAACGCCAACAACAACGACTACTTTGACAGCAACTCAAACTCCGACAAGGACTCCAACACCAACTACCACAACAACATTAACTGCGACACAAACTCCAACAAGGACTCCAACTCCAACTACCACAACAACATTAACTGCCACACAAACACCTACACCAACTCCAACACCGACAACGCCTGAGGTAGTTTGTGAATGTTATACATTGACTAATGAACCACCACTACCTCCTACACCGGCATTAGGTGTTACTAATTTCCAATATGTTGATTGTGACGGTGTTACTCAAAATACTGCGGCATTTGATGGTAGCCCTACTAATGTTTGTGCACGACAAGGTACTGCAGTAAGAACCGGTGGTGACCCGGGAAGTGTTTCTGTGTCAGCATATAATTGTTGTAATATACCAGTTAATTTTGGGTATAGAGTGACAGATGCAACTTGTGCATCTTCTGGTTGGTCTTTCGAAAATTTATGTATTAATGGTTCGGCAACAGATTTGTGTGATGCAACAGTGTTATATGAAGGGGATTTCGATGGAAATTGTACTTTTACTTTTGCACCTGCAGGTTATTATAAAATCACTGATAATACTAGTAGAAGATATTGGGATGGTACAACATTCCCGGCAGCTTGTTATGGATGTGGATGTCTTGTTGCTGATACAATAATAACATTATCGGATGGGTCAACCAAATTAATACAAGATATTCAAGTGAATGATGTACTTAAATCTATTGATGTATCAGGAATGCCTCAACCTGCGAATGAGTGGTACTCTTGGAGTAGTGATACATTGAATTATGTTAGTTCGACATCAACGGTTATTAATTTTACAACATACGAATTTGATTCAGTTGTTAACATTAATAATGGTAGATTAATTGCAACCGATTCTCATAACCACGTTGTTAAACAAAATGGTGTATGGTATATCAGAACAACATCAGAATTAAACGTTGGTGATGTATTGTTGGATATTGATAATACTGAATTTGAAATTACTTCATTAGTGGTAATTACAGAACCAACAACGGTATACGATGTTGATGTTAATAATAGTAACTTGTATTTTGCGAATAATGTCTTAACACATAATAAATAAAAAAAAGGGATAGTAGCGAACTTTCCCTTTTTAAGTGTTACCATTACTGATAACGGTCCTAAACGTCCTCTTTAAGAGGTGTATTTTCAGATTTTGATTTATATAACTTAAGTAGTTTTAGAGAATCTTTATAGTGTTTTTCTAACCTATCCAATTCATTTAATGAAGTTGAGGTTTCGCTAGCCTGATTATATTGTTCTTCGGCTTCTTTAATAATATTCTCAATGGTTGATAGAAGTTTCATATAATATAAATATTCGAAACACCTCTATTTATTTGTTTTTTAATAAAACTATATTTCTTTTTGTATAAAACCCATTATGTGGTTATTTATAGTAAAACAAATTTGAATGGCTTGTAAAGATTATGACATAATAATAAGTGCTCTTGATATTGCGAATGCAACAGGTAATAGTAATCCTACTCAGAATGGTACTGTGTTTGTTGATTACACTGATTGTTATGGTACACCGTTTCAACTATCATATAGTAGTGCAGGTACTTATAGTAGTGCAGTCTGTGGTGACGATTCAATTTCTTTTGTCTTTTCTTATTTTAATAATAATGTAGGAACTATTACGACTAATAGTTATGAGAATCAACAAAGTGCATGTGCAACAGTTTGTTATAATGCGGATGCGACAGTTAGTTCAACTGACTTAGCTGACGCTACCGGAAATACTGATGTTAGTAAGAATAACAAAGTTTTCTTCCAATACGTTGATTGTGATGGTAATGGTCAAACAAGTGATGGGTATGGAACCGCAGGATTTTTCCCTGATGCAGAATGTATTTCAGGTATAACAAGTACATTTGCGATATATTATAAAAACGATGTCATTAATTACACAATTTTAAGTAGTTTAATTAATAATTATACTATTTGTGTTCCGTTAACTCCGACCCCAACTCCAACACCAACAAATACATCTACACCAACACAAACTCCAACAAATACTCAGACTTCTACACCAACACAAACACCAACAAATACAGAAACACCAACTCAAACACCAACAAACACAGGAACTCCAACACAAACGCCAACAAATACTCAAACTTCTACTCCAACTCAAACACCAACAAGTACTCAAACTTCAACACCAACTCCGACACCTACCTCAACAGGTGGTTATATTGTTGAATTTCAGAGTTGTGTTAATTCATTAAATAAATTTAGATTTATTGGATTACCATCAACTTTTGGTAATGGAGACACTTATTTGATTAGTGGTGGTACTGAATTTGAGGGATGTGCGACTGTTGTACCATATACAGGTTCAGGCCCAATATATAACGGTTCAGGAGTTAGTTTTACACTTGTAGGTTTTGGTTGTGGAGACCCTATATGTCCAAGAACAAATAATATACCGGCAATTTTAACAAGTTGTGGGGATGGTTCTATTCTTTATGCAAATGTTGAAGAAGGAACTGCTTTTACTGGTGCGGTTTATTTTTATAATGGTCAATGTTATTCATTCGTTGAATTTTCAGGACCGGGTGGACCTGATTTAGGTGAGCCGGATTATAAAGATTGTTCTTCCTGTACTCCAACCCAAACGCCAACACCAACACCTCAACCAACACCAACAAACACGCCAACACCATCGACAACGCCACAAAATTGTCCAAACAATGTTTATTGTTTTAGAACAACATTATCTTCGTTATCAGGTTATAGTGGAAATTATACATCATCAGGTTCATACAATTCAAGACCGTATTACTCAGGTGATTCTATTAATACTTCATTTATTTATTATACAGGTAACTATTGGTGTTTAAGTAATAGTTTAGGAGGTTCTTGTTTATTACAAGGTGCAACACCTTGTTACTCAAGTTGTCCGGATATATCGGCTAATGATTTTACTGCGGGTATTTGTCCGTCACCAACACCATTACCAATTGATTGTACTACCTTTGATTTTAGTGCTTATTTCGATTGTAATTTTGAACCAACTCCAACACCAATTCCAATAATTGATTGTGAAAATGTTAATTTTGAAGTGACTTCTGTTGCGGTTACACCAACACCATTACCACCGGTTGATAATTGTATTGGTACTGCAGTATCATTTAGTTTAAGTGGATATACTCCTGTTGGTCCGACAGTTACTTCTACTCCAACTCAAATGCCAACTCCTGATATTCCTTCGGGAGGTCAAGTAACATTTAATATGTTAGAGGAAACATTTACGTGTGTTTCAGTTAAAGTATTAAAACTTTGTTCAGATGATAGTGTGATATATGTTAATGATGGTTTAGTTTATAATAATTTACCATTAACAACAGGAACTACATTCTTAGCATTGATAAATAATGTTCAAACATGTGTGACATATGTTAGGGATGAGTTCAACTTATCATCAAATGCTAATGTTAATTCTGTACTTAATGTTTATGGTAATTGTGCTTCTTGTGGTATTTTACCAACTCCAACACCAACATCAACATCAACTCAAACGCCAACACCAACTCAAACACAGACTCAAACACCTACACCAACAAATACGTCAACACCAACACAAACTCCTACTCAAACGTCGACTCAAACTCCCACACCAACTACAACATCAACATTAGGTACAACACCACCACCTACACCGACAAATACAGGTACTCCTACTCCAACACCTACTCAAACACCTACTCAAAACCCTTGTAATTGTATTACTTTTGTTGATTATGTGGGCAGTAGGCCTTATCAATACACTGATTGTTCGGGGGTAATTGTAACTGGTACTACACAACCTCTTGGTAATTTCCAACCCCCAAATGTGTTTAGTGTTTGTGGTAGTAACCCTTTAACTAATAATCCAAAATTCACTTTCACTATTAATGGTTTATGTAGTAATCGTGTGAACTGTGATGTAATTCCAACTCAAACACCGACTCCAACATCAACACCGACACCAACACCGACATCAAAATATGTTTATGTGTTTGAAAGTTGTGTTGCTATTAACCCTAAAATTAGTTCACAATTAACACAAATAATACAAGATTCTCCTTTATCGTTTGTAATTAATGTTGACGAGGTTTTCAAAGATAAAGATGAAATTTGTTGGAGATATGTTGGTAGATTTGGCACTAATTATATTCCACCAAGTAATGTAAATATAATAACTTATAGTGGTGATTATTTTGCGGGTGTTTCACCAACAATTTACCCTAACTGTAGTACTTGTATTGAAAGACCATTATGTGATATACCTGAAAATTTAGAGAAGTGGACACTAGTTGAAAATGTGTATGGAGGACAATTCCCGAGTATTTATTGGAACTTTAATTTGGGTGAATTATCTGACGCTTGTAATGCGTGGAATTGGTATTATGGAAATTATAATCAAATTACCGAAATTAATTATGATATTCGTTATATAGGTGTTGAAAGTTTAGCTATTGGAAATATTGCTTATGGATATAGTCCGGGAGAAGATAAATTTTATTGTCCTCCATTCCCTGCCGGGAATTATTGGTTATTAAATTATAGTACTAATTCAAATATAATTCAAAATAATCCTTCGTCTCCTGATATGACAATAATTCAGATAGATAGTCAAGGTATAATAACAAATATAACAACTTGTTATTTTCAACCATAATAATATATAACATGGCAGTACAAGTAACAATTAATAGTATAACAGGACAATCACCATTTGATATTTATATATGTCAATCAAATGGTACGGGTTGTTTTTATATATCAACAATAACGTCAACACCATATGTGTTTGACATACCTGAACCATACAATAGTTCAACATCTTATCAATTAAAAGTAATTGATTCAAATAATTGTACAATAACCGGAGTAGAAAACGTAGAATGAGTCAAGAAGTAACCATATTATCAGTAACAGCGAACACACCTGTAGATGTCTACTATTGTGATTCGTTTAGTGCGAATTGTGTTTTCGTGGATTCTGTTACAGTTTTTCCATTCACATTTGATGTTCCACCACCATACGATGGGACAAATATTGTTGTTAAAATAATTGATAATGAATTTTGTGTTGATGGTCAAGTGATTTCAATTTCACCAACTCCAACAAGTAGTGTGACACCAACCGTGACACCGACACAAACTCAAACGCCAACTAATAGTCCAACACAAACTCCAACACAAACACAAACTCCAACAAATACGCAAACTCCAACAAATACATCGACTAATACTCCAACACCAACATCCACATCTGCTAATGCGATTCATTATGTTGGTCAAAATTCGTTCACAACTTCAGGTAATGTATGTAATCAAATAATGACTATTTTACCATATTACACTTACTTAAGTGCGTCAAATAATGTACCTGTAATTGGTACAACAATTTATCAAACAAATGTTAACGGAGTTCTTTACAATCCATTAGATGGTGGTTTAAAATATTACAAAATGACTTTTGGTGGGTATTATTATGTGGTTCAAATTAACGGAAACGGGGAGATAACATCTTTTGAAATATGTTCAGGATTGGTTACACCAACACCGACAAGTACAACAACTCCAACAAATACCCCAACAAATACTTCAACACCTACAAATACGCCTACAAATACCACAACTAATACATTAACACCGACAAATACACCGACAAATACATTAACACCGACAAATACACCGACAAATACATTAACACCGACAAATACACCGACAAATACATTAACACCGACAACTACACCAACAAATACATTAACACCAACAAATACAGGTACTCCGACACCAACTCCAACATCCGCAGCAAGTGGAGTTTCAGAATATGGTTATTTATATGGGTCATATTTTACACATAATAGTGATAATTTTGTACCAAATGGGTGGAGAATTCCGGAATATCATACAAGTGGAGGTGTTCAAAGTGATGTATTTATTTTAAGAAATTATGTTGTTTCTAATAGTGGCCCATTGAAAAGTACTCGTACTTCTCCTACAATTTCACCAAGATGGTTAAGTCCAAACACAGGTGCTTCTGATTTATATGGGTTTGGTGCATTGCCGGCCGGAGTTCGATTCCCTAATGGTAATTTTATTCGTAGAGAACAAGAATTTGATATGTTATTTGGAGGTTATGATTCTACAGGTAATGTTCCTGTTCAGGGTTACTTAAGTCTCCGATATGATAATACTGTTATTAGTTGGTCGCCATCTTCATTTTTCCAAAATTATGGTGCCTCGGTTAGATTTATTAAAGAGGACCCAAATGATTGGTCGCCTGGTGACACTGTAACTGATTATGAAGGAAATGTTTATAATACGGTTAAAATTGGTACACAAGTATGGACTGTTGAAAATTGGAAATCAAGAAAATATTTTGATGGTACGGATATTCCATTGATTCAAAATAGTTCTATATGGAGTTCAACAAATACACCTGCAATGTGTTACTATGTTTAATAAAACAAATAAAAATATAATTATAGAATAAAGAATAATGGCTTGTAAGTATTATGACATAACGATAAGTGAAATAGATATTGCGGATGCAACGGGTAATACTATTTCCCCTAACTTAAATGGTAAAGTTTTTGTTAAATATACTGATTGTGATGGTATAGAACAAGAGGTGGGATATGATACTCCTGGTACTTATGTTGACGAGTTTTGTGCGAATAATGATGAACTCGTTTTAATAGGGTTTTATTCTAATAATCAACCTTTCTCCCTAACTATAAATTCAACATATAGTGAACAAGGTGATTGTTCAGTTACTTGTTTTGGGTATTTGTATAATTGGTATGCAGCAACAGATGTCAGAAATATTTCTGCAGCTGGGTGGGAAGTTCCTACAATTTCAGATTATCAAATTTTAGCGAATTATTTAGGAGCTGCTGGTAATTATGTTACAAATGTGGTTGGTGGTAAATTAAAAGAGACCGGATTAACTTATTGGAATAGTCCAAATGTAGGAGCAACTAATGAAGTTGGGTTTAACGCTATTGGAAGTGGGGTAAGAACGACTGGATTTGGACTATTAGGTACGAGTGGATATTTATGGACAAGAGATAACCCATTTCCAAGTGGGGGATATCTAGCTATGTTATCCAATTCAAATCAAAACTTTGTCTGTGCAACTGGTAATTCGTATCTTAAAAAAGATGGATATGCTTTAAGATTAAAAAAAATAACTACAACATTAGTTAATGGACAAACAGGTACTTATGTTGGGAATGATGGAAAAACATATGACACGATTTGTATTGGAACACAAGAATGGGTATCTCAAAATTTAACAGAAACTAAATATAGAGATTTAAGTGATATATCGAATGTTACCGTTCAAGCAACTTGGAGTGGGTTAACAACAGGAGCTTATTGTATTTACAACAACGACCCTGTAAATGTTAGTGGTTGCCCTCCACTACCACCAACACCGACAACACTTTGTTTTGAATATATTGGTTTAAATTACCCTAACCCGTCAGAAGTATTTTTATGTGATATTAGCTCGGCTCCATCACTTTATAATGGTAAAAATTATTGGATATTATCTGATTGTGCTCAACCAGAACAATGTAGTTATTTCGATATAGGGTTTGTTTGGTGGAATGATTTAACATCTTCGTGGTATAATAGTACAACATTAGGTGGTACAGGTATATATGAAGCTTTAAGTGAACTACAAAATCCCGGAGACTACCCTATACAAATACCAGGGGTTTATGAATGGACATTCCTACCGGCATCTTTTTGTACTTGTTGCCCATCTATTATTAATTCAAATTTAGGTTCGTGTTCTGAACCAACTCCAACACCTACTCCAACACCAACAAATACTCAAACACCAACAAATACTCAAACACCGACTAAGACACCAACCCAAACACCAACTCAAACTCAAACACCAACGAATACTGTTACATCTAGTCAAACCCCATCAACAACTCCAATTAGTTGTGGATTAGGGTTAATTAAAACAAATAGTGAATATTATTACACTGATTGTTGTGGTAATTTTATCTCAGGTTTTAACAATACCGGTGATGGATTACAAGTAAGTTTTAATTATAACTTGCCAAGAGGAGGTGTGGGTAAATTAAATGTGCCTGCGACAATTTCTTGTCCCTCACCAACTCCAACCCCGACTCAAACTGTTACACCAACAAATACTGTTACACCAACGGTAACCCCAACAAATACTACAACACCCACACCATCAATTACACCATCGATTACTCCGTCAAACAGCCCGGTTGCGAGAATTCAAAATAGTTGTGATGTTATTACTTTATTTGATATGGGTATTTCATGTAATGTGATACAAAATCCTTCTAGTCCTACTTCATTAGATGGTATTATTTCGGTAAATGTAACAGGAGGAACCGCTCCTTATTCATATTATTGGAACGGAAATGCGGGACCTCAAACGTTATTCGGAGTTACTCAAGGTGACTATGAGATTTTTGTTACAGATTTTTCTTGGCCTGATGGTGGTCCTGATTTTACTGCTTCAACAATATGTTCATTAGTTGGACCAACACCAACACAAACTCCAACAATGACACCAACACCAACTAGTACACGACCAATTCAATGTGTTGAGTTGTGTATGATTATCACCGATTCACTAAGGGGTACTACTATATTAGGACCTATTCAATTTGAATGTTACGGATATAAAAATGGTCAATTTACTTGGTTTGGTGAATGGAATGGTAAACCATTATATATAATATGGAATCCAACAAACAATAAATGGGAAGTATATTCAGATTCTCAAGGTAACCAATTATTCAATTTAGGTAGTACAAGTTTATCAAATTACGGAACTATTATTGCAAGTACTAGTACGAGTGCGATTCCTGTATCAGCATGGAATCTTTATGGGGAAGAAAGTAATGGTAATGTGACAGTAACTACAGGTTCTTGTCCAGAATACTCACCACTATCATTAAATTTATTAGCAACAAATAATAGTTGTTTAAATATGGTAAATTGTGATGGTTCAATTACTGCCAATGCTCAAGGTGGGTTAGCACCATATTATTATTCGATAAATGGTGGAATTACAACTCAAGAAAGTCCTTCATTTAATAATTTATGTCCAAATGATTATGAGGTTACGGTTTATGATTCTGCAGGGGGTCAACAATCAAGTGTTGCCAATGTTGGATATAATGGTAGTCCGGTTACTTACCAACTTTCAATAACTAATTCTGGTTCACCCGTTTCATCTACCGTACCTAATGTTTCAAATAATTTAACTCAAAGTTATAAAATCGTGTCAGTACCTCCAATACCTGTTGGGTTAACGATATCATTTAATTTGTCAATATCAAATACTAAGATATATCAAGGACCTGGTAATGGAACAATTGACAATACATTAATTATTACTAAAAATGGTACGGAACAAACACCAACATTTGTTTCAAATGTACCTGTTATTGGTAATAGACCAAATTGTTCACCGAACATTGAAACAGGGATTACTCAAACGAATAGTGTTATATTAACAATGTCATATAATGATGAAATTGAAATAACTGAAAATTCTAATTTAATCCTAACAAATCCGAACGGGGGAGACAATAGATGTACAACAACATTAACCCAAACTATTTCGGCTAACATAACACAAACTGAGTCTGTTGGTAATGAGTGTTCTACCGCAGTTGGAGGTTCAAGAACTTTATTGGAGAATACAATAACTTATTTACCTACAACTTTACAAACATGGAATCCTACGGATATTGTTTGTAATTTCCAAAGTGTAAATTTTACCTCAATAAAGGGTAGTGGTGAAGCTATGCCAACTACAGTGTATGTTCCGGTAGACGGAACTAGAATGTACTTACCTATGTATGGTACTAAAAAAATTAACCAATATAGTTTATCTGTTCCCCATAATATAAATTCAACAATTACTTTTATAAATTCTGGACCTATTTTACCATACTATTTTAATGGAATGCAGATGAGTACTGACGGAACTAAAGTTTTTGTATTTGGTAATGCGTACGAGGCGGTAATTAGAGAATACACATTATCGGTTCCGTGGGATATTACCACTATGTCAACGAGTGTTAATGCAAGTTTAACTTATCCAATACCAGGCTCAAGTACTGCACTTGTAGGAAGAACTCCATCTTTTAATCGAGACGGAACTAAAATTTATGCAACTTACTATATAAATTTTGGTGGTCCTAATCCTAATATCGCAGCAGATATAGTTTGGGAATTATCGACACCATACTCATTATCAAGTGCTGGTACACCTATAACTAGTAACATTACATCCTCTATTTCGACAATAACAGGTAACATGTATTTTGAAAACGGGACTGATAAGTATTTTACTGCTGTAGGTAATGGATTACCTCAAGTTGCAGTATTTGAGAACGGAATAACTAATAATGATTTATATGGGGTGAACAATGAATGTCTTTTTGTTAGTCCTGATTGTCAAGATAATATTCACATCTATGACTCTTTAAGAAGTTCTGGCTCACCATTTGTATGGACTTTAAGACAAAGTAAAACAGGGTTACTGTAATAAAAAAAAAATAAAGAAAAACTATTTATAACCAATGGCTTATATAATTAAAAATACTTCGGGACTAATTAACACAAGATTAACTGATGTGGGTAGAAGATACTTATCTCAGGGAAATTTCAATATTGCCTATTTTCAAATAGGGGATAGTGAGGTTAGTTATACTGCGGTTCCGAATTACAATCAGACTAATAATAATATTTTGATGCCGGCATTCAATGCTCAAAATGATACAGGTTCGCCTCAGAATAATAAACAAAATATTAAATATCCGTATTTTGTTCAGGGTAGTGCAGGTAATACATATGGTATTCCATATATGGATAGTGATTTTCAGTCGGTTTATAATTCTGCTGGTGTAAAAGGGTTTTTTATGACAGGGGGAACTCAAGGAAATTGGGATGTTCAAACAAGTTCTGCATATACTATCACATCAAACTATCAAGTTGATATGCAAACTTTGACGGGTCAAACACAAATTGATATAAATTTAGACCCAATAATTTGTTCTCCAACAACAGGTACACCGGCAATAAATGATTTTGTTACGATTATCTATGATGGTAATGGTGGTTGTGGTAATGTTGGAACCTATTCGATATTAACATATAAGATACAGGATTTAAATCCATCGACAGGGACTACAGGAACAACTACTTGGACATTAACATTAGACAGGTCAGTTCCTGATTATACCGGTAAAGTATTAGGTGGTGAAATGGGTAGAGTTTTAATTTATCCTTCAGGAATGACAGAACTTTATGACACAATAACACCGGCACCTTATTGGGATATAGATACAATTAACTTTGAATCTCCTTGTGATATATCAAAACGAGAAAACACTGTGGTTTGGAATATGAATATTCCATGGACTGAAAATCCTGCAGGTTTGATGTTTGGGTATGAGGGATATTCGAACTATGGTTCTGTAGGTTATATTGGAACTAAAGAATATTTGGGTTATAACGAGCCAAGTGGTCAAACTGACACCAGTAAAGTTTATTATTACAATTCATACGATGAGGAGATTGTTGTTAAACCACAAGACCAAAAAGTAATATCAATTATCCATTACACCAATCAAGATATTGATAATGTGTATGGTGAGAAATTTGCGACAGTTCCATATGACCCTCAAACTCCAACTGATAATACTGGTTTAGCAAGACATTTTAAACTTACAATGCCAACATTGATGTGGCATAAATCATCAGGAACAAGTATTGGTGAAACATTTTGGATTGACCCTCCTGGTTATGATGATAAGAAATTATGTACTCCATACTATATTAAGTCAAGAAAAAATATTGATATGAATGACCCGGGTATTAGATATTTCCATTTATGGGATACAAATCCGGATAGCAATGGTAATTTAAATAGAATTGGTAAAGTATTCCCCGACCAAGAAATAATTATTATTGATGACGAGGAAGTTGTTGCATCTATGTCGTATAAATCAAATAGAAATTGGACATTACCTGCACCGAGATTATCTTTAATTTCTCCAAATATATGTGAACCAAATAGTTCAACATCTACAGGTATTTTTACAACACCAACACAAAGCATGTGGATTACATATCGATTTGATTCAACAGGTTTTACTGATTCATTACATTGTAACTATTATTCATTTATAAGTGCTAGTTCAGCGGCAACACAAACTAATAGTGATAATATTGCGGTTAAGTTTGGCCCTGAATTTAAATTTTTGAATCAACCTTTAAATACATATACAAGTGCTGATTTAAGTGGTTATTCTGCAAACTCTATGAAATTATTAGTTCAAATTGTTGAGGGAACTAATCGACCTATTTCAACGGCTTGGAAAGAAATTGATGTGACTTCTGAGATTAGTGGTTCATCTATAAATGGTTATATTACTATGAGTGGTATTACGGGAACTACATTCCAAATTAATCAACAAACGTATGATAATGCAGTACCATATAACTTGGGAACTTATATTGATTTACCACAGAATGGTCAATCAGAATATTTGAATTTTGGTGACGAGTATTATTTTTATGGTAATTTGGAGACGGACATATCCGCTACCATTTATGAAATGAAATATCTTGTGAATTTAGGTCGAAACCAATTTACAAATACATCAAATCCAACATGGATGTCAGGAACTACCTCATATGTTACCGAAATTGGCCTTTACAACTCACAAAAAGACCTTATGGTTGTATCTAAGCTACAATCACCTGAATTACGACAGGGTATTCAACAATTTGTGGTTAAATTAGATTTCTAAATATGGCAAAAAACATGAGGAAGGATTCCCCAAAAGTATTGGGGCTTGACGTGTCAACCAAAACAATTGGTTGGTCGTTATTTGATATTCAAAGTAAAGAATTATTGGAATTAACCCACATATCACCGGTTCCAAAACCTAAAGTGGAAGATAAAATTGAGGAATTAATTCTTAAAAGTAATATCTTTAGACAAAAGTTAGAAAGTTATGCTGGTATGGGTATTAAATATGTGGTTATTGAAGAACCATTATTAAACTCAAACAATGTATACACCGTTGGAACATTAATGAGGTTTAATACCTTAGTATGTAAAGAGGTTTATGATATTTTAGGTGTGGTACCTCATTTCATTTCAACTTATAATTCAAGAAAATTTGCATTCCCGGAATTAGTACAAGAGAACGATAAAGGTAAATTTGTTCTTTTTGGTGGATTACCAAAAACTATCGACAAAAAGAATATCATATGGGATTTAGTTGCAAAAAGAGAACCTCAAATCACTTGGCAATACACTAAGAATAGTACATTGAAAAAAGAAAATTTTGATATGACAGATGCTTATACTTGTGCATTAGGTTATATGAAAATGAAAGAAATTTGGTAGATTAGAAAAAATGTTATAACTTTGCTTAACAAATTAAAGTTAAGGTAATGGTTAGGAAAGACATTGACACTAAAAATCTTCGAAAAACAATTTTAAAATTTTCAAAAGACATCCCTACAGTTGGAGAACGACATAGGGGTGTCTTTTCTATTACAGGATATAGAGTTTATAATAGTTCACCAAGTACCGGTTACGTTGAGATTGATGTGATGTTTAAAGGTGAAATAAAGGCGGGTCTTTCATCTATTCGTCCTAACGAATGGTTTGGTTCGGATGTTAAAAACAATGACCGTTATCATATTTCACGGGTTAGACTTGGTAGATTCTTAAGAAGTCAGTTACTTAAAGATATTAATAACCACATGGGATATTTTGATGTTAAAATTAAATATGTAAACTCAATAAAAACAATAAAATGGATATAGCTTTTTTTATAATTTGGGGTATTGCAACCCTATGGTGTATTTTAATAATACCAATCGGTAATAAAATTGAAAAACTTGATGATAGTAGTCGTTTGAAACAATGGTGGAAAAAACATATTGCGGATTGGGACTTTTATGATAAATCAAAATAATTTCTTATACTTAGAGAATGGATGAAGAAGTTGAAGTATTAGTTGATTTACTTACCGATGTATTAGGTGACCCTAAAAATCATTACGAGTCAAAAGCTCAAATTTCTTTTGACTGCCCTGTTTGTGCGAATGAAAAAGGGTTAGACAAGGGTGATGGGAAAGGTAACTTGGAGATTAATTATAGTAAACACGTTTATAAATGTTGGGTTTGCGGTGAATCAGAGGGAACACAAGGACCATTAGGTCGATTGTTTGATAAACACGGGACGAAAGAACAGAAAAAAGTTTATAACTTAATAAAACCTGAGGAGTTAAAAATTCAAGAATCTAAGAAAAATCAATTAAAACTTCCTGAGGGTTACACTCAATTTAAAGATTCTAATCCAAGGTTTATACCACATGCTGAAGCTTATCGATATTTAAAATCTCGAGGTATTACGGATGAGATTATTGAGAAATACCAAATAGGATATACCGTGAGTGGTGAATTTGCTTATAGGGTTATCGTACCATCGTTTGATAAAAACAATAGGTTAAATTATTTTATCGCTCGTTCATGGGTTCCAAATAAGATGAAATATAAAAACCCTACGGCTGCTAAAGATGAAATCATATTCAACGAAAGTAGGATAGATTGGTTTAAAGATGTTTATTTGGTTGAAGGGGCGTTTGATGGGTTCTTCTTAGATAATTCAATTGCGATGTTAGGTAAGAAAATGAGTTCATTATTATTCGAGACTCTATATGAAAATGCGTTAGGTAAGATTATTATTTGTTTAGATGAAGATGCTTGGGATGATGCATTAAAATTGTATCATGAATTAAATGGGGGTAGATTATACAATAAGATTAAAATAATTAAACCACCCAAAGATATGGACGTTGCGGACTTGAAAGGTCAGATTGACGAATACTATTACGAAATAAAATAATAAAAAAATATGATAGAATTAAAAACTATTGCACAAGAAATACGAGAACTAATTAGTCAAAGACAACAAGAATTAGGACTTACCTTTGAAGAGGATAATCACATCTATACCATGAATGGGAGGAATGATTATCCTTCTGTGTCTAAAGTATTGAAGAAATTTTATACAGAGTTCCCAACGGAGCAAGCAGCGTATAATAAAGCTAAGGGTGACCCACAAAAACAACAAGAATTGATTGAGGAGTGGGCGGCAGCCGGAACCTACTCAACCAATATGGGTAGTAGAGTTCACTTTGTCCTTGAAAAAGAAGTTATTGACCGAAATGGGTCTTACAAAGAAGTTAGACAACCGGTTTTTGAATGTGATAATACACAGATATTCAAGGGGGATAATATGATTACTGCCGGTAAAAACTTCCTTAACTTAATGGAACAACGAGGTGCGGTTCTACTTGATACTGAGATGGTATTGGGTGACCCGGAACTTGGATACACCGGACAACCCGATAAGGTATGGTTGATTATGAACATTCATCAAAATGAGTTTGGTTTGGTAATTACCGATTGGAAAACAAACAAACCAAAGAACTTCTTGGAAACAAGATATACCAAAAGAATGTTGGAACCATATCAAAATCAACCTGATATTGCATTAGGTCACTACTTCGTCCAATTACCTTTATATGGAAAATTACTTATAAAAATGTTACAAGGAACCAAATATGAAAACATTAAATTGTATGGTTGTATTGTAACACACTTGAAAGAGAATGCCGAGTTTGATGAATATCGAGTACCAAAAGAGGTTATCACAACAACTTTGGAAATGGATATGAAAAAATATTTGGCCAAGTAAAAAACTTTATTTACCTTTGTCGTCAATATAAACCAAACAATATGTCAAAAATTGATGATTTAAAAGTTAAGTATGTCAGTTTAAAACCTGATACTTTTACCCGATTAGTTAACGGAGACGAAACTCCGACAAAAAAATATGCGGAATTTTTATTAAAGGCTTGGAGTAATAGGTCCAATAATGGGTGTGTTAGAACAATAGATAACTTGATTGATTTAGTTAAGAGATTCGATAGTCTTTTACCGTATATCAGTGAGAAAGACATTTACCATAAAAGTTATTATAACATTAACTTGTTAAAAAATGTTGTAACTCGTGCTGAAGAAGAAAAAGATGTGAAGTCCTTTGATAGAGATGACCATGTTGAAGTTTTATATGAAGATGATGAAACTCTTTTTGTTATTCCAAAAACTCATAGAGGTTCATTAAAATATGGTGCGAATACAAGATGGTGTACTGCGTCAAAAAACAATCCTGCGACGTTTAACAATTATACGAGAAATGCCTTACTTGCTTATTTAATTGATAAAACAGATAAAACGACTCCTCAATATCGAAAGTTGGCGTTTTATTCTAATTGGAATAACGTTGGGATAACAAGTGCAATTGAAATTTATAATACATCAGACAGTACTTGTCAAGATAAGTTAATTACGAGTGGTGGTTGGGGTGATGAGACACTTCTTAAAATGGTAACCATTTATAGGTTGAAGTTTGTTACTTATAAAAAAATCAAACAATCTATAGATAATGTTAGCTCATTTGGGAATACCTTAAAAAAGTTAGATTTTGATTTATTAAAAGATAGCTTGGAAAAACTTGAACAATCGGTAGAACCTTCGTATATTTCTAATCTAAAGGAGAACATTGATAGTTTCCTTGAAAAACTTAATACAAAACAATATGGAATTACAGCAACCAAAGATTAATTTAAAAGAGTGTCCTACGATAAAATGTGACTCATGTGATGGAATTTACTTTAGAGAGGTTATCTACCTAAAGAGAGTCCCTAAACTAATGACCGGGTCACCTGAAGACACAACCGTACCATTCCCGATTTACAAATGTGAATCTTGTGGACACGTAAACAAAGGGTTCAACCCATTTGAAGAAGAAGAAAAAACTTTAATTAAAGACTAATGATAAACAGATTAGTACATTTTTCTGATTTACACGTCAGGTTATTCAAGGACCACGATTTATATCGTGGAATCCTTGAATCTGCCTTAAGTGAATGGAAAACATTACAACCGGACCGAATTGTGTTCACTGGTGACTTGGTTCATTCCAAGAACCAAATGACACCTGAATTGGTTGAGTTCGTCGCTTGGATATTAACGGAATGTTCCAAGATAGCCAAAACTATTGTTATTATTGGGAATCACGATTTTCTTGAAAACAATAATGCGAGATTGGATGCGTTAACACCAATCATTGATTCACTAAAGAACGATAACATTGTTTATTTAAAGAATCGTGGGGTTTATCCTGATGATAACGTGAATTGGTGTGTTTATTCTTTAATGGAACATAACATTCCACCAGACATTAACAAATCAGAGAACAAGAATATTGGGTTATTCCACGGACCTATTCAAGGTTTATACACCGACATTGGATTTAAATTTGAAGATGGGTTTGAGGTGAGTAAGTTTGATGGGTGTGACCTTGTATTATGTGGTGATATCCACAAGAGACAAGTGTTTGATATCCCGGGTGGAAAGAAAGCGTATATGATTGGTTCAACCATTCAACAAAACTTTGGTGAGACCGTGAATAAACATGGATACGGGGTTTATGAGATTGATAAAGACCAATATGACTTTGTTGACCTGCCTAATCCAAAACCATTCTTATCGTTCCGTATGGACTCATTCGATTGTATTGAAAAGGGTACGGAAAAACTTGTAAATGGAGGAAAATAATGAATATCAATATTGAACTAACCTCTAAAGAACACAAGGACTTATTAAGTTATTGTAAACTCAACAATTTCGAACCTGAAACGATATTGAAGAGTTCTTATTTGGAGGGGTTCAAAATTGAAAAGTATGGACTATTGTCAGGTTCAGGGAATGTTATTGAGAAAGAAGTTATCAAAGAAGTTATCAAATACGTTGAGGTTCCTGTTGTTGAAGAAAAAGAAGTTGTCAAAATCGAATATGTTGATGTTGAGAAACTTGTTGAAGTGGTAAAAGAGGTTCCGGTAGAAAAGATAGTTGAGGTAATTAAAGAAGTTCCCGTTGACAGGGTGGTTGAGAAGATTGTTGAGGTGACCAAAGAGGTTCCCGTTGAGAGAGTGGTGATTCAAGAAGTCATCAAAGAAGTGCCAATTGAGAAAGTTGTTGAAAAGATTGTTAAAGTCTCAGATGATACTCAAGTTAATGAACTGTTGTTAAAAATACAACAGTTGGAAAATCAACCACCCAAAATAGTCGAAACAATTAAGGAAGTGATTAAAGAAGTTCCGGTTGAGATAATCAAAGAAGTTGAAGTAATCAAAGAAGTTGAAGTGGTTAAAGAGGTTATTGTTGAAAAAGAGACATCCGACAATAAATTAAAACCTAAATTGGATGCTCTCCAAAACACAGTTCAAAAATTAAAACTTGATAATATCGAAAAAGATAAGTTGATTAAGGAATACGAGAAGACTATCCAAGATATACAAAAGTTTAATGAAGGGACTAAAGCAATGTATTTAAAAGGTTCAAATTTGGACGATAAACTTTATAATAAATAAAATATGATAACACAATTATTACTTTGGATGGTAATGGCTTATGGAATGACAAACATCCTTGTTTACGGAAGTATCTTTAATGGTACTCGAAAATTTATAAAAGAAATGGGGGATGATAAAGTAATGCCCTTTAACGGATTCTTCAATTTTGTCTCAGGAATAGTAACCTGTATGATGTGCTGTTCAACTTGGGTTGGATTCTTTCTTGGATTTTTTGTATATTCTCCGGTACACGAGATGTTAGGAATTTCAAGTTGGGGTTCATGGTTCTTTGATGGTATGTTAGCGTCAGGTGCGGTATGGGCAATCAATGCAATCGTGGAATGGTACGAAGAAAACCGAAAATAAAAATTAACTAAATAAATACAATTATGCCAACATCTAAAAAAAGAGGAGGAACTAAATCTCACGCAAAGAAAGTACAACAAAGAAATCAGACTATTAAAAGTCAAAAAAATGCTTTCCAAAAAATCATGACTCAACAAATGGAAGAGTTTAAACAAAAATATGAGGAAGCTCAAAGACAAAGTGGATTAACAGAAAATACTGAGATTGTTACTCAATAATAAACTATGGATTTATTTAATCCGCCACCAATTTTTAATTTAAAAGAAATGCAACACAATTTAGATGTGGATACATTAGATAATCCCTACATTCAAGTCGTTTGGGAAGATACCCCGGAAAATTTTACTCAAGAGAGGATTAAGTCGGCAAAACAATACTTTAGCAAAAAGTATAACTCAACCAATGTTAATGTAATCACGAAGGTTAAAACTACCGAAGATACTCAACAAACTATTGATGTATCCGTGAATATCATGGACAAGAACTATCAAAAGGAACTTATCAAGTCATTACTTGAGAGTAAGGGTCAAGAACAATACTTAGACCAAGTAATGGGTATTGATGGGATGGTTGAGAACCGAATGGCGGCCAACGAGGTTGAGGTAACTCCATTTAAGAAATGGTATATTAAAAAAATAGAATTTAGTAATTTCCTATCTTATGGAGAGAATCAAGTGATTGATTTTGATAAGTGTGAGGGAATTACCGTAGTTGAATCTGACCCACCAAACTTTGGGGGTAAGACGGTTCTAACCGTGGATTTACTATTGTTCTTATTCTTCAACACGACAACCAAGACACAGAAGGCTGAAGAAATCTTTAATAGGTTTACTGACAAGAATAAAGTTAGTGTTCGAGGGGACATTCTTATTGATGGTGAGGAGTATATCATTGCTCGTCAAATTGAGAGAAAGATGTCTAAAGCTGGTGAATGGAATGTGAAGACAGAGTTGGAGTTCTTTAAGAAACTAGCTGACGGTCAATTACAGAATTTTACCGGTGAACAAAGAAGAGAAACCGAGGCGTTCATGAAAAGGTCTATTGGAACAATGGATGACTTCTTGATGACCATCTTAACTACCGCATCTAACTTGGAGGACTTATTGGAATCAAAACCAACCGCAAGAGGTCAAGTATTATCAAGATTCTTAGGTTTAGAGTTCTTAAAGAAGAAAGAAGAAACAGGAAAAGAAATCTATTCTGAGTTCTCAAAAAGTATGATATCTAATGTCTATAACACGGAGACATTAAAACAAGATAATGAATCCTCAACAACTGAAATTGAAAGATTGAAAGGTGAGATTAAAACCGCAACCGAAAGTATTGATGAGGTAGATAATTCATTAAAGAAAGGACAAGAATATAAGGATGGGTTGTTAAACTCAAAACATAGTGATTTAAGTCAAGAACTTATTATCTTGGACCCGGTTAAACTACAAGGAGACATTAATAGTCATGTGTTAACTAGTAAAACAATTCAATCACAAATAGATGCCGTTAAGATTGTTGAACCAAGTGGGTTTTATCATGAGGATAAACACGATGGTGTTAAAGAATTACTAACTAACCATAAAATTCTATTGGGAAATACAAACCATAAGGTTAGTGAGATTGAGTTAATGGTTAAGAAGTATGGGGATGGTATCGAATGTGAACATTGTGGTATTAAGTTAATGGATGCATCAATCACCAAAAAGAAAATCGGTGAACTTGATGGACTGAAAGAAGAAGTTAAAATTCATAATAATTTAATTGAGGAATTAGATAAAGAAGAAAAGACCTACGTCCAACTGAAAAAAGAATTTGATGAGTACGAGAGAAACAAACTTATCAAAGAGAAACACGAGGTGTCCTTGGAATCAAACGAGTTGAAATTAGAGGCGTTAAAGTTGAAATTGAAACGATATGAGGAAGTTCAAGATAAGATTAAACAGAATAACGATATTGATGCTAAGTTGATTAAAGCAAATCTTCGTATTGATGAATTGATTAGTCAAAAGAGAGGGTACGAGAGAATTCAAAGTACCAACCAAAATCAAATTGAAAACCTATTAGCTCGTATTGAAAAGAACAATGGTCTTGTATTGAAGATTGCTGAGGAGTTCGAGAAAGAAAAAATCTATAAAATCTACAATGAGATTTATGGAAAGAATGGTATTAGTAAGATTATTATGAAGACCATGATGCCAGTGATTAACGCAGAACTTCAAAGGTTACTTCAGGATTCTTGTTTATTTAACTTGGAAATTCGAATCAATGATAAGAACGAGGTTGATTTTATTATGATTGATAACTCAACCGGAATTGAAAGACCAATTACATCAGGGTCAGGTTATGAGAAGACAGTTGGGGCACTTGCCATCAGAGCGGTGTTATCTAAAGTGTGTTCACTACCAAAACCACAATTGTCAGTTTACGATGAGGTTTGGGGTAAAGTTGCGAATGATAATCTTGATATGGTTGGAGAATTTTTTGATAAATTAAAAACCTACTTTGAAAAGATATTTGTAATTTCGCACAATCCAATGATATCAAATTGGGCAAATACGGTTGTAAAGATAACAAAAACAGATAATGTTTCAAAAGTCTCTCAATAATTAATTGTAATATTAGACACATGAAAAAATTAGGGTATCATGGGATGGAACCACAACAAGCTTCCTTAAAAAAAAAAGAGGGTCACAACAGAGAACATATAAGATTGTCTCAGTTAGGTGAAGGTGCTGAAATTGTGAAAGGTAATGGTAAAGTTGATATTATCAGACCCGATGGAAAAAAAGAATCGGTTAAAGGGGGTAATAGAACCCAATGGGCTTTGTATTCTGAAGAAAGAATTAATGAATCTAAATTATCTGATAAAGGTAAGGTTGCTTTCTCAAATTGGATTAATTTTTTACCTAAGAATAAAGAAGAATATCTTAAAAACCCCAAACATTTTAGTCAAAATACAAATGTTACTGATTTATATAATGTATTTAAGGATAACCCGATGGAGTTAATTAAATATTTTTGTGGTTATGATGATATTGACTATTATGTTTTAATGGATAAAAGAGATAACACCCAAATGGTGATAAATAAAAATGAATTTTTTGATAAAATTGAAAAATCAATAAAACGAGTTTACACAACTCCGGGTGGTAAATTATCAATTGCTGGAGGAAATAAAGATGTATTATTGTTTGAGTTAGAATTAAGAAAAGGTAAAAATTCTCATAGAGGGGTTTTATTTGTTTCTACCTTAAAACAGATAATTGATTTGTTTAAATAATAGGTTATAATTATAAATATGAAAACACCAATAAGGTATGCCGGGGGTAAATCAAGGGCAATTAAACATATTACCCCATATGTTACAAATGTAGATAAAATAGTCTCACCATTTTTGGGTGGGGGTTCATTAGAAGTTTATTGGGCTTCTCTTGGTAAAAAAGTTATTGGGTACGATTTATTTGACGTATTAGTTAATTTTTGGAATGTTCTATTAAATAACAAAGATGAGTTAGTTGAGAAACTAAAAGAGATTTCTCCAACATCAGAAGAGTATTCACGAATTAAAGAAATTTTAATGAAGTGGGATAATACACAAGAAATGTTGAAAGATTGGAAAACAGACCATTATAAACGAGATGAAGTTATTAATTTAGATAAAATAACTGCGGCAGCTTATTATTATTTTAATCATAATACATCGTATGGACCGGGTTATTTAGGGTGGGGTTCATCGGTCTATTTGACTGAAAAAAAATGGAATGACATGATAGATAAAATATCAAAATTTGAATTACCTAATTTGTCAGTAGAACAAGGTAGTTTTGAAGAAGTGATTCCAAAACATAATGAAGATTTTCTTTATCTTGACCCACCATATTATCTTGAAAAAGATTCGGATAATAAAATGTTTACAGGAATTTATCCTATGAGAAACATACCTATACATCATGATGGGTTTGACCATGAATTATTAAGGGATTTACTTAAAAAACATAAAGGAGGGTTTATATTATCTTATAACAATTGTGAAACAATTAGAGAATATTATAAAGAATTTGAGTTTCATTATCCATCTTGGAATTATTCCATGGGTAATGGTGAAAAACGAATAGGTAAAAATAGAACAGAGGCGGGAATAACTAATTCAAAAGATTCTCACGAAATTTTAATAGTGAAACGATAACAATTTGTTTTTAAAATATGAAACAATTAAACTATAACAGGAAAGGGGAGTTTCATACTCCCCTAACTTATTGGCAAACCGATGATAAGACTAATATTGCTATTTATCAGGGTGTTAGAGGAGAAAACCCGGAACTTGATTTTATTGTAAAATACAAAGAAGAAGGTAAAAGATTGAGAACACCATCACATACACATTGGATTGTTGATTTATTGGTTAAGGCGGAACACGATAAGAAATTATTATTATCTTATGTTAATAACTTAATTTTAATTTATGAAAACTCAGTTCCATTCAACTCAATTGAAGAAAGAAATTCTTACGAATTAAAACACAATAATGTGATGGATTTAAGGTATAATGAGTTGAACGGATGTGGATATTATTCAATTTCAACATTAACCGCTTTCATTGAGTTATTTTCAATATGTGAGAAACAAACTACAAATGCATTCATGTTCAAAGGGTTACTTGAAATGGTGAAAGAATATTGTGAAGGTAAAAAAGATTTTTACCAAATTGTTGGGTATTCCAAAAGAGTTTAATTACCTTTGTAAAATAATTTTAATAAAATAAATATGAATTACTACTTATTGTCAGTTACTAACGATTTTGCATCAGACGGTTTATGTAAAGAAATTGCAATATCACTTAGTCCTATTGTCGATTCACCAAACTTAAAGTTCCATTACACTCGTAACCAAATTATATTTTCTTTTGGAGCGGAAACTGAAAAAAGTGAAATTTATGAATACATTACCGGAGTCCTATATGGTCTTGTTGAAATTTTTGTTTTAACAGAAATCGTGGATGACTATTCAGTATCTTTACCTAAAGACATTAAAGACCATCTTTTTGATTTAGAAAATGTTGGGGAAAATGTAACAATGAAGTTGGATATGGAACGAATAAAGAAAAACTTAGATTTTTCCTACGAAGATGAAGATGACGACGATGATGATGAAAATGATATTATGTCATTGATACTAAAAGATAAACACACCACCCCTAACCCTACCTTAGACCAAATATTAGACAAGTTATACTCTGAGGGAATGGATTCCTTGAGTTCAAAAGAAAAAACTATATTAGAAACTTACAGTCAAAACTAAATTATGAAGGAAAAAGCGGGAATGCCAATTAATCAAGAGGAGATTAGCCATTATTTGAAAGATATTAGAAAAATAAGGGTAATGACCCCTGAGAGGGAAAGAGAGTTATCCGAATTAATCTTAAGTGGTAATTTAACTGAGATTGAAAAACAAAAAATAAATAAAGAGTTATTAGAAGGTAATTTAAGATTTGTAATTACGGTTGCCAAACAATATCAGAATCAAGGATTAGATTTTCCGGACTTGGTTGCCGAGGGGAATCTTGGTCTTATGAAGGCAATTGAAAATTTTGATTGGTCTAAAAAATTAAGATTTATTTCTTACGCTGTTTGGTGGGTTAGACAATCAATTTTACAATCATTAAATGAAAACGCTCGAACCATTCGTCTTCCGGTTAATGTGGTTCAAGAACTTCAAAAAGCAAAAAAAGAATTAGAAAAAGTTGGTGTTGATATGCCGGACAAATTTGCTAATTTACCTTATACTATTAATTTGGACAATCCATTAAATGATGAAGGGGATACATTGGTGGATATTTTAAATAACCCTAATGCGGAATTACCTGACGCTGGTTTATCTACTGAGGACACACTAAAGGATAAATTGATTAGTATGTTAGATGTCTTGGATGATAGAGAAAAAATGATTATTCAAGATTATTTTGGATTATCAGGGTCAACTAGAACCTTGGAAGATATTGGGAACGACTTTACTTTAACTAAAGAAAGAGTTCGACAGATTAAAGAAAAGGCGTTGAGAAAATTAAGAAATGAGACGGCTAGTCTATTTGAATATTTATAAAAATGAATTAAAGGGTGTATTTATGTAATACACCTTTTATATTTAAAGATAAATCTAAAAAAATACATATGAAAAATTTTATTCAAAAAAACTTTATTGTAATCGTTTTGGTAATTTCATTACTGACCTTTTTTAAAGGGTGCGGTGATTCAAGAGAATTATCTAAATTAAGAAAAGAAGTTGAAACTATTAAGGATTCTACTTACACTAAGAAAGAATTAAATATCGAACTAAAAATTATGGGATTAGAGGCAGAAAAGAGAATGATTCAAGCTACTGACCGTAAATTATTGGATGTTCAAAGACAAACTCAAATCGAGGAAGAGATAAAAAAATTAAAATCAATTAAATAATGAATTGGTTCCAAAGAAATTTTAAAAAGATAATTTATACGGCCTTTTTGGTTCCGATATTATCGGTTGCGTTTGTATCTATTTCACACGTAACAACATGGTATGGATTATCTAATCCATTTAGTTGGGCGATATATTTGTCGATTGGTGTTGAAATTGCTGCTTTATCTGCTCTTGCAGCCATATCGGCTCAGATGGGTAAGAAAGTTTATTTTCCATTTGGAATTGTTACTTTAATTCAGTTTATTGGTAATATCTTTTTTGCTTACCAGTATATTGATATTACGTCACAATCATTTAAAGATTGGATGGATTTGGTTGACCCAATTGTTAGTTATTTGGGTGTTGAATCCGGAGACCCTATTGGTCATAAAAGATTTTTAGCGTTATTTTCAGGAGGTATGTTACCAATAATCTCTTTATCATTTTTACATATGTTAGTTAAATTTGAAGAGGATGAAAATAAATCAGTATCTTCAGAAATACCAGGAGAAATCAATATTGAGGAGTTAAGTACTACAATTGGTAGACAAGAGGCAGAAATTGATAAGGAGAAATATACTCCAACACAAGAAGAAATTGACGCTCTTGAAAACGAATTAAAAAAGTTAACCGAACAAAAATTTGGAGAGATTGAAGGACCAACAGGAAATAATGGACCGGATGACTCATCTCTTAATGAGGTTGAGGAGATTAAAAGATTAAATTACACAAGACGGGATGCTTAACATACTAAAATTTGGAAATTTCAAACCGAAAGGGAAACAAAAAAGAAAAAAACAAATAATATTATGTCACACTTCAAGGGAGGTTCAAGAATACTTGACCTCCCTTAAACATAGGTACAATGGTCAATATGATAAGATACCTAACTACATCATCACCCGAAAAGGGGAGATTCTTCAACTATTAGAAGATAATACCTATTCAAATTACTTGGATGATGAATACACAAACAAAAATTCAATTATTATTTCTTTGGAGAATTTAGGGTGGTTGGAAAAGAAACCACTAACAAACTATTATATTAACTGGAAAGGAAGTATTTATAATGAGAAGGCATATGAAAAGAAATGGAGAGATTTCTTTTTTTGGCAACCTTACACATCAATTCAGATTGAGATGGCAGCTGAATTGTGTAATTATTTATCAGATGCTCTTAATATTAATAAAAGATGTATTGGACATAATACAAGATTTGCCGGAGTGTCTAACTATGAAGGGATTGTTAGTAAAAGTAATTACGACTCTTCTTTTACAGATTTAAACCCATCATTTAATTTTGAAGAATTTAAAAAATATTTAGAAAATGAACAATTTACATAACGAAAGGTATGATGAAATTAAATCTTTGTTACAAAAATCAAGAATGATTATGGAACAAAGTACTCAAATAAATGTTGCAAAAGACGTTGAAAAAAGAATTGAACAAGATAATCCTGAGTATGAAACCGCTAAAACCGGTTTTGAAGATGGGGATGATGTTGAAACGATGTCAAGAGACAAAAAACAAAAATATAGAATATCTGGAGGTATTTTAGCACTTCATGGTAAAGACCGAAATGATTTGGATATCACTAGTGATGAGAAATTGGCGTTTCAAGAAACAATGGATGAATTCATCGAAGAGGTTTCGGACCTTGTAGATTTCAACACATTAAATGTTTATGCAAATAATGTGGAATGGTCAGGTAAATTAATTGATGAAGATTTGGATTTTATTTTCACCATCGGTGAGGATAGTGGAATTTATATTAATGGACAAATGATTAAAGTTGACCCTGATTTTATGGAAACAATAAATAAACTTCAAAAATATTACCAAAAATTTAAATCTAAATGGGGTAGAGTTTTGGCTAATAGAAAGAAAACAACTGAATCACCGGAATAATGAAAGATATTGTGAGTAATAACAAACAAAATATATTATTAATCATCGTTATTGTATTGGCGGCTTGGAACATATTCACAACCAATGGGATTAAAACTGATGTTAAATCATATAAAGATAAAATAGAATCTCTTCAGACTGAAATTGATTCTGCAAGGGCTATTAACGAAGGGATTGACGTTAAAATTGATTCAGTAAAAGGTAATGTGGTTAAAATTACGAAAGAAATTCATCACATAGATAATAACATAACAATAATTAAAAAACAAACGGATGAGAAAGTTAATAGTGTTGACACTCTTACTGCTAACGAGCTTGAGCAGTTTTTCACAAACAGATACGACAAAACCTCAAACTAATACACCTGTAGTTCAAAGTGATACTACCAAGATTAGATTAAAAGTTCCTGTTGCAAAATTAGCAATCAAGGATATTCTTAAGGGTGATGGGTGTGAAGTTGAGTTAAAACTTACACAAGAAAAAGTTATTAAATTAGAGACAAGAGAAAAAGAAAAAGATTCTCATATAATTCTTCTTGAAGAGAAAGATAAGAATAATAACTTTATGTTAGGTAAGAAAGATGAACAATTAAAAGTGTCTGAAGACTTAACAAATAGTTTACATAAAGAACTTAAAGGTCAAAGAAATAAAACTTTCTTATGGAAAGTTGGAACCTACGCTGGTATTGTTGCATCAACATATCTTTTAATAGTAAAATAATGGCATTAACAAGTTCAGAACAAAAGGAAATTGAAGTTATGATTCGTAAAGAGATAAAGAGCTTTATGGAGAATAATACTATTAAACAATTTGAAGATAAGTTGTTAGATAGAATAGGTCGTGAGATAAAAAGAGGTAAATTAGAAGGTGATGTTAAAGATATCACATTAAGAATGTTCCGAGAATTCTACCAATTTATGTGGATGAATAGAAGTTATTGGGAACCAAGATTAAGAAACGCGTAATATGGAATCATCAGGTAAATTATTTAAAAAAGAATTAGATAAAGCATTTTCTCAACCGGGTATTAAAATGAATGCAAGTGTTATGGGAGATGCTATGAAATACAAACAATCATTCAAGGAAGAAGAACTTGAGGGAGGTCTTGCGGATAAAAAAACACTTAAAGACATTGCAAAAAAACATGATAAAAAAGGATATTATCATGTTGATGATATGGTTTCTTCATTAAGGGTTCAATTAAACAAAGGAATTAAAAAAGAATTAGAACATACTAAAAATAAAACTAAGGCTAAGGAGATTGCGATGGACCATCTTTGGGAAGACCCAAATTATTATGACAAGTTAAAAAAAATTGAATCGAAAGAGGAGAAAGAAAAAAAATATTTAGATATTGAAGATATGATACCTATGTTGAAAAAACAACTTATGAAAGGTACTAAAGTTGACCAACAACAAAAAAAAGAAAAAACCAAATCTAAAGAAGAATCTAAAGAGGCGGCCACTACAGGTTCTGTAGGGTCTTTTGTAGGTAAAGTTGCATTCATGGATAGTGATTTTGTTAGAAGAAGTTTTGAAGAAACTCCAAAATTAAAGGAAAGTGAAGTTGAAAAGGTTGAAGCTACTGAAGCAACTACAGGTGTTGGAGGATATTCAACACCAGCAATGTGGGCAAAATCAACTAAAAAGAAAGATTGGGGACCAAGTAGAAAAACTCAAATACCTGGTGGAGGTTTTGTTAAGATTAATAAAAAATGTACTAAATTTCCATATTGTAACCAAGGTGAAATAAGTAATATAAAAATAAGTAACAATGAATCCGTAAAGGAGGCAATTAAAAGAGTTTCTAAAAGGATAGGTGTTAGTGAAAGTACTATTATAACTATTTTGGAACATGAATACGAAAAAGCGAATAAAAGAACAAAATAAAGATATTTATAATTAAAATAAAACGGATGGACAAATTTAAAAAACATATTGACAACCTTGTTTCAAAAGTACTTAATGAGGAAATTGAAAGTAAAGTAAGAAAAATCACAGAAACTATGAGTGGTGAGTGGACTGAAATTGAGGTTGGTGAAGAACTTAAAGGTAATCAAAAGAAACTTGATGTTGCCAAACCAAAAGGTAAATTAACTGCTGACGACTTTAAAAAACTTAGAAAAAGTAAAGTTGCTAAAATTGGTAGTAAGTATGGTGATAAACACGGTATGGAAGAGGCTGAAACTGAAGAAGGTAATGCGTTTTCAGGGGCTTTAGCTGATGCTAAGAAAAAGGGTAACGATTCTTTTGAGGTTGATGGTAAAGAATACCAAGTTAAAGAAAGTAAAAATAGTTTAAAATTAACTGAGGATGAGTTAATTGATATGATTGAGAAAATTGTGATGGAACAAAAAGTTAAAGACAAAGCAGAAAAAGAAAACATCACAAAAAAAATACCTCAAGGGTTGAAAGATACTGATAAAGTATTGAACAAGAATAATGAGATTAATGATGAACATACTAAAGAGGTCGTTAAAAAAATGAAGGACTACATGAAGGATATGTTTATGGGTGGTAATGGATATAATGAATCCCCTGATGATTTCCCACAAAGTAATTATGATATGGAAAAAGACCATAAAGAAAAGAAGTACAACCCATCTGATGCAGTTGAAGAATATATTGAAAATTTTGCGTATCCGGGAATGACTAATTTAGTTTATGATGAAATCAAACCTGATGAAGAAATGATTGGGAACCAAATAAAGGGTGATTCTAAAAATGGTAATGCTGTTACAGATAAAGATGGTAAAGCGTTAGGTAATGTTTCAAAAAGAAGTTTAAAGACTGGTGATAGGTTCAAAAAGAATTTTGATGAGAATTTATATGGGGCTGAACAAATGAATGGTTCATATAAAAGAGTTCCTCAACCTGTGGATGTTGCTGGTGATAAAAAACAAGCAGGGTCTTTAGGTAAAGCGGAAAAGATTTTAAATAAACTTGAATCAACTGAAAATAAAAAGTCCAAAATAGTTTCTGAAGAGATGAATAAGATGAAAAATTTAATTGGATATAACAGAAAAACACAATAAAAATTCACATTTCGAATGATTATACTATATTCTCCATAGATGACCTCTATGGAGAATTTTTTTAATTATATGACCAATAAGATACCAAAAGATGAAATAATAATTTGGTTTAACATTCATAATATGTATTATGAACGAATTGAATTATTTGGAGACATATTCAAATCACTAAATTTCATAATAAACGATACCTATTTGGGTAATGAATCTTATGAAACTAAAATTATTATAACTAATGAGGATAACCAAAAACATTTTGATTGGTGTTGGGAAAAATTAGTTGAAGATTTTAGGAAGGAGAATATTATAATAAGTTTGGAGGGAGAACACAAAGATTATTTCAAATCATTTTTTAACGATACCTTTTACAATCAGGATGGAAGTAAACTTAAAGAGTCGATTCCGACATTTTTAAGTGAGATTTTCAACGTAAATAAGGACTTTGTTAAACCGGATTTAGATATTTTAACTGAGTTTTATAAAATACTACAAAGATATGTTGATTAAAAAAACACCATTTGTATTTACACCAGAGTAAAAAAACTTAATATTCTTCTATAACAATAAACAAAATAACTTTTGAAAAATGGAAACATTAGAAAAAATCAAAGCGTTAACTGAACAATTGTCAGTAGATGCTACAAAATTCTACAACGGAAATAAAAGTGCTGGTACAAGAACTAGAAAATCTGCTCAAGAATTAAAAACATTACTACAAGAATTTAGAATTGAAATTCTTGAACATAGTAAAAACGGAAGTGCGAATGCATAAATTTGAATCAATATATCTTTTTATATTTGTGTTCACAATATTTGTGGTATTAAGACATATTGCAAAATTTGTAAGTGCCCTGTTATCAAGAGAACCAAAACAAATGGTTTACAATAACAGGGAACTTATTTTCCTTGGATTATCATTAAGTTATTTAATTACATACATATTACAATGAGTTTTTATAAAGAATTAGTGCCGTTTGTGCAATATATACATTCTGTTAGGAAGTTAGAAAACTATTTAAGTTTTGACATGGCTTTTCCTACTAAATGGTCAATACCTAAAAGTATTATTGATGAAGGTCAAGTTATTGGATTTAACTTAGATGACCAAAATTTAAAAGGAGTTACATTTGTTGCCCAAATAAACGAAAGTGATGTTTCATTAATTTTAACTAAAATTGCCAAAATTATTAAGTTAAATAAGGAAAGAGAATTAAAAGAACAATTATTCAAACAAACAATTGACCAACTAAAACAAACATTTGAAAAAAATGATTTGGATAAATTACAAAATCTATACTTTGATTTTGAAACAGATGCACCAAATTTAGAATTAGATGAGCAAAACGGACAGGAGTCAACAATTATTGAATTGGCTGACGAGCGAGACGAAGAAAGACAATAGAGAACTCGAAAATAGTAAGAAACGACTTATTTGGGAGATTAAAAATATAAAGAAAGAGGAAATGTTCCCTCAACCAAAAAAATTATCATTATGGAAGAGAATAAAAGTACTCCTCTTGGGGAGTTAGAAAAACTAGCCTTAATTGCGGAATCTTGTCAAGCTATTTTTAGTGGTAAAGGTACCATAATATTTGAATTACCGAAAGGTGAATACACAAGTGTTATTAATCATTTTAGGGAGATTGATAGACATCATGAACAATTTTCAATTGATATCTCCGGAACTGAGTTTCACTTTATTTTGAAGGAGGTAGAGAAGTAAATTTTCTATACAATATTTTCTTATCAATACCATAAGATTCTAACATATTAAAAAGGTATTTTCTTTGAGCGGAGGAGTGGTCTTTAACAAAAAGACAATCTCCTCTTTTTATTTTAAAAAAATGAGATGATAAACAATCTATAAATCGTGATGATTCGGATTCTGATTTTAACGTGAAAAGGTTAATATTCTCATCCTCTTGAACTATAATCTTATTATTGAGACTTGATATCATTTTTAAACCATCTCCCTTTAAATAGGTCTTTATTAGTTGTTGAGTGGTTATCCTTTTATTTTTGGTAAGGTCGTAAATCTTTTCTTCTTTTTTATAATGACCAATATTAAACAATGTCATTCCCTCATCTTCAAGAGTTACTTTGGTATTTCTACCATATTCATCGGTCATGTAAACTGGTACTAACTGATTATCACTTAGTTCAACTAAACCTATTTCATATCTCACATCAACACCATTTTCAATTTCGACATTAAATAGAACATCGTTTGATTCTTTTAATAATTTGTCGTAATATTGTTTAGCTCGTGAAAATGTCACGAACTTATTTATAATTTTTTTACGTTTCTTATTTTTGAATAAGACAACAAGATAGTTTACCATATATGAAAGATTACTACAAAATTTTAGAAGTTGAAGAGAAAGCTTCACAAGATGAGATAAAAAAGAGTTATCGTACTCTATCTAAGAAATATCACCCCGATGTAAATCCTGAGGGTGATGAGAAGTTTAAAGAGATTGCAGAGGCGTATGACAACATAGGTACTCCAGAAAAACGAGCTCAATACGACCAAAACAAAAACAACCCATTTGCTAGAAATGGTGGGGGTTCTTCATTTGAAGAAATGTTTAATCAAATGTTTAATGGTGGTGGAGGTGCAAGACAACGAAGAAAATCAGTTCCTGATAAAATTGTTAAAGTACAAATAGACCCAATTGAATCTTATAGAGGTGTTGATAAAAAAATTCAATACATGAAAGAGACTCAATGTGGTACTTGTAACGGAAGTGGTGGAGAAAGACAAATGTGTGGTACTTGTAACGGAGCAGGATTCCAACTCAAAACATTTGGTACTGGATTTATGGTACAACAGATAAGACAAGCGTGTAATTCTTGTGGTGGCAGAGGATATACTTTAGTTCACAAATGTCATACTTGTAATGGTCGTGGTGGAAAAAATGAAATGGGTATGGTTAATTTTAAATTACCTAAAGGTGTTGATAGTGGTCAGTATTTAAAATTAGAGAATTTTGGTGATTTTAGAGAGGGTGAAATTGGTGATTTAGTAATTCAAATAGAAGTTATTGATAAAGATGGTTTTGAAAAAATAAATAATGATTTAATATATAACCTATTCCTTGATTTAGAAGGGGTAAGAGAAGATAAACTTAAAGTACCTCATCCTGATGGTGAATTAATGTTAAGTCAACCAAAAATATTTGACACCTCAAAACCGTTAAGATTAAAAGGTAAAGGATATAATGGTGGGGATATGTATGTTAAGTTAAATGTAAGATTTGAAAGACCTTAAAAAATAAGGTCTTTCAGTTTATTAAAAAGAACGATTGTTCCATATATCGATGAAAACAAAATGTAAAATCCTAAGATTATCATCCCAATTTGTTTTTTAGATACGCCTCTTTGTTTACATTTTTTACAACCTTGAGAATTAATCTCATTTTCTCCAATAATTTGTCCTTCAACTATTTCCATTTTTTTTGATTTTTAATAAATATAAATAAAAAATAATTAAAGTGAAACTTGCTTTTTGGATTTTTATTTCGTATAATTATAAAAAAATTAAATATGGCATTATCTTACATCGGTGGAAAATCAAAAATAGGTAAATGGATTGTACCATTTTACCATAAGGACATTGAAACATATATTGAACCATTTGGTGGTATGTTTTGGTGTTTCTTTAACATGGACCTAACTCAATATCCAAATCTAAAAGAAGTTGTTTATAACGACTTTAATCCTTTAAATTATAATTTATTTCAGTGTCTTCAAAATCCTGAAAGATTATTAGAGGAAATTAATAATATTCCTTGTCAACAAAAGGGAGAATCTCCAACACCGGATATCTACAAAGAACAATTTATCAGGTTCCAATCTGAAATATTTGATGAAAATTTCAGCGTACAACCTTATGATTATGTTACGGCAGCAAAATATGCGTATGTTTTAACACAAGTCTTTAGTGGTTCAAAACCTGAAACAAGTTCATTTATTGACCTTAAAGGGAAATACAAATCAAAATATTTGACATTTAGAGATAAGTTATCAAATCCTAAATGGGTAGAACATTTTGTTAGAATTACTAAAGTTGAGAATATGGATTTTGAGACCTTGATTGCTAAATATGACTCACCAACAACGTACATTTATTTGGACCCACCATATTGGAAAACTGAAAATTATTATTCTAATCATGACTTCGATAGTGGTGACCACCAAAGACTTGCAGATTGTATTAAGGAGATTCAATCAAAGTGGTCTCTATCATATTACGATTTCCCTCAATTACATAGTTGGTTTCCACAAAACACTTATCGTTGGGAAGAAAAAGAATTTGCTAAAGCAGCTGCGGCAAAAAAAGGTGTAAAACAAAATTTAGGAAAAGAGCTGCTAATATTAAATTATTGATTATATTTGCCTTCGATATATTTATAATTAAAATAGTTTAAGATGAAATTTACACCATTATTAAAGTCAATAATTTTAGAACAGTCAAAGTTTGAATTTTTATCTAATAAGTACTTACAACCTAAGGTTAATAAAGAAGGTAAGAAGTTAAAACCAAAATTAACGCAACAAGAGTTAAATTCTTTTGTGGCCGCTGACCCAACGACTAGATTAAATAATGTTGATTTAGAAAATATGTCTCAAGATGACTTGGGAAAAATCAAAGCAGGTAAATATGTTGATTGGTTAGTTAACCAATATTTGAATATTAAAACTGAAAGACAACCTGGTGAGAACGGATATGAGCGTGAACTTAAAAATGCTAGAGAAACGTTCATGGAAGACCTTTATAAGGTGACGGATGATTTAAAGAAATTTGAGAGATTCAAAAATAAAATCAAAGGAGAAAAAGATATTAATAAATTAACTGCGGACCAATTATATGATGCGGTTAAAGATTTTGATTTGACTTTGGCAACTACAACTAAATCAGAAAGAAAATCAGCAGAAGTTCATCCTGGTGCCAAAATGGTTTATGATGGTCCTAATTGGAGAGTTGTTGAGATTGAAGATAAGGGTCCGGTAGGTAAAGAGGCGGCTTGTTTCTACGGAGGTAATAACCAAGAGACAAGATGGTGTACTTCAACTCCGGGAACTGACCAATGGTTTAATCGTTATATTAAAGATGGGCCTTTATATGTGGTTTATAATCCTAATGATACGGATATAGCGCCAACAACAGGGTTACCTAAAAATAGATATCAATTCCATTTCCCATCGAATCAATTCATGGATAAGGATGATAGAGACCAAAACTTAGTTCAGTTACTAACAGGTCCGATGGAAGACTTAAAAGAATTCTTCAAACCTGAGTTTGCTAAGGGACTTACAGTTGGTGGGGAAAAATTGGTTATTGATAGTTTCACTCATGGTGCGGTTGGTAAATTTATTGCATTGTATGGGTTAGATGATTTAATTAATAATTTACCTCAAACTCTTAAAGAATTCCAAATTCAAAATAGAGATAGTAAATCTGATATTATTATTAATATACCACAAGAAATTGGTAAATTTAAAGATTTAGAGATGATTATGTTAGATAATTGTGTGGATAGTATTCCGGATTCTATTTGTGATTTACCTAATCTTAGATTTTTAGCGTTGATTAATAATCAAAGATTGAAATCAGTACCGGAATGTGTTGTTAATTTACCGTCGTTATTATTCCTTAACTTGAAAGGTAGTCCAAATGTTGAGGTACCTCAAAAGATTAGAGAAAAAGGGACCGACATGGGCGGTGGAATGTGGGACTTACAAGACTAATTAAAAAATATGAATGTAGATATAGAAGTTTATTTGAGTGGTATAGTTAAATTCTTTAAGGACAATCCAAAAGATTTGTTAAGTTTGGTACCGAAAGATAAAGAAGATGACTTCTACTTAATGTTGAGAAAATATTCTTGTGATAATCATGAAAAAGGTGAGGACTATGTCCTAACCCGAAATCAAATTCTTGAAATATGTGTCCAGCTGAATGACCCGAAAAAAGTTTTACAAGATGCAAAACTAATTGAGGTTGACGAGTTGGACGATTTAAAATCAAGATTAGATAAGGCACTCAAAGAAGAAGAATATGAGGAGGCTGCGAAACTCAGAGATAAGATAAAAGAAATTTCTTAAAATTATAAAAAAAAAGGAGAACAACATAGTTCTCCTTTTTTATTTTTTATTATCTTTGTCCCCTATGAGACAAGAGATTTTAAAATACCAGTATGAAGAATACCTTACGATAACTCATAAGGATTCGAACCCTATTGATTATAGGGTACCTCAAACAATACCTACAGATTCTTGGTTGGATGATATATTTGATAATAAAACAGAAAGACCTGGTTCACCACCTTCAACCAAAAGACCATTGTTCATTGTTGATACCATTCATAATAATGATGAGGAAAAATATGTTGAGAATTATGGTAATCCTATGTGTACTGTTAGGAAAGACTACGTAATGGTGGTAATCGAACGGGATGGGGATAAACTCGCTTTGAAATTATTTTATGGTGGGAAGTCGAGGACTAAAGGTACCTCATACTTTAGAGTTAAAAAGAATGTTGAATATATCACCGTGAATACAAAAACCGGTGATGTTTATAACGGGTACCTAAAAGGGTTTCAAAAAAAGAGAAACTATTCTAAAAAAGTTAGAAGAAATTATTTTTCGGATTGTTCTTTAGAAAGTATGAAATCTAAAATAAGGAATTATTTAGGGGTCTTTAAAATTGAGAACGCTACTTCAATTGCTAGTGATTTTGTGAATGTCTTTATTGATGAGATTGATAAAAAACAATATGATAACCTAAAAATTGATGATAGGTTATTCAAATTTTATTTGGATAAAAGAAGTATTAAGTACCCTAATAATTTTGGCGCGTATAAAAATCATTTAATCGGACCGTCAATCAGAAAAAAACTTAAAAAGAATGGTGGTAAATTAGTTGATGCATTTATGAGTGAACATAATTTACAAGGTAAGGTTTTGAAGAAATCATTACATGAATGTGAAAGAATTACTCTTGATTCTTATAATTATGCTCGAAATGTTTTTGGGGGTGATAAGTTGAACCAAGATTCAGGGGTTATTGTTCCATTGTTGGAGTCCTTAACTCATGTTAATAATCCAACTGTGGGTGATAGGTTAAAAGAAGTTATGACATCTAGTGAAATGGATAGATACTATCGTGCTTTTAAAGAAGTGTTTGTTAATTCTAATATGGATACCTATACACTATCTGACCACGTTAGAATGTATTTAGAATTAAAACAATATGGTGTTGATGTTAAATGGAATGCGACTAATAGTACTGAATTCCATAATGAGCATTTAGATTGGACCGATAAAATATCTCATTATAGAAATGGAGCTTATACGAGAATTTATCCGGAGATTCTTCATGAATTATTGTCTAAGAATGTTGGTGAATACACTCCGGTTTTATTGACCACATCTCAAGAATATAATGAAGAGAGTGCAACACAATCGAATTGTGTTAAAGGATATGTTGGAAGACCTGAGTCAATTATTGTTTCGTTAAGAAAAGATAATGAACGTGCAACCATCGAATATAAAGTTAATTTAGTTAATGATGTTGTTACAATTAACAGAGTTCAATCTTTAGGTAAACGCAATCAGTCATTAGATTCTAAATGGAATGATGTAATGTTGAGTTTAGATAATATAATGTTATCTTTCCTTAAACATAAAAATTTTGAATTAGTTAAGGTAATTAAAGAAAATGGTATGGGTATGAAGATAAACTCAGATTCTAATTGGATTTTAAGTTCTTGGGGTTCAATGGTGTTACAATGGGATAATCCAATGATAAACGCCAATAATTATAATGGGTTTTTTATATGACAAAATCAAATTACATTGAGAAAATAGAAAAAGGGAATAATGTTTATTTTTCTATTATGGACTTACCTAATGCAACTCCGGAGTTTTTAAAATTTATTTCAGAGAAATTTGCATTGATTCATAGTATTGCTGAGATGGGGCAAGATTTAAAAATTACTTACAAAGAAAAAATTTACTTAACAAAACAAGAATTTTATTTATATTTACTAATAACCGATGATGATATCCAAGTAAGAGTTTATTACCAACAAAAACAATTAGACGAACTTAGACTTATTATTGGACAACTTTTAAAACAATCAAATTTATGGAAATTACAACAGAAGAATTAAAACAAAAAATTGAAAATGGTGAGAAATTAGTAGTTGATTTCTGGGCCCCGTGGTGTGGACCATGTAAGATTATGAAACCTATCTTTGAGAAAGTGTCTCAAGAGTATAGAGATGATAACTCAGATGTTCAACTATACACATTAAATGTTGAAGAGAATAAAGAATTTGCTGCTGAGTTAGGGATTCGTGCTATTCCAACAGTTAAAACATTTGTGGGTGGGGAACAAAAATTCTCAAGTCCGGGTGTGTTAAGAGAGGATAGAATAAAAGAGTTGGCGACAGAATTATTAAATTAATATGAAAGATTTAAATGTTATAGTTTACACAATGAAGGGATGTCCATTCTGTATGGACTTTAAAGAATTACTTGTTAAAGAGGGTATTGAGTTCTTCGATAGAGATATTGATGATTACAAAGATGAGTATGAAGTTTATACTCAGATAACTGAAAATGATATGATACCATCATTGTTAATTATTGAAGGGGATGATGCCAAATACGAGTCATTCTTATATGCCCCTGAAAGAAACTATAACGAATTAACTGAGGCGGTTGATATCATTAACCAACACAGAAAAAAAGTTGGTATTATCTAAACGATTACCAAATTTTTATTTATTTTTTTAATAAAATCATATTCTTCAAGTGGATTGAGTAGTTCAAAACTCCAATCCACTTTTTTTAATTCTTTTTCTAACCAAGCCATATCAAAATTAAAAACATCTAAAATCGCTGAGGTTAATGTTTTGTCTATGAATGTTGAGTTAGATTGTCTTACTGAAAATATTGGTTCATCATTTTCAGTTTTATTTTTTGACATATTAAAAATAAGGGTGTTTACAGGATAGTTTGTAGGAATACTATAAAAGATATGTTTACCATAATAATAGTGTAACCTGCCTTGTCCTAATGAATAACCATAAGGAAATTCGGAAACAGATACCATATCTTCATCAGTTATTTCAGTAATCACGTAGTTATAGTCATACGATGATTTTTTATTTTCGTATGATTCAATTTGTTTGTGGTTGTATGAACAATTAGTACTATTATGATAAACAAATTCAAAATCAGTTGGTTTATTCATTTTAACTTCATATTCGATTAAGTCTATAGTGTGAGATAATTTGATATCACCTATATTATCCTCATATTTTTTAAGAAATTCGTTTAGTATTTCAGACAAATCTAATACTTGATTATAACTTGTTTTTCCTTTTATAATAAAAAAGTTTTTGCAATCAACAACTTTAATTGTTGACTCTTCATTGTGTGGTATTTTGGATAATATAAAATCCGCAAATAAATTAGTGATTAATATTCTACTCTCAGTATTTTTTAAAACCATTGTAAATTATGATAAGTGTTTAATGTTTTGGAAATTATAGTAAAATTAAAAAATAAAACGAATAGTTATTAAATTGAAATAACCACATTCCTTCGTATTTATAAGTTAAGTGAAACAAAGTTTTAATGGCTAAAAATATATTAATAGTACCGAGTAATACAATTGCCCCTCAACCGGACAATATTCCTTATATTGATTTTGAGAACACTGGTTTAATCAAATTGAATGTTCGAGGTAATGGTGATATTGTATTTAGTAGCGCAACAGAAGATGAAGTACTTTTTATTAATGATAAGCAAGTAAAAACTGGAAATAATCTTAATGTAAAAGATTATTTTGCTGTTAACGGTACTCAAGTTATAAATGGTACAGGGAATTGGATTGGTCCGACAACTAATATTGCGGGTGCTCAAGGTCCTACGGGTGCGAAAGGGACTACAGGTGATGGAGGTGCAACGGGAAACACCGGTGCTCCGGGTGCTAATAGTGCGGTTTCAGGTGCTCCGGGTCCAACAGGCCCTACCGGTTCTCAAGGTCCAATAGGAAATAATGGAATTTCGGGTTCCACAGGTTCTATCGGTTCAACAGGACCAACAGGACCCAAAGGTTCTCAAGGAGCTACGGGTAATATAGGTTCACAAGGTCCAAAGGGGCCTCAAGGTTCTCAAGGACCAAAAGGGGCGACGGGACCAACCGGTAGTGCAGGGGCGACTGGTGATGCAGGACCTACAGGACCAAAAGGTTCTGTTGGAACAACAGGTGATGGAGGTGCTTCTACAGGATTTCCGGGATTTCCCGGACCACAAGGTTCCCAAGGTTCTCAAGGAGTGCAAGGTTCTCAAGGGGCAACAGGAAATACAGGTGCTCAAGGACCTACAGGTGCTCAAGGTGCGACAGGTAATACAGGTGCCCAAGGAATTATTGGACCACAGGGTGCTCAAGGACTACAAGGTGCTCAAGGTGCGACAGGTAATACAGGTGCTCTTGGACCACAAGGAAACACTGGTGCGACAGGATTTATAGGACCCACAGGTAATACAGGTGCTCAAGGACCTACGGGTGGTACAGGTGCTGCCGGCCCACAAGGAGCGACAGGAAATACAGGAGCGGTAGGTCCAACAGGTAATACAGGATTTACAGGACCTACGGGTAATCCGGGGGCGACGGGACATACAGGTGCCCAAGGTCCACAAGGTCTACAAGGTGCTCAAGGGACTACAGGTCCTGTGGGTACTCAAGGAAGTAAAGGTCCACAAGGACCACAAGGAACTCAAGGTTCACAAGGTGCAACAGGATTTGTTGGACCTACCGGACCTACCGGACCCCAAGGATTACAAGGTTCTCAGGGAGCAACAGGAGAGAAAGGGCCAACTGGTGCCCAAGGTCCAAAAGGATTTACAGGGCCAACAGGACCCACCGGTAATACCGGAGCCCAAGGGCCTACAGGTCCTCAAGGTGCCCAAGGTCCTACAGGTGCAACAGGACCTGCCGGAGCTCAAGGGTCTCAAGGGGCGGTAGGAAATACGGGTGCTCAAGGAACTAAAGGTCCTCAAGGTCCTCAAGGTGCTCAAGGGGGTGCAGGTCCTCAAGGTGCACAAGGAGGTCAAGGTTCTCAAGGTTCTCAAGGTGGTCAAGGTTCTCAAGGTGCTCAAGGTGGTCAAGGTTCTCAAGGGGCTCCAAGACTTGGACCCCAAGGAAATCAAGGAGCTCCAGGTCCAGCAGGTGCTACAGGTGCTCAAGGTCCTCTAGGGGCTCAAGGAGCGACACAACCTACAGGCCCTCAAGGTGCCCAAGGTGCTCAAGGGTCTCAAGGGGCTTCAGGTACTGCGGCGGCTACTTGTACAACGGCTACATTAAATTATTGGAATGATTGTAGTGAACCGTGTGCCGGTTTTAAAGGGGGTACTATCACTTATTATCAACAAACAGGTTCAGGTGACCCTTATCCAACTTATAAATTTAGAACCCTTTCAAACTGTCAGAATAGTACGTGTGATTGGAATACATATATACCAGTATCAGGGGCTAGAAACTTTTTTTGTACAATTTTAGACCCTGATTGTGGGTTTTTTGTTAACCAATATGATTGTTTTGCCTATTCGGATGTTAAACTTAAAGATGGTATAGAAACACTTGAAGGTGCGTTAGAAAACATTATGAAAATTAATGCGGTTGAATATGATTGGAATGAAAAATTAGGTCCTGACAGATATCAATTTTATTTAAATCAAGATAAATTACATACAATCGGTTTGATTGCTCAAAATGTTAGATTATATTATCCTGAAGCCGTAAGAATGAATGATGATGGGTATTACTCTGTCGACTATCAAAAATTAAATTCAGTCTTAATTGAGGGTATCAAAGATTTACAATATGAGATAGATGAAATGGATAAAGAACTAAACAAAATTGAATTAATACTTAGTTAATGGCGAATATTATTATATACCCACAAGGTAATGTTGGAAATACCGACCCTAACATAATTTTTGATGATGGGTCATCTAAGTTGCAATTTAATGTTAAGAATGGTTTCTTATCTCTATCGTCATCAACAATTAGTGATGGTGTTAATATCGGTCCTCAAAATGTTGTGGTTTCAGGTACTTCAATTACAGGACCAAGTGCTTCATTAGTTGTAGGTGGGGTTCAAATGATTAATAGTTCAGCCGTATGGGTTGGACCTCCTGAACCATTAATAGGTTTCCAAGGTGCTCAAGGTGCTCAGGGAGCTAAAGGTAATACAGGTGCTCAAGGTGCTCAAGGTGCTCAAGGTCCCGTAGGGGCTCAAGGTTTTCAAGGTTTTACAGGACCTACAGGGTTTGTCGGACCACAAGGACCTCAAGGAGCGCAAGGAGCTCAAGGGTTTCAAGGTTCCACCGGACCAACAGGTGATACCGGAGTTCAAGGTGCTCAGGGTTCTGCGGGATTTACAGGGCCAACAGGAATTCCGGGAGAGGTTGGACCAACAGGTGATGCTGGTCTTACAGGTGCCCAAGGTTCTCAAGGTTCTCAAGGACCTACAGGTAATACAGGTGCTCAAGGGGCTAAAGGTCCACAGGGTGCTCAAGGACCTCAAGGAGCACAGGGGCCAAAAGGATTTGTTGGACCTACAGGACCTACAGGACCACAAGGTAGTCAAGGTGCACAAGGTGTGAATGCCGGTGCCACAGGTCCACAAGGGTCTCAAGGTCCACAAGGGTCTCAAGGACCTACAAGTGGTGTTCAAGGTTCCCAAGGAGGTCAAGGTGCTCAAGGTTCCCAAGGTGCTCAAGGTGCTCAAGGTGCTGTTCAAGGTGCCCAAGGTTCTCAAGGTGCCCAAGGTTCCCAAGGTGCTCAAGGAGCTAATAGTAGTGTCCAAGGTGCTCAAGGTTCCCAAGGTGCTCAAGGTTCTCAAGGGGGTCAAGGTGCACAAGGTGCGGTTCAAGGTGCTCAAGGTGCTCAAGGTGTTCAAGGTGCTCAAGGTTCCCAAGGTGCTCAAGGTGCAAATGCAGGTGCTACAGGACCTCAAGGTGCCCAAGGAGGACCAGGTGCTCCGGGTGCTCCCGGTACAAATTCCGTAGTTTCAGGTGCTCCGGGTCCAACAGGTCCTACCGGTGCTCAAGGAGCTCAGGGTGCAACACAAGGTGCACCTGGATTTACAGGACCTACAGGTAGCCAAGGTTCTCAAGGGGCGGGTAGTATTATTATGGGGGCAACCGGACCACAAGGTTCTCAAGGGGCAACAGGTAATACAGGTGCTCAAGGTGCAAACGCTGGTGCACCGGGAGTTCCAGGTCCAACCGGAGCACAAGGTGCCCAAGGACCCGCAACCGCTCCCGGACCACAAGGTTTTCAAGGAAATCAAGGTGCCCAAGGAAACGTAGGAGTCGGTGGTGCTCCGGGTCCATCAGGTACCGTAGGACCACAAGGTGCTCAAGGGCCTAAAGGACCACAAGGTGCTCAAGGTCCTAAAGGGCCACAAGGTGCTCAAGGTCCTAAAGGACCACAAGGTGCTCAAAGTGCTCCGGGAGCTTCGGGGGCACAAGGAGCAACAGGTCCTCAAGGAGTGCAAGGTTCTCAAGGGCCACAAGGTTCCCAAGGTGCTCAAGGAGAACTTAGACAAGGTTCTCAAGGTTCACAAGGAGGTCAAGGGGCTCAAGGTGCTCCATCCGATAAAAGATTAAAAGATAATATAACACCAATGGTAAATGTTTTAGAGAAAACAACCCAAATTAAAGGTGTTATATTTGAATGGGATAGAGAACATAAAAAAATTAAAGATAATAAATCAATTGTATTCCAAGAGGCTTTCTCAGGTGATTCAATTGGCTTTATTGCTCAAGATTTAGAAAAAGTGGTACCTGAAATGGTATTTACGGATGATGAAGGTTGGAAAAGTGTTAGTTATGGTCAAATGGTTAGTTTAGGTATTGGAGGGATTCAAGAACAAAAAAGAAGAGTTGACTCAATATATGAAAGAATAAATAAATTAAAACAAATTACAGGTGTCTGAGAATATTATAATAACCCCGGGTAGTGGTACAATTGATTTTAATAGTTCACTTGGAATAGATACTATTTTTATTATAGAATCTGGTTCGTTAAAATTCAAACGAAGTACTACCACAATTTTCACTATTGATAACACTTATCCTAACTTTAGAGTGAGTACTAATGATGGATTATATGTTATTAACACTTTTATTAATAATTATGGTTCTTTAATTAATTCTACAGGATGGTTAGGAAATAGACAGCCAACAGGTGCTCAAGGTTCACAAGGTGCGGTCGGTTCACAAGGTGCTCAAGGTTCACAAGGTGCCGGTGGGGCTCAAGGTAATATTGGTCCACAAGGACCACAAGGACCACAGGGGTCACAAGGTGCAACAGGTCCACAAGGTTCTCAAGGACCTAAAGGTTCTCAAGGAGCGCAAGGAGTTCAAGGTTCTCAAGGTGCTCAAGGAGACCAAGGACCACAAGGACCACAAGGGCCACAAGGATTTCAAGGTTCTCAAGGTGCAAAAGGTGCTCAAGGTCCACAAGGGTCTCAAGGTTCGACAGGACCTACCGGAGGTCAAGGACCACAAGGTTCTCAAGGTGCCCAAGGAGGACAAGGTGCTCAAGGATTAACACCTGGTTCCACGGGTCCACAGGGTCCTCAGGGGGATACAGGTGCTACGGGTCCAAAAGGTGATACCGGGCCAATAGGAGGACAAGGTTCTCAGGGTGCAACAGGTGCAACAGGTGCAACAGGCCCAGCAGGAGCGACAGGTGCTCAAGGGACAACAGGTCCTACAGGCCCAAAAGGTAATACAGGTCCAACAGGTCCAACGGGTGCTCAAGGTACTCAGGGTGCAACAGGACCTACCGGAGGTACAGGGCCTCAAGGTTCTCAAGGTGCTGCGGGAGCTCAAGGTCCGAAAGGTCCAAATGGTCCAACAGGTGCCCAAGGACCTACCGGAGGTCAAGGTTCTCAAGGTTCTAAAGGACCAACCGGACCAACCGGACCTATCGGACCAACAGGAGGACAAGGTTCTCAAGGTTTTACAGGATTTGATGGGAATGGAGGTTCACAAGGTGCTCAAGGAGCTGTCGGTGCACAAGGATTCCAAGGTTTTACAGGTCCTCCGGGGTTCGTTGGGCCAACAGGAGGACAAGGTGCTCAAGGTTCTCAAGGGCCAACAGGTCCAAAAGGAGACCAAGGACCAACAGGTCCACAAGGTTCTCAAGGTGCAACAGGACCACAAGGTTCTCAAGGGGCACAAGGTTCTCAAGGAGGACAGGGGTCACAAGGAGCAGCAGGAACGGTTCAAGGTGCTCAAGGTCTTCAAGGTCCTAAAGGACCAAGTGGTCCTGACGGGGCTGGAGGTTCACAAGGTGCTCAAGGAGATGTCGGTGCACAAGGATTCCAAGGGCCAACAGGTTTTCCTTCTGTGTCTCCAGGGTCCCCAGGTGCTGCGGGAACTGTACAAGGGGCTCAAGGTGCTGCGGGAACTGTTCAAGGGTCTCAAGGTAATCCCGGAGGGGTTCAAGGTGCTCAAGGTGCTGGACCACAAGGTGCTCAAGGTTCTCAAGGTGCGGGTCCAAAAGGAGCTCAAGGAGCCTCAGGGGCACAAGGTTCTCAAGGAGCTAAAGGTCCATTAGGACCAACAGGTGCTCAAGGTGCTACAGGAGCACAAGGTGCTACTCCATCTGATAGTAGAATGAAAAAAAATATTAGACCAATTGAAGATTCATTAGAAAAAGTTTTGAAAATGAGAGGGGTTTCATTTATTTGGAATAAAAATGAAATAACACCAAATTACGGGAAAGACATTGGATTTATAGCACAAGAAGTTGCCCACGTATTACCTGAATTAGTTTTTAAAAGTAGTAAAGAAAATTCTCACTTTCAGGTTAAATATAATGATGTAATCGCCCTTTGTTTGGAGGCGATTAAAGAACAATCAAGGTTGATTGATTTAAAAGAAGAAAGATTAGAAAGGTTAGAAAATAAAGCAAAAGAAAAGGGACTTGTTTAAGGTCCCTTTTTTTTTATATGTAATCACCAAATATTTCGTTGATGTTCTTGTCAATTTCACTTGAATTAGGATAATCAGGTGCCCAAACACTAAGACATTCACCATTTTCTTCAAGGATGTCAATAAAATTTCCAAAGTATTCTAAAGTTTGATTAGTTCCTTTATTATTATAAAGATAATCTCTGATTGGTTCATAGAAATTTATAATCGGCATTTCAAGTACTTCTATTTGAGTTTCTTTTTTATATGGGTGTGGTTTGTAAATGTATTTTCGTTTTTCAGTATCAAACATCTCATCAAGTTTACCCCACACTTCTCTAAACACTGCGGTTTCATAAGCCATATTATATGCATTAGAGTGGATTGAGTTTAATTCACTATCTAATTCGCTCAAATCATGGTCTAATAAATAACCCATGGTTTCTGAGTCTCTAACAACATATTCAACATTCACCATAGTTATGGTTGCGTATTCGGTATTTTGTGATGATGCAATTTCACCAAGTAATTCAGTTTCCGGTTCGATTTGTACCCCTTCCAAATTTTTGATAATATAACTGTATAAGTATTTTAAGTTTTCTTCGTTAAGTTCTTCAATAACATCTCTGTAAACATCATCAGTTGTGTCCCAATATCTGTCCCAATCAGCTTCTCCTAATAGTATTTCACGAATTGTATCCTGACTAATATCATTTCTACCTGCACAGAATAGTTTTGCCAAATCACTAGTATCGTTTAATTGTAGTACAGGAACCTCACCGTCAAATCTAACATCACTAATTTGTTTTGCAACTTCCTCTCTAAATTTCTCATTATTAGTTTGAGACAAATAATAAAGGTAATCATTTACCATATAATTCTCTTCCAAATCAAGGTCATCTATACGACCTCTTCTTTCGATTATTTTGAAAAAAGTTTCGGCATCGTTAAAATATTTTTCAACATCTAATTCGGTATTATTAAACGAATCTATTACATTATCTATATCCATATGTATAAATATAAAAAAAGGGACAAATTTAATGTCCCTTTTTATTTTTTTTTAACCCCTGAATATTATTTTGATGTTTTATTTACATTGTAATACTTCTCAACCGTCTTTTTAATTGCTGATTTAATACTTTCTGTTTGTTGTTGTTTTACAGCTTGTGATTGTTGAATTTGAACGGCTTGTTGTTCAGGTGTTTGATTTTGCTTATTTTTGCATCCACATCCCATATTGATAAATTTTAATTGTTTATTACTATAAATAGTGATTATGATTCAATTATAATATAAAAACGATATTTATTAAATAAAAGATTTATGCAATTTTCAGAATTAATTATAGAAAGTAGAGTTGACGACTTTAAAATAAAACACGGGAAGAAATTTTCACCTCAAAATATTGGTAAAATCATAAAAACAATTTCTCCAAAATATTTGGATTGGGTTGGTAAAGTTATGGATGATGTTAATTTTGATGAAAATTTTAAAACTTTGGTGACAGCATTAAAAAGGTTTGATGCAATTTCAACTAATTTACCATTAACAGATATTAATCAATACAAGACATTAAATGATTTAACAACTTCAATTAACACATATAATAATCGTGTTAGAAGGGATGTCAAAGAAGTTAAAGGTGGTAAAGTTGTATATGATGATGGAAGATTTTTTGTGGTAAATCCATTAAACTATGAATCATCGTGTTATTATGGTAAGGGTACTAAATGGTGTACAGCGGCCGAAACAGATAGTCACTTTAAAAGATATAATGAAGATGGTAAGTTATTTTACATTATTGATAGAACCAAACCTAGTAGTGACCCTAATTATAAAGTTGCGTTGTTAAAGAAATTTGATGGAGACATGTCATTTTACGACGCAGTTGATGAGAGAGTTGATTTTGATGGGGTGATTGGAAATGATAAGTTTCAAGAAATTATTGGTAGTGTTGATAAATTTTTACAAGAAGTTTATCCTGAACAATTGAAAATATATGCCGATGCAATTGCGGCCAAAAAAGAAAAAGAAAGGTTGGAGAAATTAAGGATTCAACAAGAAATGAGAGCGAAATACGATGAAGCTCAAGAAAATAGAGAATTAGGTTATTGGAGTGTTAGTTTTGATGAAATGCAATTAGAAGGTTTGAAGGCACATGCATTATTAAAATGGTTGGATGATTATGATGATATTGAGGTTAGACAACCGGAAGATAACTCCGAAATAATTAGATTGGAAACAGAGATTCAAAGATTGGATGATGAATATGATAATAGTGAAGACCCAAGACCGGAATTACTTGACCAAAAGTACGAATTAGAAGATGAGTTAGAAGAATTAAAAAACAAGATTGATGTTTATAATATTCTTTCTACAGGTGAATATTATGAAATGACAGAATTTGAGGTATTAGATAATGCACATAGAAATAGGAGATATGCGGTTGGAACTGAAAGAGAGGTTAAACAAAGTGCATATGATTCGGTTGAAAACTTAATTGATGATATTGGGTATGAAGGATTTAGTCAGTCATTCTTGGAGGATTATATTGATACAGATGAACTTAAACGATTTGTATATGATTTTTATTATGAGGATGTGTATGAATCACCTGAATCTTATTTAAATGATGACCAAAGAGAATTATCTGATTCTCAAGAAGACATGGTTAAAATTAAAGAAAAAACAATTAGTAAACTACAAGCTCAGATTGAGTCATTAGAAAATCAAATAGGTGGTGACTATGATGACGAAATTTCAGAAAAAGTTGACGAACTTAATGATATGATTTCTGACTTGGAATATGAAATTGAAGAAATAAAAGAAAATCCTGAAGGTGATTTTTCAGAGGAATTAATGGAAAAAATAGTTGCAAGTAGGGTTGACGACGTGTTATATGACCCTGCTGATTGGATAAAAGGTTATGGTTTTGAACTTAAAAATTTTATTGACCAAGAAGCTTTCATCGAAGGGGTAATTGATGCTGATGGTTATGGGCATACACTTAACAGATATGATGGTAGCGACGATGAAATTTCAGTTAATGGAACAACCTTTCACGTAATGAGAATTGACTAATTTTCTTTAATTAATATTATTATCTTATGGGTAGAAAAAAGAAAATATCTTTCAAGTTAAATCCGGAATGGATGTTGAAAGAACCATTGGATTTTGAGTATAACAAATATACTTTATTAGATTATATTCAAAAGTGTGAAAAAGGGTTTGATAAGTTGGAAATATATCCTGACTTTGTTGAAATTTCTTTGCACTTAGCAAACTTGCAATCATTAGTTAAAGAAAATACATTACTATTAACAAATAAGAAATTTGAATCTTGTGATGATGAGATTTTGGTTAAGGAACTTACACCTAAAAAACCAAGAGAATTAACTCAAGAGGAGGAAGAAGAGTTGGTAAAGACTTTAAAGTTTTCCAATTCAAGATTGTTTGATACATTCAATGTTGCAAAATCAATATGGAATTTAGCATACGATAACATAGACCTTTATATAAAGAAAAACAGAAAAGGTATTGTTGCCGGTATTGGTTATGTTTTCTATTATGATAAAACTATTGATAAAATATTTTTATGGGAATATGAAATAAAGAAAGCCAAGGGTGACAACCATACTCATAAAACTTATTTGACCTTAATCTATGAAGGTCCTTATGATGAGAATACTATTCCTGAACTAATTGAAAAATATTCTACTTGGAATCAAACTGAACATTACAAACAACTCCCAATATTTGAAATCCAATCATCTCAAAATTTCCCAATGGATGCGACATTAGTTCCAATTATGAAACGAAAAATTATGTCATACGTATTTCAAATTGTTAACACAGAAAAAATAAATAATTTTGACTTTGATTAATTATTTGTTTATAATTTCTTTGTGGGATTTAACAAAAGATACATAACAAAACAATCATCTTTAACGGCTCTCAACGATAATAGATTAAAACTCTATTATGGTCGAGCCGATGTGATGATATTTGAGGATGACCTTAGTGAAATCATCTACGACTTATACTTGTCCGGGAAGACCGAACAGGAAATACTAAACATTATTAATTTAAACACGGAGAAAGAAATCGATGAAGTGCATTAAAACAATCAAGAAAACCAACTCAAGAGAGATTGGAGAAGTAATCAGAACTGAAGAAAAAGATGCTGATTTAAAAGTTAGTACAGGTGTTTGGGCTTATTGTCCAAAAAGTGAGTGGAAAGCTCTTACTAGAAGAGTTAAACCTGTTTCTAAAAAAGAAACTGAAGAAGGGTCTGAAGATAAACCGGTTACCAAGAGAGGTAAGAATAGTATTCAGTAGTCATCATGAGTGGAGAAATGGTAAATAACCCACTTCATTATGGTGGTGCGGATAATCCTTATGAAGCCATCAAGGTTATTGAGGCTTGGGGGTTAGATTTTCATTTGGGTAATACAGTTAAGTATATTTCAAGAGCTGGTATTAAAAATCCTGATAAGGAGTTAGAGGACTTGAAGAAAGCTGCTTGGTATCTTCAAAGACGAATCGATAATTTAACAAAATGATTTATTATTTAATCGGACAACCTCATGCTGGTAAGACCACATTGTCTAAATTGTTGAAACAACATTTATTTCCTCAAAATATTATCCAAATAGATGGAGACGATATCAGAGATATTTTTCAAAACAAAGATTATTCTGAAGACGGAAGACGAAAAAATATTCAAAGAGCTCAAGACATTGCGATGTTTTTAAATGAAAAAGGTGTTAATGTAATTATTTCTTTAGTTTCACCTTATAAAGATTTGAGGGATGACCTAAAGTTTAAAAGTAATGTTATTGAAATTTATGTTCATACTGATGATATCCGTGGTAGAGAAAATTTTCATGTTGAAAACTATGAGAAACCGACTGAAAATTATATTGATATTGACACTACTGGTGTTTCAGAATTTACATCACTTGGAGAATTAATTACTAAAATTAGTGAATATGGAAATAAATAGAGAGGAACCGGAAATACAATTTTACCTTGCTTATTATATGGACAATGGTGAAGTTGATGAAAATGGGAATATGGACATTAAAATGAAAACCGCGGTAATTCCTATACGATTAAAAGAAAAGTTTTTAGAAAAATTTAAGGATAATCCAAATCCGACAAAAAAAGAAATCTTTAATTTTTTAGATAGTCATGAGTAATTGGGAAAGAAAGACACACGTACAAGCAGCATTTGCATCATCATCTTCAAGTAAGAAGTATTCTATGTTTGTAGGAAGATGGCAACCATGGCACCATGGACACAGAGCTTTGATTGACCAACAACTTGAACGAGGTAAGAACATATTACTTTGTGTGAGAGATGTTGAGATTGATGATAAGAATCCATTTTCAACTGAATGGGTTGTTGAGAACTTAAACAATGAGTTGAAAGATTTAATTGACGAAGGTCGATTGGTAATTCAAGTTATTCCGGATATTGATAGTATTAATATTGGTAGAGGTGTTGGGTATGATGTGATAGAACATTTACCACCTGATGAGATTAAGAATATTTCTGCAACCAAGATTAGAGAACAAATGAAAAAGGATGGTAAGTTATGAGAGTAACGGTTGATATTGATGAATACGCGGAAAATGCGGTTCTATTGGATGGTTTAGAAGAGGCAATCGTTGGGATTGTTGAGGACTTTGGTTCTCCGGGGAGAAAGATGTTGTATTCAAAACAAGGAATATTAAACATCCTACAAGAAAGAGATTTAATGACTATGGGTGAGGCTGAAGAGTTTTACGATTATAATATATTAGGATTACACGCAGGTGAACAAAACGCGGTGTTTTTGGATTTAGAAATAACACCAATAAAAAAAGAAGATGGTTGGGAATACCAATTAAAAGAATAATATGGCAAATACAATGACAACTTATGTTAAGATTGTGAATCTTAACGAAGAAACGTTTGGTAAACTTAAAGATATATTTGAGACTGAAGGTGAAAATAGTTCAGAAGTTAATGTAGTGAATCATTTTAATAAATTATTTAGAACTGAATTCAATAATACTGACAACTATATGAATAGAGAATGGATGGATGAAAACATTGGTTCAAAATGGATTAAGATTGAATTTGGAGATGTTGAGTACACACCTGAAGTTGACTTGATTATTGAAACCGCATGGAATGTACCAACCGAGTATCTTCAAAAAGTGGTTGAAGTAATGAATGAAGTTGATAAGGATATTGTTGCTTATGGTACCTATGAAGATGAAGGGTATTCTCCTGTAGGTGCTTTTGTTTATGGATATGATTATGATGATATTGAAGATTATGATGAGGTTGACTCGGGACGTATGTGGGAAGACGATGATTATAATGAAGAAATTTATAGTGAGTTATATTCACTTAGAGATGGTTTATATGAATCATATCTTGAAGTAAAAAAAGAAAGAGAAGAAGATGATAGAAACGGGTAAGATTATTAATGGAGATTGTGTTGAGGTTATGAAGACCTTACCTGAAGGTAGTGTTGATTTAATCGTTACATCTCCACCATACAATGCCAACATCAAGTATGATGAATATGACGATGGGTTATCAATGGAGGAGTATTGGGATTTCACAATCAATTGGTTGAGTGAAGCTTTCCGTGTGTTAAAAGATGATGGAAGGGTTGCAATAAATGTTCCAATTGAAATGAATGTTCAAGAACGTGGTGGTAGAATATTATTCAATGCTGAATTTTGGATGAAGATGAAAGAGGTTGGATTTCAATTCTTTGGAATGGTTGACCTTACTGAAGATTCTCCACATAGAGTTAGACAGACGGCTTGGGGTTCTTGGATGAGTGCTAGTAGTCCTTATATCTATAACCCGAAAGAATGTGTGATACTAGCTTATAAGAAATCAAAAAAGAAATTGAATAAGGGTGAATCACAATGGGAAGGTAGTCATACTAAAATAACATTGGAAGATGGGACTTTAAAAGATAAAGTTATTTATGATGATGACGATAAAAAAGAGTTTATGAATTTAGTTTTTGGTAGATGGGAATATTTTGCGGATACTAAATCATTAACTAAAGCAACCTTTTCAATGGACATCCCATCAAAGGCGATTAAGATTTTAAGTTATAAAAATGATATTGTTCTTGACCCTTTTATGGGTAGTGGAACTACTGCGGTTAGTGCTGAATTATTAGGTCGTAGATGGTTGGGAATAGAATATAGTTCAAACTATGTTGAGATAGCAACGAATAGGATTAAACATTTTATTGAGGAGAGGAATCAAACTGAATTAGAATTAGAATAGAAAAGGGTCTTATGACCCTTTTTTTTGTTAGTAGTGATATTTATAAATAAAACATTAAAATGTCAGATATTATTATAACAGAATCCCAACTCAAAACCATTCAAGAATTTTATGATGAAAATGGTCAACTATTAAATGAAGAATGGTGGAATACTATTGGAGACGTTGTTGGTATTTTTGACCCAACAGGATTAGTGGATTTAGTAAATGGTCTTGATTATATAAGACAAGGGGAATATTTCTTTGGTTTCTTATCTATGATTGCGATAATTCCATATGCAGGAGATGTTATTGCAAAACCTCTTATGGGTGTGTCAAAAGGTAGTAAAGCAATGAGAGGTGTAAGTGAAGCCATGGGTATTATAAAAAAAGGTGGTAGTACTGCTGAGGCTAGTAGGTTATTAGCGAACGCAGGAAAATCATCTCCATTGTTTGCTAAACTATTAAATACTTCAATAAGTTGGGGTGGAAAATTAAAAGAAATAGTTGATAGAATTCCTGGTGGAAGTTTAACAAGTGGTTTAAGAAAAACTATAATGGATTGGATAGACCTTTTTATAAGTGGCGCTAGACAAAGTAAGAGGACAGGTAAGATTACCGCTAATTTTGCTAAAAAAGTTAAGGCAGCTGACCCTGCAACCGCAACCGCTTTAATGAAACAATTACAAAGTCAATTAACAAAAAGTAGTAGAACTTTTAGGGATTTCAAACTTGCGGACCCTGGTTTTATGAGTAAATATGTTTGGCCAGGTCTTTCATTTAGAAACAGAAATTTAATGGCGTTAATGAGAAGAACTAAGTTTTATGCGGGACTATTAGATTATGTTGGTGTTGCAAATTTTGTTGGGCCGGAAGAGTTATCACAACAAATGGGGGAAGAAAATTTACAGAAAAAAATTACTGAATATTCTCAAACACCGGAAGGTCAAAAAAATTGGACAGAAGATATGTCTTCAGCAAACATGAGTCAAGAAAATCCAACACCACAAACAAACACAACAACATCAAGTGATGGTGATATTAATGACGACCCATTTTCTAAAATGTTTAAAAAGATGTTAATAGGTCAATTAAACCCAATACCGGGAATGTAATAAATAAAAAATTATGAAAGAAGAAATAATATTAAAACTAGTACAAGTACAAGTCCAATTTAAATTTATGCATTGGCAAACAACTGGTGATGCCAAACACAGAGCGTATGGTGACATTTATGATACATTAGGGGATTTAATTGATAATTTTACAGAATCTATGATGGGAAAATATGGTAGACCTGAATTTGAATCAGAGTTCTCACTTATGTTCCAAGATTTAAAATCATTAAGTTTACAAAATTTTATGGATGGGATTACTGATTTTTTAGTTTCAATTACTGAAATGTTAGACCCAAAATACGACACCGACCTTTTAAATTTAAGAGATGAGATGTTGGCGGCAATTAATAAACTAAAATACTTACTTACATTAAAATCATAATATGGCAAAGATTATAAGATTAACAGAATCTGATTTAAATAGAATTGTTAAAAGAGTTATCGAAGAACAAATGAATCAACAAAAAGCGGTTGATGTTCAAATGGAAAAAATTAAACCTGAAATGGGTGGTAAATATTGTTTTGGTGACCCAAAACGACTTCAGTCAGCTTATGGTTACAATGTTAAATTACTTAAGGTTAAATCGGGTGATACATTAAGTGGTATTGCTTCAAAACACCCTGGAGTAACAAGTGTTGACGACCTTATTAGAATTAATAAGGGTTGTGCATTAACTAAAGGTTTGAAGAGTGGTGATGTACTTGCCATTGTGATTATGCCTGAAATGTAATATGAAAAAACTAATAAAAGAAAGTGGTATCAGGGACATAAAAAAATTGTCCCAACGATACCCTAAAGCCGAAATATATTTTCACCAAGATTTAGATGGGGTTACCACGGCAATTGCAATGAAGAAATACCTTGAAGATAATGGTATTAATGTTGTGGATGCTCACGTTATTCAATATGGGGATAAAGAGTTCTCTGTAAAGAAGAATGATGCTCAAGGTGACACTATGCCGGTCTTAGTTGATTTTGCTCACGGAAAACCAATGTTTGTTATCCATACAGACCATCACGATAGACAAGCAGGTGCTGAAGATACTAAATCAACTTCTTTTAGACAATCTCGTTCAAATGTTGAAACAATTTCTCAAATAGTTTCACCGAAAGAATTGTTTCCTTCTTCTGATATCTTACTAATATCAACCGTGGACTCAGCGGACTTTGCGAAACATGACATCTCACCTGATGAGGTTGTGAATTATTTGTTTAGATTTGATAAAGAGAAACCATTACAGAGAAACAAAATGTTATTGGGGTTTGTTGTTAACAAACTCATATTGGCGTTCAAAAACAAACCGGGATTTTTAGAAGGTTTAGTTATGAATTCGGAGCCATCATTAATGTCTATCCTTACAAATATTAAGGAATGGATGACAAAAACAAATGCCGTTAAACCGGAACTATTACAAAAAAATGCAGAAGACTATAAAACATCGATGCAAGGATATCCAAATGTCAGCGACAACATTATCTTCCAATATGGTGGGGGTAGCATGTTCAAGCCTGGGTCTTATGATAGATACACCCCATTTAGAAATAATCCTGAAGCAGACTTTCTTATTATGGCGTGGCCATTGGGTCTTGTTCAAGCATCTTGTAACCCATTCAAGAAAGAACGAGAACTTAAAGGGGTTAACTTGGGTGAAATTGCCCAAGAAGTTTTATCGAAATGGGAGGACCAATTAAAAACTAGGGATATACCTTTATCAACTATCAAATGGGTAAGTGAGACAGGGGTAGGTCCTGAGAGCGTTGGGTTCACATTTAAAGATTTCAAAGCATTATATGGGGATAAGTTTAAATCGATTGATAATGGAGAAAAAGCGTTGAAACACATTCAACAAATGATGGAAGTTCCATTTTCAGAATTGAGTGAAGAACATCGAGCAATGTTGGATAAGATTACCATCAATGCTTGGGAATTGATTCAGGCTAATTCAGGAGGTCACAAATGTATTACGAATATTTCAGGGTTGAATTATCTTGGAAGAAGTACTCGACCACCAAAAGGAAGTCATCGATATAATGAATCAGATGATTCACCGACAGTGAAGTTCACAAAAATGATTGCAGGTCAATTACAAAAAGTATTAAAAGAGAAAATACAACAATCGAAGGGTGATAATTAGAATAAGTATTCTATAACATCACCCGCTTCGATGTTTAAAAATTCACAAGTACCACCTTCAAGTTCGAGTACGATATTACCGTTACCACAATAACTTGGACATTCTTCACTTTCACATGGTGGACAATTATGGTGGATATTTACGATAACATTATTACGGATAATAATAATATCCAAAGGGATGATACAATTCTTCATCCAAAAACATTGTTTGTTACCTCCCATTAGGAATAACAAACCTTCGAAAGATTTGTCAAACGTTTTTCCCATCATGCCAATGGCTTGGGAGCTCTTATCAGTAAGAGTTTTGACTTTGAAAATATTTTGATTAATTTTAACATTCATAACAATAAATATATGGGAATTAAAAGGTATGTCGGAGTTTTAGTAAAATGTGGTAATAAAGTTTTACTATGTAAGAGAAACGCTAAGGGTCCATATCCAGGTATGTGGTCATTACCCGGTGGTCATCTTGAAAAAAATGAGACCACCTTGGATTGTGCAAAGAGAGAATTCTTTGAGGAAACTGATATAGATATTGATGATATGGATTTAACTTTCGTTGGTGTTGTCCCAAGAACAAGTCGTGATGGAAGAGAAATTAGAGGGATTATGTATGTTTATCAATTGGATGTGGATAAAGAATTGGAGCCTGACTTAGATAACGCTATGGATGGTGAAGAACATACTGATTGGGAATACTTTACCAGTAATCAGGTGAAACCGGAGAAGACCGGAGTGAAACTACACAAACTCATTACACACGTAATGGAAAAATAATTTAATTTTTATTTGGCAATACCAAAATTAGTTGTATCTTTGTACTCACAAAACGGTAGAGATATGGCTAAAGAGAAATTATACAGAAGTGTTTACGGAGAATACCTTTATCTATTTAATTGGATTGGTGGGGGATTTAATGATGTTTGGGCTCCGAGTAAGAGAGAGGCATATGCCAAGGTCATGAGAGAACAAAAAGTTCACGAAAAGAAATATCCAACACACGTTAAGTTGAGACCTGATTATAAGTCAATGAGAAAATGTACTTATTCTCAGTATCAAGCACAAAACCGAATGGGTTGGATGATGAGTATGTAAAAACTACTTGAGTAAGCGGGAGTGGTCAATCAACAACCCGAAGAAGGTTCAGGTAAAACTATATTTAAAAGAGGACGGCCGAGCCTATAATAGAGTAAGTAGGAAGTTAATGTTTTTTAGGAAGATTGAGTCAGTTTTTAACATTAACGAAACATAGTCAGGAGACCATTGGTTGGTATCACCTCCCCAAGGTTGAGTAACGGTAAGGCCGACTCTTTATGGCAAAGACGGAACAGGTTCGAATCCTGTCCTGACTACAAATTAAAAAAAAAATAACAAAGGTATTGACTTTTGGTGATGTTAGGAGATATTTATATTCTCACGGTTCGAGAGAACCAAAACACCCCAACAAAAGTTTCATAAAAAATTTGGTAGTATCAAAACTATTACTTACCTTTGTGAAACATATATCCCACAGATGTATGTTCGAGAGAATTTATGTGTGTGGGTTTTTTTTTTCAAAAAAAAAGTGTTAAAGTTTTTGACAAATCAAAATAAATGTTTTACCTTTGTCGAAGAAATAAAGTTCATAAAAATATTGAAAGATTGGTGTGGGTGTCGTGTCGAGGTTTCAAATCCCTCCGGATTTATCCGTAGCTCAGGTGGTAGAGCATACACCCACATTTTTTTATATGACTACGATAGCTCAGCGGGTAGAGCAATCATTGGGAACAATGGTGTGCCGGTGGTTCGATTCCATCTCTAGTCACAAATAGATTACTCTGTGATAAGATAGCAGATAGACCTATTACAGCAGACTATCCCGACGGGAGTGCGAGTTTTAGGTAGTAAAGAATGGGTGACCTACGAATTTGTAAATCTTAAGGTCTTATCACAGATTAAAAAAAAAAGTTTTATAGAGTTCTTGACAAATAGAAATTATGTGTTATACTTATAAAACAAATTAGGGAAACCTAATACGTTCTTAGAAATTTTAGATTATCCATATAGTACTTCGGTATTATAAAAACGATAATGGGTGGTATATCATCCTTAAATAAACCGGGAAACCGGGATAAAGTGAATCTGTTGTGTTGACAGGTTTGCGGTCTCAGAAATGGGACTCGAGTATACAAGTCGGATATCACCTGACCTTCAGTATTGAGGGCAACGCTTTAGAGAAAGTGGTTGGGTGACCGGGCGATGTGGGTCGTCAGGTTGAGGAGGGAACTCCAATAAGAATAACCGATAGGAACCAAACAAGAAATTAGGTCATCCAACTTAGTAATTGTGGGTTCCAATATCAGAGAGGACTTAAAACCGAAAGGTATGATAGAGAACGAGTGGTGTCGCTACTATCCTTACAAAACATCTACCAAGGTGTCAGTTTGAAGTAATCTTAAAATATGAGAGTGGGGACACTCTACCGAGTAGATTAGTATTTTGTTGTTCAAAAGATAACGAAGCTTACGACAGACCTCTACTTGGACACATCCACGACACATTTAACTTATAGGATATTTTAAGTAAAACTAAAAGATACATAAGCAAAAGTGTCTGTCAGGTATCATCGACAAGGTGACTACATAGTAACGAGCCGTTCGTTGCACAGGATGACCGCAAGTCTGAATGTATTCTTACGAAAAACCTCTAAGGAGTCGAATCCCGAGTCAGTCCGCAAGATTGAAGAGAGTTGAATAATAAGAGAGTAGATGATATCTCAAGGAGTAATTGGTCTAACCAATTGTCACTGAGAATTACCATTCAAAAGATGGTGGAAAAGAAGGGAAACTATAATCCTTCCGAAGATTCTTAATAACACGAGTATTCTCATCGTATTAGCCAAAGAGGTGTTACATTAATTTGTAACACCTTTTTTTGTTTATATGAATTTTTATATTATATTTGCATCATGAGAAAAGTAAAAACAAAAGATTCGGAAAGAATCTATACCGGACAATTTCGTAAAAAAAGAGTATTATCAATCTTTCCATTTATTATTATGGATGGAATAAAAAGTGATTTCCATTGGACCGGAAAATGGTTCCAATATGTTACGGTCAAACAACAAAAGATAAAAGACCGTTATTTGGAGTTCAATGAAGGGAATTACCAAAATTATTGGGGTAAATGGGAGACAACTTGGGTTTTTACCAAAATTATGAAAAATGAACAAGTCAATAAACATTATTAATAAGAAAGCCAGATTTGAATATGAATTTCTACAGACTGAGATTTGCGGTATTCAATTGGTAGGTTCTGAGGTTAAGTCAATCCGTCAGGGAAAAGTATCCATATCTGAAGGGTATTGTTATTTCAAAGATGGTGAGTTATTCGTAAAGGGTATGAATATATCTGACTACGGGTTTGGTTCATTTCATGAGACCGTTAGGGACCGTAAGTTATTATTAAAACGAAAAGAGTTGAATGAATTGGAATCAAAACTTATCAACGGACTTACCATTGTTCCTCATAGAGTGTTTCTTAATGGTAAAGGATTGATTAAAATGGAGATTGTTCTTGCTAAAGGTAAAAAGATTCACGATAAAAGAGAAAGTATTAAATCTCGAGACATTGACCGGGATATGAAAAGAGTTCAACTATGAATGTAATTTGGGTTGCTGAAGACATTAAAAAAGATGGTACGTTTAAACAAAGTAAACCGGAACTAATGTGTACGGTTTCTTGTGTTTTATTCGTGAAACATTATTATCCGGAATTTAAAAGAATATTTTTTGTGGATGATTTCACCAAAGAATATTATAATCAATTTGGTATTTTAGAATTGTTTGATGAGGTTAACGATACCTTATTGAATGAACCGATTGATATTGATAAAGAAATATTTTGGGCGGCTAGTAAAATTATGGCACAAAGAATAACTCCCGGGCCAACCATTACATTTGATTTAGATTTTAGGATTTATGATGACATATCTAAATTAGGTGTGTTTGATGGAGATGTAAGTTGTTTGTGGTTAGAAGAAATTAATAACGAGTTTTATGGGAAACCGGAGAATCTCTTAAAATACCCAAATTTAAAATGGGATTTTAATTGGACAGACAATGCTCTGAATGTTTCATTTCTTTATTTGAAAGATGAAGACTTCAAGAATAGATATTGTGATTTGGCGTTAGAGTTCATGAAATCATCATATGGTAGAATCCCCAAAAATTTAGATAGAGTACAGAACAATAAGTTTATATTGTTTATTGAACAATATATGTTATATCAGTTGTGTTTAAGTCATAATCAGAAGGTAAAATTATTGATAGATGATTTCTATCCGATTAAAGACAATATCGTGAGCGGGTGTGGTGTTAATATGAGTACTTGTTGTAATCATTTTTACCATTTTGGAGACCATAAAAAATTGATGGAGATAGATAACGAGTTCTATTGGAATGAAGTTAACCTATGTTACGAAATCACAAATAAAAATATTAGTGATGAATATGGGCTAAATGTATTTAATAAAATTTATAATTAAGTGATAAATAACTAATTATAGTAATGAAAGTTACTTGTGGGTTAACATATTATTATGAGGATTTTATTACTATTGAAGAACAAAGATTCTTAAGTGAATGGGTATTAAATAATGAAGAAAATTTAATTCCAAATCCAACGGGACCATATCGTAAAAGAAAAGTATTAAATAAATTACCGGACTATCCAAACATTTTAACTGAATTAAAAGAAAGAATTATACGATTGGAGAATCTTAATATTTCAGAAGATATTATAACAAATGGTGACCAAGATATTGTTAGTGTTCAACGAAATATGGGAATGGTTCCGGAACATATTGATTATGATAGGATTGAAGGGTATTATTTGAGGAGATATAATATATTTGTTTCTTTACCTGAAGAAGGTGGATTACCCGTATATGATGGGAAGGTTATTGAGTTGAAGGAAAGATGTGTGTTGAAAGTAGATGCTGGATTAATATCCCATTCGACTACTAAAATAAATGGTGAGATACCTCGTATAATGTTATCTTATGGTTTTAATATAAAAAGAATATAATTTTATTTGTGAGTTTGTAAAAAATGATTATCTTTGTCCCAATAAAAAGATATAAAAATGGAATTACCTAATTTTAATGTTAAGATTCAAAGTGAGAAGTTTGGAGTTTTGTTAAATGAAAATTTTTTTGACAGAACTCAGTTCAAAATATTTATCAGTATGGTTCAAGGGTCTATTGAATTAAAAAATGATTTTACATTTTTTAACGGGAATGATTTTTTGGTTCATATTCCTCACAAATATTTAATTGAATCTATTGTAACAACAAGTATGGATTTATCATTGACATTAACTGAGCACATGGCTAAAAAAATGAAATTAGAAGAATCTATTTGATTTCCAAGTTAGATTAAACTTGGTGGTGGAGTCGGTACAAACTAGTACAGACCTAAAAAAAGGGACATTTAGTCCCTTTTTTTTTTATTGTTGTCTATCAAACCAAATCCCAAATCCACAATTTTCCCTGATAAAATCAAAACATTCGTCTCTTATGTTGTCAATCATTTCATCAAATTCACCCCATTCACCCATTCCTAAATTTTCGTAAATTTCATCCATGTTTGAATCATACTCTTCACCATTTTCATCAACCCCGGTTAATCTATTATCACCCCAACTCCAATCAATAAGAACTGCGTCTCCGGTTTCGTCTAAATCAATTCTTGATTGATGTATCTCAAGGTAAATATAATTGCGATTCTCACTATCCAAAGGTACTCTAATCCCTTTTCCGTCTTTGTTTAGTTTGGAAAGTGCTCTCTCAGTAAATTCATTAGCTTTTATTTCTCCAACTTCTTTTATCAAATCAGGTAAAAAATTATCTAAATCATAATCCATCGACCTGGCTATTGACATTGTATTGGGACTAGGATATCCCATCTTATTCATTACTTTTAAAAATCTATTTAACTCACTCATTTGTTTTAATACTATCAGCTAAAATTACTCAGGTTTTGAAATGGTATATTAATAACAACCATACCATTTTGAGTTATTTTAAGTTTAGGGTTATCATCGTGTCCAAAACAATAGACCTCATTGGCATTAAATCCTTTTTTGAACTCAAGATAATTATCATCACCATAATACTTAATAACTAAGTAATTGTTTTCTTGATGATAATTTTCGGTTGTTGTTATTGGTACCAAAGTATTTTCAAATTCAATTGATTCTTGATTTAACTTTTTATTCCAACTTGCAATAACTTCTATTTCGTAATTCCAATCATCAGTTTCAATCTCACCGATTTCATCACATTCTTGACAAGGTTCAATTCTACTTCCATAACATTCAGGACATTCTTCAACAGTATTACCATGACATGAAGAACAAGTCCTAAGACCATCACCATTACAATCCCAACATGATTCTTCTTCATTATCAGGGTCAATACCACTACCATTACAGGTATCACAAGCAACTTCTCCGGTTGCGTCACATTCTTCACAAGGAGCTTCTCCAGTTCCATCACAGGTATTACATTCAACTTGTCCATCTCCTGCACAAACTTCACATAATTCACGGTGATTAGACCCATCACTAAATAACATGTATAGGAATATTAAATCGTTTAGTATTTCTTCTCCTAATTCAAAAGATTGTGTTTTTTTATATGAGTAGATTAGAAATGTTAATTTAATGATGTTTTCTCCACCTATTATTTCAAAATAATCCAATTGTTTCTTTGACAAAGTTATCAATTCATCATAGACATCTTGAGGTGTCTCAGAATATTTTACAATATCTTCAAGTCTAATAGCAATTTTTTTTAATTTTTCGTTCATATTATGTTAAATATTAACAATAAATAGATTTGTTTTAGGAAAGATATTAATTATATTTTTATTATAAACTCGTATAATATGTCAATTAAAATTAAAATCACAGAAGAAGAAATTTTGAGTAAACCAAATGACTCTGAATTAGGGTCATACATTAGATATAAATACTTGGTTCAAAAGGACTCATTAAAACAAGAGAAGGATGTGTTATCTCTTGGACAAATACCCGATGACGAACCGGAGAGATGTTTGGTTTGTGGTGAATTCACACCATACACTAAAGACACTCATGTTGATTTTAGGGTGGGTTATATTAGAGGGGCTGGTCAAGGATGTTACACACCAATAAAATGTGAAAAAAATAATTAAATTGTTTTGTGGTTTAAATTAATTCCTTATCTTTGTACTCAATAAAAACCACTACCATATGTCACACACTACCATTTCAAAAGTTCGTAATTATCAAGGAAACAATTCATTTGTAAATAAAATGAAAGATGTTGTTAACAAATACGGTTCATTAACCGTTAAACAAGTTGAAGCAGTTGAAAAATGTCTTAAATCTACTGCGGTTGTTGAGACTAAAGAATTACCTGAAGACGTTAAGAGAATTGTTGATTACGTAGGTGAGAACTCTTTTGTTAAAGAGATTGGTTCTAAGTTCAAAAAGTATGGTACTTTAACTGAGAAACAAATCTCAGCAGCAATTAACCAAATTCAAAAAGAAGAGGATAAAGAAAGAACGATTCGTATGAATTGGCCGACAATCGGTGAGACAATTAAAATCACTCGTAAAGTTGGGGAAGAGTTGAAAAAAACTTATGACCTTCAATTCAATCCTATCTTACTTGATATTACAAGATTGAAAGCAGTTAGTCCTAAAGCAGTTCAGTTTGTCGGTAAGATGACTGTTAACCGAGGTAAAGTTTGTACTTGTTGTGGTAGAACCCTGACTGATGAGTTCTCAATGTTAACCGGAATTGGTAGATTATGTGCAAAACACATCGGGGTTGAATATATCACTGACCGAAGTCAAGCTGATAGATTCCGTAACGAATACCTTGACAGAGTTGAGGAAATTGGTGAGATGGAGTTTTGGATTCCAAAATCACAAATTGTGAAGTGGGACGGAATTACAGAGAAAATTTTAAGAACAATGTAAATTATAGGGTATGAGTGGAGGAGCTTTTAATTATGACCAATACAAGATTGGTTATATGGTTGACCAAATAGAGGAGACGGTGGTAAAGAACGGGGTCGAGAAGACCCCGGAAGACCTAAAAAATGAAGGTTGGAGAGACCCTGATTGGTATAAAAAATACCCGGAGGATTTGTTCCATTACAAATATCCTGATGAGGTTATTGAGAAAATGAAGGAAGGTATTGAAGTTCTTAAGAGAGCTCAGATATATGCTCAAAGAATTGATTGGTTGTTATCGGGTGATGATGGTGAGGAATCATTCTTGAGAAGATTGGAAGAAGAGTTAAATGAATTAAACAAATAGTTATGGGAAAAATTGATAATACTGAGTTAGAGTTTTATTTTTTTATGAAAGGTCAATCAGGGTCATTTCATACAAACCTATTCAAGACGATTATGAGTGCCGATTTTGGTAATCAATATAAACTTGCATTCGGTTTTCCGGATGAGGTTACGGTTGTCCAAAGATATCAGAAAGAAGATGGTTATTGGGAATCACTACAAGATAAATTCGAAAAGAAATTTAATGAAAACAAAGAAGCCTAGTGCGATAGTTTACGGGTGGCATAAAGAAGGGGAAGAGATATTAGTTTCGGATGTTTATTTTCAAGAAGGGTTAGAGGATGAAGTAATAGTTTATTCTCTACCCTATACTGATGCTGTATTGGAAGACTATTCAAAGTATCAACCGGATTTAATTATATCAATTAATCAAGATATTAATGTTCCTCACGAATACCTTAAAAATAAACATATTAATGTCGAGGAACCATTACCTGATAATATTATTGCGAATATTATAGTATGTCAGGCGGTGTTTAAATCTTGTGAGGTTAATCGACCAAGGTTTTCTGTTTTTACACCTGTATATAAAACTGGTGAAAGGATTTTTAGAACCTATGAAGGATTAAAGAACCAAGTGTTTGATAATTGGGAATGGATTGTTGTTGATGATTCTCCTGACGAAGAAACTTGGAAATTACTAAAAGAAATATCAAATAATGATTATCGAGTTAAACTACATAGAATTTATCCATTGTCCGGTGGTAACATTGGATTAGTTAAACATAGGGCGGCTATGTTGGGTGAGGGAGATTGGTTAGTAGAACTTGACCATGACGACTATCTTACCAACGAATGTTTATTAACTTGTAATGACGCTATTGAAAAATTCCCTGATGGTAAATTCATATACACAAATTGTGCTGAAATTTACGATGATGGTGAACCAAAATACTACGACCACGATTGGACCGGTAATTGGTATGCGAGAGAAGATAACTATTTTGATTTTGGATACGCAGGACACTCTTGGGTGAATGTAGATGGTATTGATAGACTTGCTCATCACTACCCGGATATTAATCCATTAACTATTAGATATAACATTAGTATGCCAAACCACGCTAGAATGTGGGAAAGAAAATTGTATCATGAAATTGGTGGGCACAATACTAAAACTCCGGTTGCGGATGATTTGGAAATTATTATAAGAAGTTTTTTGAATACAAGGATGATTCATGTAAAAAAAGTGTTATACTTACAATACAACAATAAAAATAGTACGGTGGATAATAATGCCAACGACATTAACCGAAGAGCCCGATTAATTCGTGATTATTACGACAAGGCTATTCATAACCGAATTATAGAACTAGGATTTCATGATTGGAATTGGATAGAAGAGGATGAACATTCTCAAAAATATCAAAACCGATGTCCAATTAGAAAGTACTATGACGAAGAACAAGTAATGAATTACATTTATGAATAAAAAAACAAGAATTTGTTTAAATGCAATGGTTGGTAATGAAGCCAAAACCATAACAAGAATGTTGGAGTCCGTTGTTCCACACATTGACTATTACGTAATTCAATGTAATGGTAAAGAAGATAACACTCGAGAAATTATTGACAATTTCTTCAAGGAGAAAAACATTCCGGGTTATACTTACGAAACCGAATGGAATTTCCCTGGATTCAACAGAGACCATACACTTCAAGAGTGTTTGAGAGCTGACCACCAATGTGATTGGATTCTTAGAATGGATGCTGATGAAAGACTTCATGTTGATGATAACTTTGATTGGAGTGTTCTTGATGACACGTCAGTTGATAGTTATAATATCACTGCTCAGGCGGGAGATACAAGATATTTCAGAACTTGGTTTTGGAATGCTAAACGACCTTGGTTTTTCCAACATGATAAAAGACATGAAACAATTCATTTGCCTGAAATTGGAGAAGGGTTTACGAGATTTAACATGCCTTACGGGTTTAGACATTTGGTCTCTCAAGATGGTGAGACTTGGGATGTCCCAAGAAAATTTCTTAAAGATGCTTTAGAATTAGAAATTGATAAAGTTGTTGGGTATAAAGTATTAGACGACCATTATCATTTATGGTATCTTGCTAAGAGTTATGCAGATTGTTATGGTAATCCAAATGAATTACCTTTTGGTCAAACTCATTCAGAAGAATACGCTAGAAGGTCTATATGGTATTTTAGTAGATATTTTGAAGTATCTCATAATTGGGATGGGAATGGAGTTCCCGAAAGAGAAGATGAAATGGGATATTTTGCGTTAATATTGATGGCTCAGGCATATGACTTTATGAAAGAGTATGAAAAATCAAAAAATCATTACATGGCCGCTGAGTTATTCATTAAAGACAGAAATGAACATTTATTATATCATTGTTTTTCATTGGAACAACAAGGTAAATACGATGAAATTTTACCTATAATTGATAGAATGAGTATTCCTGAAAAAATTAATCCATTCCCAAATAGGACCTTTTTAATTGAAGACAGAGCTTACCTTAACACAAGTAATTTTTTAAATGAATATAAATCAAATATTCAAAGAAGAATGAGTGAACATAGAGTAAATATGGATAGTGTAACATTTGATTTTAAATAAGATTGAAAACAAAACCAAAATATGATTATTTGATAGTTGGAGCCGGAATATTCGGCTCTACTTGTGCGTATGAATTAACTAAACGAGGTAAAAAATGTTTAGTTATTGACAAGAGAGATGTAATTGGTGGGAATTGTTATACCGAGAATGTGGATGGTATTCACGTTCATAAGTATGGGGCACATATTTTTCACACCAATGATAAACATTTGTGGGATTATGTGAATCAGTTTACAGAGTTTAGACAATACACTCATAATGTGATTGCCAATTATAAAAATAAGATGTTTACATTACCTTTTAATATGTGGACATTCAACCAACTATGGAATGTTAATGAGCCTGAAGAGGCCAAACAAATTCTAATGAGCCAAACATATTCCGGTGAAATAACAAATCTTGAGGAACAAGCCTTATCAATGGTTGGTAAAGATGTTTATGAAAAACTAATTAAAGGTTATACTGAGAAACAATGGAATCGACCTTGTGATGAGTTACCTTCATCAATAATTAAAAGAATTCCGGTTAGGTTTACTTGGGATAGTAATTATTTCAGTGATAAATATGTTGGAATGCCGGTTGGGGGTTACACTCAAATATTTGAAAAAATGTTAGAAGGTTGTGATGTGATGTTGAATACCAATTACTTCCAAGACCAACTATCATTTGATTTGATGGCTGATACGACAATATACACCGGACCAATAGATACATTCTTTGGGTACAAATATGGTAAATTAGAATATCGTAGTTTAAATTGGGTAACCAAAAAACTTGAACAGGATAACTTTCAGGGTGTTCCGGTTATGAATTACACAGATAATGAAACACCATTCACAAGAATATTGGAGCATAAATGGTTTGACCCACAGAACCAAAAGGGTACAATTGTTAGTTACGAATATCCAACAGATTACGATGGTACCAACGAACCATATTATCCAATTAGAGACAATAAAAACGTTGAAGTATATGAGAAGTATAAAGATTTAACTAAGTCACTTAAAACTCACATATTTGGTGGTAGATTGGGTTCCTATGTTTATTATGATATGCATCAAGTAATTGCACAAGCGTTAAAACTAATCAAGGACCTTGACAACACAGAAACAAAATAATATAATTAAATAAAACTTAAGAGATGAACATCAAGAAAGCGTTAAAAGAGAAAAATAGAATAGTAAAAGAAATCCAAGACCTACAACTTAGAGTTGTTACTTATAACTCAATTGAGGTTGGGAATAAGAGACCATATTCTGTTAGAGAATCATTGGAATTACTTAATGAAAAAAGTAATGAGTTAGTGGAACTTAAAACAAAAATCCACGTAGCGAACGCACCAATCTATAAACATATTTTTAGATTGTCGGAATTAAAATCTATGATTACAAGAATTAAAAACTTGGATTGTAATGAAGGGATTGTTCAAGATTACTACTCAAGAAATCGTGAGACACCAACAGTGAAAGAGACGGAAATCTCAATTGTTGAGAGAGATGAGATGGTTAAACATATGGAAAACCAAATTGAGGAGATTCAAGATATCTTAGATAATCATAATCAAGTCACTGAAATTTAATATGTGTGGTGATGTTGAATTTGACAAATGTGATTTTTGCCATGAAGAGAAACCGGTTGAGAGAACTTATCTAAGACCAACCAAATATGTTAAGCCGGAAACCCCTGAGGAATATTTGAAGTTGTATAACGAAGGTGGATATTTCATCATCGTTAAAACTTGTTTCGAGTGTGGGGTTCCTAAAGTATAGTTCAGTGTCCGGAAGGGATTTAATGTAATGTAATATTGACTATCAATATTAAACATACAGACAATTATGGAGCATCGACGTTTTGATGATGATAAAGTATTCAAGCCTCAAGATTCAGCAGTTCAACATTAGTTTATCAAACCTTAAAACTCTTTTTAACTTACTTATTGAACTTCCAACCTGACTATAACTTAACCCTCGAGAAATCGGGGGTTTTGTATATTTATATGTTATGAAAGTATGTTTAAAAGGTATGAAGAGCTTTCCTGTTGAAGGTGGGGAAGAATTAGTTAAGAGTTTCTGTGAGTTTTTACAATCACAAGTACCTCTGACTAATGATATTACCGTAGAATTTTTAGATACTCGACAAGGGTCAATGACCACAGGTGTTAGATATCCTGGTAATAAGATTCAGGTTTTATCTTCCGGTCGATTACCAATTGATGTATTGAGAACTTTATCTCATGAATGGATACACGAATTCCAAACTCAAAAACTTGGGGTTGATGATAGTAAACCGATTCAAGATATTGGAGGACCTGAAGAAAATATGTGTAATGTTCTAACAGGTATCTTTATCAAACAATTTGAACAAAATAATTCTGAATTTGAAGGTATATTATACAATGAATAATTTATTCTTCGGGTTTGTATCTTCTTGAAATCGAATGAGTCCAAGTTTTAGTAGTACCACCATCCGGATTTGATGAAACCAAATTGTCAATAATTTTAGGGTCAGACATTGATTTGAAAAATTCATTATCTCGATATTGATTGTAACTAAAAGTGATTCTTTTTAATCTTGGGTATCTTTTTACTGATAAATCATCTGATTGTTTTTTAAACAACCAATATGGTATTTTAAAATATTGAAACCCTTCTTTACCTTCTACCGGACCTAATATTTCTACTTGTGATTTTGGTAATTTAACTTTATGTATTTTTATATTGTAAGGGTCGGCACCATCCATATAGATACCTTTACCTGTTAAAATCTCTTTAACATTTAATAATTCAATCATTTTATCTGTTTCATCATAAATGGTGTAAGCTCCAATTATTGATTTATCATCAGGATTATAAACATTTTTATAAAAGTCAGGAGTTATTTCCTTAGGTTCGTCAATTGATTCTTCCTCTTGTTCTCTAATTTCTTCATCATTAGATGTGTCATTCCAATCAATTGTATTGTCTTCATTGTCAGACATTTTAGGTGGGATTGGTGGGTTTAATAAAAATTTATCATTAACCCATTTTCGCAATTCATTTTCAACGAAGTATTCAGGTACCTCTTCATCATCCGGTTTTTCACTTGCAACATTTGCAATGTGTTTGGCGAACTTAACTTTATACCTATCGTCTAACATTGTCATTAGTCCGTCTGATATAAAAAATATTTTAGTTAGAGGGTCTGATAAATTAATTTCACCTTCTGCAATTTTGAAAGATTTTAGAATTGCTTTGCCCCAAAATGTTTTATAGTTATCTGTTTCAACTAAACTTGGTGCTAGTATTTTATTTGCTGCTCGTACTGCTCCTGCGATTGCACCTGCAATAAATAATTGTGGTACGAACCAAGGGAGTAAACGTATAGTTGCTTTCACACCACCCTCACCAACGTGTTTGAATATTCTTCTCTTAGTAGCACTATCAACTAAAGCTTTAAGTTGTCCAAATGTAATTTTACCTTGTGCTTTACAGAACTTTTCACTATCACAAATATTCTTGACAGCGGTTTTAGATGGTTCCACATCTTCTATAATTCTTTGGAGTTGAGACTCACTTACAATATAATTTTTATTCATAACAATAAATATAACTCATGATGGTATTGGTAAATCAAATTTTAATTCATATCTTTGTATCCAATATTAATACAATTATATGTCAAGATTAGATAAACTTAAAGAACAACATCCGGAACTAAATATGTCGGTTATGGATGTATTAGGTAAAATAGACCCTACAAACACTTACAAATATATGGAATTCTTGATTAAGAAATTCAAAGAGTTCTATTCTGAATACGATGATTGGTCAATTGGATTAGGGATTGAAATGATGGGTAGTGATAATATGGATGCGTTGAATGAGTTTGAAAGGCACGCCAAGGCAAATAGAATCACCAATCCGGATATTAGTCAATATAAAGATTTTAATCAAATCAATGACGCAGTTAAAGAAGCTGAGGAAAAAGTTAGATTGAAGGAACTTGAGAAACAAGTTATCAAACTTTATGATGATGATGAATGGTCTGTTGTTATTCCATTGAGTTATGAGGCGTCTAAAACATATGGTGCCAATACTAAATGGTGTACTACACAAGAAAGATATTGGAATGACTATTACAAGACATATAAGTTAATCTACATTCAAAATAAAAAGACGAATGAGAAATACGCAGTTTCAAGACATTGGGAGGATAATAAAAAAGTTCAGGCTTGGATGTCTAATGACAATGAAACAAGTCCAATGTTACTTCCACTACCAATTGAGGTTATGAGTGTTATTCTTTGTGAGGTTAATAAGACAGATACTATATTTGAACTTCAATCTAAACATAACATTGTTGAAGGTACTAAATCTAAAAAAGAGGGTAGACCTGATTATTTTGATGTAGATTCTTATGACAACCAATATAGTCGTAATGACGTGGAAATGGAAGCACTACGACGTAACATTTATGCTCCTTATGTATCAAATAATAGTTGGGGGTTTGAGAATAATGATGGTTTAAGTATGAGAGATATAATAAGGAGATTAACCACTACTGATTAAAAAAATATAGATATGGGATGTGATATACATTTGTTTAGTGAAAAGAAAAAAAGCGTAAATGGTGTTGAAAAATGGGTCAATGCTGACCATTGGACGATAAACCCTTATTTTGGGACTGACGAATATGAGTCAGAGTTAGAGTTAGTGTCAATATATCGTAATAGAAATTACAATTTATTTAATATTCTTGCTGAGGTTAGAGGTAATGGACCTTCGATATCCCAACCAAGAGGATTACCGGATGATGTCTCAGATGTTGTGAAAAAAGAATCAGACCGATGGGATGGTGATGGACATAGTCATAGTTATTTTACACTTGCTGAGTTGAAAAAATACTATGAAGCTAATTCCCATACCTCACATAATGGGTTCCTTAGTGAAAGACAAAAAAAGGAATTGGATGAAGATGGTAAGGCACCATACAGTTGGGTTGAATGGTCAGGTCCTGATTTGGAATATAGAGAATGGAAAGAGGATTCTCCGTTAAAACAACTTGTTGAAAAGGTAGATGAAAGAATGAGGGATGAGTTTTGGATTAGTAAAGACGATGAAGACACCTCAAAGTTTGATGAGAAGTTTAGAATTGTGTTTTGGTTTGATAATTAAAAAAAAATATGGAAAAAAGATTAGGTAAAATAGAATCTGTGAGTTTCGGTCTTGGTGGATATCAAGGGGCGATGTTAGGACTTCATGTTACATTAAGTAATGGAGGTTGGGGTGTTGGAGACTCAAACGCTCATTGGGATTCAGAACAGGTAAAATGGTCAGAAAATACCAAATGGTCTGAGGAAGACCGAGACGGTTGGTATGCTGAAATTATGAGATATGTCTCAAAGTTATTGAAGGATGCCAAGGTTGATTCAGTTGATAAATTAAAAGGGAAACCGGTTGAGGTTACCTTTGATGGTAATCAATTAAAAGAATGGAGAATATTAACAGAAGTATTATGAAAAGAGGAATAACTGCCAGTACATTTGATTTACTTCACGCGGGTCATATCCTGATGTTGAAGGAGGCAAAATCGGTTTGTGATTATCTTATTGTTGCGTTACAGGTTGACCCGACAATTGATAGACCGGAAAAGAATAAACCAATTCAATCTTATTATGAGAGATGGGTTCAAGTATCTGCGGTTAAATATGTTGATGAGATTATCCCATATGCCACTGAAGAAGAATTAAGAACTATATTACAGAACTACGAAATTGATATTAGAATTTTGGGTGATGAATATTACGATAGATATTTCACAGGTAATGATTTACAGATGGAATATCACTACAATAAGAGGACACACGGGTATAGTTCAACAGAATTAAGAAAAAGAATAAAAAGTTTGGAGTAATCCAAACTTTTTTTATATCTTTGTGGAAAATAATAATATGTTTTACGATGATTTTGAGGTAGGTGATACTATCGGGTATGATGAGAATTGGGACGGTAGAAAGACAGGTAGGATGATAGAGCATGTATTAACTGAAGTGTCTTTGAGAGATATCAAGATATGGGAAAAGGAATATAACGAACATAACATGAGAATAATTAAAAAACATAAAGAGGAAAACATATGATAGTATTGGGAATTATTTTAGGAGCTATTTTAACCATTTTATTGGCGATTGTTGTTGGTGATTATATTCAAAGTAAAAACAGAAAGAATAAATGTAAGAATTGGCAAATTGGGGATAAACTTATTTTAAACCGAGGGGATTATCGTCGTGAATTAGAGAAAAATAATGTTGAATACGCGATTCTTAAGGGTTGGTCTTTAACTGATTTATACATTAATTGTGGAGATGACTTTGTTCATAAAGTGTCTTGGAGTTGTTTAGATAATAATAAATCTGCAAATTGGAGACAGAACTATGAAGAAGCCAAAAAGGTTATGGGGTGTGACCCTCAATTCCCAAACGGAGTTGGTACTTCTTCAACATCAAAGGGTGACGTTAACGGGAAACCAATTGAGGTATTGAGTGAAATTGAGTGTGAGGTTCAACTGAAGTTAGCGATTGAAAAAGAAGACTATACTTTGGCGGACAAACTTAGAAAACGATTAGAAAAATTTAGATAAGATGAGAGAGTGGTGTATAGAACAACATAGAAAAACGAATCATATGTATGATGTGTATCTTCCATATGAGTTCCATTTAAGAATGGTGAACAATGTGTATAAAGACTTTCGACATTTATTGGATGAAGAATTGAATGATTATTGTGGTAAAGCTGTTTGGGGTCATGACTTAATTGAGGACTGTAGAGTATCTTATAATGATGTGAAGAACCATTTAGATGAAGGTGCGGCTGATATTATTTACGCAGTTACCAACGACAAAGGTAAGAATCGTAAAGAGAGAGCCGGTGTGAAATACTATGAAGGAATCCGTAAAACTCCGGGAGCCGTGTTTGTAAAACTATGTGATAGAATTGCGAATGTTCAGTATGGTAAGATGACTAAATCTCGTATGTTTGAGATGTATAAAAACGAAAACTCAGATTTTGAACAATATTTAGGTCGTTACACCTCAAACAAGGACCTGGAACCAATGTTTGTTTATTTAAAAAACCTATTCAATGAGTAAGATTGTTAAAATATTCAATGAGTTAATTCATCAAAAACTATCATCGCAATTTGGTGAGGTTTTATTGGATTGTAAGTTAATTGGTAGAAATGGCGGGATTGGTGATTATCGATATGACTTGTTGTTTATTTTTGATAGTGAATATAATAATCCGAGTATACAACTTGAAAGTGTTTTAAGAACCTGTGACGAGCTATTTGATTGGATTGATTTAAGTTTTAGTACTAACCTCAGTATTGTTATAATGCATAAGTTTGGTAGAAACCAACATTATAGTTATTTTGAGTTAATTGATGAGTTATGTAGACGTAATAGTTATTTTTCTTTTCATGAGTCAATGAGACATCCGAGGTATAAAGAGTATCAGGAATGGAAACTTAATAAAGAACGTGAAGAAAGAAGAAGAAGTGCTTGGGAGATGGAGATGGGAAGAATAACAAGAAATGATTTAATGCAACAAACAAGAATGACCGAATCAAGAAAAAAGAAGTTTTTATTTTGGTAAATCAAAATAAAGGATTATCTTTGTTGAAAATAAATTGATATGTTTAAATTTTACGAAGTCGGAGGGAAAGTTAGGGATGAGATTTTAGGTCTTGAGTCTAAGGATGTGGATTATGTTGCGGTTCCAAGTGACAAATTACTTCAGGACTTTGACACTGCGGAATCAATGTTCTCAATGTTGGAACAATATTTAAGAGATGAGAAGTTTGAAATCTTTTTAGTTACCGCAGATTGTTTTACAATTAGAGCTAAGTTCCCAAAAGACCACAAGTATAGTGGTGTCGCAGACTTTGTTATGGCTCGAAAAGAGATTGGATATATCGAAGGTACAAGAACACCAATCGTTAAACCGGGGACATTATATGATGACCTTGAGAGAAGGGATTTTACCTTGAATGCATTGGCAAAAGATGAAGATGGGAAAATCATCGACTTCTTCAACGGACTTGAAGATTTGAAGAATAAGTATTTGATAACTCCATTACCAATTCATCAGACATTTAATGACGACCCTCTTAGAATTTTGAGGGCAATTAGATTCTCAATTACAAAAGGATTTACAATTCCTATGAGAATGGCACTTGTCATAGAATCGTACAACTACGATGAAAAGATGGGTGTTGTTTCAACAGAAAGAATTAGAGAGGAATTATTCAAGTGTTTTAAACATGACACTTTGGAAACATTAAAAGTTCTTAATGAATTTCCATTACTGAAAAATTACATCTTCAAGGATAAAGGATTATGGTTAAAACCAACAATGGAGCAATAAAAATAAATAAGATATGAAATCAATAGAACAATCAATCCAAGAAATTAAAGACTTTAATTTCTTGGATTCATCACAAGAACAAATAGAGAAAATTCTCCCAACATTTGGTATGAATAATGAACAGACTTTTGAAATGCCCATGGAATTTGAAAAATACATGGGGTGGGGAATAAAGTTTTGGCAATACCCAAATCAATTGAGTAAATTTATAGAGTTTATAAAAGGTAAGGAAATAAATTCTTATCTTGAAATTGGGGCTAGATGGGGTGGTACATTTATATTAATCAGTGAGGTTTTACGTCAAACTAATCCACATATCGCAGCTTTTGCAAATGACTTCATAGAACCATCTGAAATATTACATACTTACCAACATAAATTTGATTCAAATAGATTTACTTACTTACAAAAGAATTCTAATGATATAGGTCTTTATGAAGATTTAAGTTCAATGGTTATGAAACCTAATCCACAAGTAGATATGGTTTTTATTGATGGTTGTCATTTATATTGGTGTGTAAAAGAAGATTATCAGAGAGCATTAAATTTTGGTGCAAAATATATAATATTTCATGATATTGTTAGTCAATCTAGCCCGGCAACCAAAGCGGCTTGGGATGATATTAAAAAGAAACATAAAAAAACATTTGAATTTACTGACCAATATGATTCAGTTAAGGGTAAATACTTAGGTATTGGGGTTATTGAAGTAACTAAAGAAGATGATTGTTTTCCATTTTATAAAGAATATTATCCACATTTATTTTAACATTAGCTGAGTGGTTTAATAAATAAAAAATGATTACATTTGTATTATAAAAAAAAATATGGAAGAAAAATTTGGGGCGTTTATGTTAATGGTATTAATGTTGGTCGTGTTAGGAATTTTAATGGCTTGGCCTGTTCAAATATTGTGGAACTTATGTTTGATTCATGCAATTGATGGATTAAATCCAATTACCTTTTGGCAAGCATTAGGGATTAACATATTATGTTCTATTTTATTTAAAAATTCAACAACTTCAAAAGATTAGGAATTATGAAAAGAATATACTTAGATGATGTAAGAACTCCAATCGATAAAGATTGGGTTGTTGTGAGAAGTTACGAAGAGTTTGTTGAGAAAGTTAATGAGATTGGTTTGCATAATATTGAAACCATTTCATTGGACCATGACTTGGGTGATACTGCGATGAAAGAATATTTCGACAATGTATCTCCAAACTATACCTTGGACTATAATAACATTCACGAGAAGACCGGATATGATGCAATAAAATTCTTAGTATCATTATTCTACAATACTAATGTGGAAAGATTCAACATGAGTAGAAGAGAAAGAAAGGAACATGAGTTTATTTTTCCAAAAGTATATGTTCACTCAGCCAATCCAATTGGGTCAGCAAACATTATTGGGTATTGTAATAATTTCTTGATGAATGAAGGACAAGACCAAACCTGTGTAAGAGTAAAAATAGAACATACATAATATGAAAGGAAGATTAAATAAATTAGCGAAAGGATGGGTTGTAGAATATATTTTACCGGGACCACCATTTGTTGGAGAATTACCATTATTAATGGATGAAACAACATTTCCAAAGGACAGAGAATTATTTGTTGTTGGTAGTGAGGTTAGTTTCAAAATCGTTGAACAGTGGGAGGTTGGTGACTTCGATATGGAAGGTATTGTTGAATATGCTGAGATTGTACCGGAAGTTAAGGAAGAAGAACCTTATGACTATTGGAAAGAAAGATGTTTGGCAGCGGAGAAGTTTATTGACTTATCTCCTTGTGACCCTGATATTTACGATGACCAATTAATCGCTCATGGTGAATGGGTTGCAATAAAAAACAAACAAACAAATTAAATGGAGAATTTTAAAAAGTATTTCGAGTTCGGTGGAACTATCTCAGGGTTAAATTATTTCTTGAGACAATTATTAACATCATTAGTCGCTTTTATTGGTGGATTTACCCTAGGGTATGGTATGGGAAGTGATAGTATAGGGTTGATTACATTAGGTATGGTGATATTATCACCGGCTGTGTGGATGTCATTCGCAACTATCTATAAAAGATGTGAGGCGTTATTTCCCGGACAAGCATCATCATATACTTCAGGTATTGTAATTTTACAGGTGTTAAGTCAATTTATGGGAGAAACCGCCTTGAGTGGATTAACATCACTAATATTACTCGTTATTGGGTTGTATTTAATATTCAAGAATTCAAATATTGTTGAACATAACGGATAACAAAAAAGAGGACTTAGTCCTCTTTTTTTATGTCATAATAAAATGAATCTGTATCTTCACTAACCCATCGGTCTGATTGGTTTTCAACTGATGGTAGGTCTGTATCAACTTTAAATTGTTTTAAGTTCTCAGGTAATTTTTTTGTCACGAAATTACTATCTTTCCAAAAGATTCTGTTATTAGGTTGACATAATAAATAACCATCATCTGCTTGGAATATGTGACCACATTTATAATCACTTGGTTCATCACTATAAGGATTATTAAACCAATCTATTGTGAACATATAAGTTGCCCACACTTTGGTTCCATCTCTTAATACAATTTCTGCTCTATGATATGCTAAAAAATCATATTCAATTACAGTTGCGTTTTCTGAGAAACAATCCCAAAGTTGTTTATAATTGAACGGGATGTCATTAGTTGGTTCCTTTACGTATATTTCCGAGATTGGAACTCTACTTCGAACCATTCCATCGTCTGTCATTACATGGAATGTTAATATAACTCCGGCAACGGATTGAATACCAAAACAATAAACATTCAAAAATGTGTCGTGGTCTTCATTATTTTTGGTTAGATGAGATTTTCTCACTAATCCTTTAAAGCTGGGTATGTTTAAATTTAATTTACTCATAATGGTAAATCTAATTCAATTTGTTATCTTTGTAAACTTAAGGTATTTATTATTATGAAAGAATTGATTAGAAAAGTATTAATGGAAGAGGTTAGTCGACGTTTCACTTCAGGAACTTCAGAAAAACGGAATTTTATTATTAAACGATTGGAAGAATTATTATCTGAAGCAACAAGAGTTATTCCACCACTTGAAGAGAATTATGGGATACATAATGAGGAATGGTGTAAAAATGGTAAGGTTGTAATGGAGGCTCGTTATCATGTGGATGAGGATACTGATGAATTTTTCTCAGGTGATTTGTTTATCGACCAAGATGTGATTGAGTTTTTATCCAAAATGTTGCAGGTTAGAAAACCCTTTATACTTAATGTTGTTACTGAATGGTATGATGAAAATTACGCTAGTAAGTTTGGACCTGAAGTTAATCATCCGGAGTTTGAGATTTTTGAAACATTTGAAACAGATGCTAAACGTAAATGTTATCAGATGATTAATATGGATGGCATTAGTAGAGACGAAATGGTTGATTATTTAGATAAGGAAACTGCTTATAGAAGAAAAGAATTAGAAGAATTACCTGATAATGAACTAAAAAGTAGATATAGAAGTGTTTATAACTCACGATTAAATAGATAAAAACAAACCCCACCTAATTGGCGGGGTTTTCTTTATCATATACCCATTTCCTTTTCATTCCGGAGTTGTCGTATCGATAACAAATATTTTTATCTTCAAAAACAAAGTTGATATCCATCATCATTGTCTCATCATATAATCCGGAGAATTTTATTATAGTTCCAACTTCTTTTTTAACTTCAAGATATTTTTTCCATCGAATTTGTTTATTGACTAAAAATAGGTAAGTCCAAAATTTGTAGTCGGTGAAAGAACCGTCAATACATCCCATTAATTTAATAATATCAGGGTGACTCCGGACAATAGCCTTATCAATTATTTTCATAATCTGTTTGTCCATTACGCCATATTTTTTAATACTGAGTTGATGATATCTATGGACTCCTTATCTTGTTTGGTCTTAACCTTTTTATTCTTCAAGAATTCCAGTGACTCCAATAATTCTTCTTTTTTAGTTACGGGTTTTTGTTGAGGTTTTGCGATAGAAACATTACCATATTCAAGGTTGGATTTAATTTCCGGTCTGAATATGGTTTCATAAAGTTTAATTGATTCATCTGTATTCTTAACAATTAAACGAATAACTAAAAGTGTAAGTAATTTTCTCATACGACAAAGGTATGGAAATGTTTTATCTTATACAAAAAAAAACGAAGATAAATTATCTTCGTTTTATATAATTTGATGTTTTTGCCAAAAGTCTTTAATATGTTCGTAAAAGTTATTACGAATGTATTGTTTTATTTGATTTCTAAATATGATATAGTTATCACCATCAATATTAGATTCGTTAGCCATTTCTACTGCGACAGCATCCGAGATATGTAAGATTAGATGGTCTAAAGGTACAAAATATAAATCATTTTGAAGTTTCGCCATCATAAGTTGATTGTCGACTCTTTTTTTCATATCTGACTCTCGTCTGAGTAATCTATATTGGTTTTCTGTTATAATGTATTTCATATTACCATTGAGGGTTTGTATTTAGATTAACTACTTCATATTTTATGTCAATCGGTAGTCCGGTTGATTTTCTAATGTTATATTGTAATTCATATATGAAGTCAGAGTAATCTTTATATCTCATAAAATTATACATGATGTTAATTTTAAGGATTATCTTTGGGTTATGTTCGGATGGTAATGTTTCGGCATCGGTTACGGTTATGTATTCGATACTAAATATTGAATCACACATAATATAATCGTTTTCATCGTCATTACATATATCTTGAATTTCTTTGAACTCCCTATTGATTAGTTCTTGGAAGACTTGAAGTCGTTTGTTACCTTCAACAATGGTTTTATATTGTGATTCAGTTATAATGTATTTCATATTAAATAAAATCGTCAGTTATTTGGTTTACAATTAATCCTGTATTCTCTTCAAACCATTTCTTAAACACGGGTTTCCAAATATCACCAAATAATGAGTTTAATTGTTGGCTAACCTTAGGATAAATTGATAGTAAAGGGCATTTATAATTATAAAGATGACCATCTTCAGAGCCATTTATAATTTCATTATCTGCGTTACATCCATAATAAATGTAAGAATCAACATCATTGATAAAAAAAACAAGGTCACCCCATCTATCAACATCTTCTTGATAACTATCGGTCCACCCATAATCCGGATAAAAGTTCTCATCCAAATAACTAATGATGGCGCTCTCTAATTTGCTTTCAGTGATAATGTATTTCATCTTAGTCGTAGTATTCTTCATCTTCATCTTCATCTTCATCATCGTAGTAATAGGTATCAGAATTTGATAACCATTCAAAATCGTGAATGTCTACGTTCAAATCATATTTTTGGTTAAACCAATTTATAATTGAGTTTATTGAGTCTTCACTACTCAACCCAAATAATTGAGCGATTTTTGTAACCAAATCATCTGAAATAGAAATGGATGGATAAGATTTATCAGGGTATGTTAATGAGTGTTGGATTTCATAACGAATAACATCATTACCATGTTTCCCATCAGTAATATTAAATTCTCCGTCACCAATATCTGATGTGTCTAATCCTCGGTTATCCAAATATATGGAAACAAAGTTATTAATTTTTGATTCTTTTATGATGTATTTCATAATTTATAAATAGTTCATGGATTTAATCTATGAAACCTAATGACCTATCATCAATAGTTTCATGAGTATAACTTTCATACCAATTAATTAATATGTTATGTGTCTCTCGATGGGTCAATCCAAATAATGACATAGTTTTAAGATAGAATGGTTTATTAACCATTAAAACTCTTTCAGTCGGACATTCTTCATCTTCTCCTTCATCTCCAATACAATCTTCATTTTCAAATGCTTCAAATATTGCATCTTCGGGAAATTGTGATTCACTTTTAAAGAATAATCGTGTCATATCGCCCCATTCAGGGTCAGTATAATCGGCAATCTCCCAATCAATATCACTAAGATATTTGAATATGATATTATTTAATCTACTTTCAGTTATAATGTATTTCATATTATTTACATCTTGTATTATAGTATTTCACTAAGTATTTTCCAAATTTATCAACGAAGTAATAGTAGAGTGTGTCTTTATCTTTTGGTGACATCGTTTTACCATATTCATTTGAGAAATAATCAGAAGAAAGTTCCACCAAATTATCACAAGCGTCAGATACAAAATCACCAATACTATTATAATCACATATATTACTCATATCATCAAGAACTCCCCATTCCAAATCATTCATCATGTTTTCAAATGGAAGTCTTCTACGAAATTCAGACGATAAATTTTCATTTAGTAATTTGTATTGTGATTCGGTTATAATATATCTCATTATCTTCCATAAATTTTGTGAACCTCAATCCCATAATTGTCCAAAAACCACTTCTCCATTATTGTTTTGGACCTAATCCAACCTAAATCAAAAACATTTTCAAGGTGGTTTACAATATGTTCTTTAAGTCCCGGTATTTCAATATACAAATTACCTGAATCTGTGGCATAATAAAAAATTACCTTATTGTTTTCATTAACAAAATGTTTTAGATAAAGTCTTGGTTCATCAATTTCTTTCAATCCACCAAAAAAACCTCCAATATATTTGGAAATGAACTTATCTAATTGGTTTTCGGTTATAATATATTTCATCTTAGCTAACTGTTTTAACCGGTAAATCAAAATTTTTCATAAACCAATTTTTAAATGGTTCGTGCCACATATCACCAAAATAACCGTTTAATTTTCTCTCATATTCATACTGAACACCAACCATTGGACAGATAGTTCTAGCAAAACTTCCTGGGTTAAAGTAATCACATTCGTGCCAATAAAAACATCCTTCATCTTCCCCCTCGTAATCACCTATGTAAAACACAACCCGATTAACATCATCCCATTCTTCACCTGTCTCTAAATCATAATCTAAAGGGTGTGTCCAATTAATATCATCGATGTTGAAAAGTTCATCTAAGTAATTGGTTATTGTTTCGTCCAATTTACTTTCGGTTATAATGTATTTCATAATTTATAAATAGTTGACGAAATAAAAAAGGGGTTGGGGATTTAACGCCAGCCACCACACAACAGATTATGTTATTGAATTAATTTCCATTCATTATCGTGGGTAAGAACAAGAGCGGAGAAGTTTTCCACCCAATCACCTGAATTATAATATTTGATTCCGTTAATTTCTTTAATAGCGGGGATATGAATATGACCACAAATAACTCCATTACAATTAAGGGTTTTGGCGTAATCACAGGCATTAATCTCAAAGTCATTAATGAATGACAATGCTTTCTTAAAGTTTTCTTTAATTACTTTAGAGATACTATAATATGGTTTACCGGTGAATTCTCTATACTTGTTGTACCAAGTATTAATTCTAAGTGCGAGGTCATACCCAATGGAACCAATCTGAGTAAGTAATTTATATTTGGTTGTGATATCAATCTTATCACCATGAAACACAAGGTATTTTTTATCATCAACATTAAGGATATACTCATCCATGAACTTAATGTTTCCAAGTCCGGATGAATATAAATCTTTCACATCATTATCGTGGTTCCCTCTGATATAAATAATCTCGGTGTTACGGGACATATCCAATAGTTTAATCACCACTTTCATATGTTTATTCTTCCACTTGCTCCCACGATTAAGGGCATCAATATCAACAATGTCTCCGTTAAGGATAAGGACATCCGTTTTAATAGATTCGAGGAATTCAAGAATACGTTTTGGTTTACTATCCGTCATACCCAAATGTAGGTCGGACAATACAACACACTTATACCCAATAGTTGTGGTCATCTTTAAAGAACTCAGGATTATATTTATTTTTTTCAGAAAGATACGCCATCTTAATCATATACCATAAACCTTTTTTTCTAAAACGTCTATCAGTTGTGAACACTATATCATCTGACACATGAAATTTATGAGAAAATACTTTCATACTAAGATGAAAGTCCTCGGCAAATTTATCTTCATTATCAAATCCGCCAAGTCTTTTAAACTCAGAGGTTTTAAATAACATAAATCCACCAATTGCGCATGGGGTACTTTTCATAAATTTATTTCTATAGAACTCAAAGATGGGGAATACAAATGAATAAAACCCTTCAACTCTGAATTTGGTTGTAAGAAGAGTTAGTTGTCTATTCTTCATTTCTTTAATTGAGTTTGATATTGTGAATGGGTTTTGTAAGAAGATGTCGGCATCCAAGAATAATACATATGGGGTCTTAACCAATTCAGCTCCGTTGTTTCTTGCAACACTCGGTAAACCACCGTCGATAATTTTAATTCTTAATTTTGTGTATTTTCCTGATTTAATGACCTCACGGGTATTATCATCAGAACAATCGGCAATAATTACTTGAGTGCCATAGATACTATATTGTTTATTAAGTAAGGTAAGTGTTTTGTCTATAATCTCGCTCTCATTCTTAGAGGGGATTACAATAGTTAGTTTGTGTTTAATCATAGATACAAATATAGTGATAAATACCTTAATAATCAAATACATGGAAAAAGGGATTTATATTACCAAAATATGTAATAATCTTCATTATTACCGAAATGTGTAATATCGGTCCTGAGCCTCATTAGAAAGGTGGGGTTTTTTATTCTACAGAGTATTTATTAGTAATGAAAAAATTATCAACAATAGCGGAACAATCCAACGAGCCAGCACTAAGAATAATCACCAAATTATTCAAGGTGTTAGATGAGGAAAAGAAAAAGAATAGAACAAGAGCGTCTTTATTAGAGGTTATTAAACGTATGTCTCCATATTTTGGAATACCTAAAGGGTTTGAACAATATGTTTTGGAGTTATATATGTTAAATTACAGAAAAGATGGTGACTATTCAAATCTAACAAAGGAGAACTTTGTTGACCCAAGAAAACAAAGTGGGAAGGTTGTGTCAAATCCAAAGGCACAATTATACACAATTGCTCAATTACCATTTAGGGGTTCAAATATGGAAGGATATTGGACTGAAGACCCAAAAGGTGTTCCATACTATAAAGTTACATCATACGGATGGTACCCGATTTACATATTCAAAGATGATAAGTGGTATGAGGTAACACAAAACTATTCTTCATCCACGGCTAGACAAAAGAGTAACGCCAATCCTGTACTATGGAGTGATGAATTATATGATAGTGTATACACATTAACTGCTGAGGAAATGAAATTATTAGAGAGGGGTTATAGTCACGAGGATGTAATGAAGAATAAGGTACAGAAATTAAAAAGTCTCCAACCTGAATTATCAAAGAGAAAGAAAACGGCAAAGACATATGGTTATAGGGGATTAAATCCGGACAACTATGTACCAAATACAAATATAAAGTTCCAAGTTAAGAACATAGATGTGGAAGATGACAAAGCCATCGTGGATATAGATATTTATGATGTTGTCAACAGAGAAGGTGGAAGACAAGTGGATACACCACAAAACTATTTAAAGGGTGAAATTCCTGACCTTACTCCGGCCAAGGTGGAAGATGCCATCAGAATCAAAATGAGGGGAGAATTAAGAGACTATATCGGTAGGAGATTTAGATGGGTTGCTGAAGACCCAAAAGGGGCAAAAATAGAGTTTAGGTTTAATCATTTAAAACAATAAGTATGAATTTACAAGAGAACATACAGAGAATAAAACAGGTGATGGGACTTCTTACAGAAGAAGAAAATCAACCTGCAACAAAAGGAGTTAATCACGGAGTTGTAATTAAGCAGCCATATCAACAAGGTCAAGAAGGAGAACAATTAAATAGTTTTATAATCGGGGTTACTCATTTTGATGAAAAAAACCCTGTATACTTAGAACTTGATGATATTGACCCTTCAATTATTAATGATATAAAACAAGTTGCAACAAACTGTGGGTATTATTATGAGGGTGTGGGTGGAGACGACCTAAAGAACATCGAAAGATTCTTCAAAGAAGAATTAGGGTTAAATGTTACCGAAAAGATGAGAAAAGGAAGTTACGAACCAAAGATAGATAATGAGCAACCCGACAAAAAGTATTTCATGTATACTTTTTTTTCTAATGGGAATGCTGTGGATGAGAAAACTAAAGCACAATTAGACGGAATCAACCAAGATAAAATTTTATTAGACCAACTTTCCATATTAAAAAATAGCGGTCAAAAAATAAATTCAATTTATGACTTAATTAAGTTTGGTGATGGGTCAAAGTTATTTTGGGATGGTAGTTTATCTTTTAATGATGAGGATAAAGACTGGTTTATTAAACAAATACAAGGAACTCCTAACACACAAAATGTAATGGAGTTACTAAAAAGTGCACCAACACCTGAAAATATTAGAAAATTTATTCAGAGTGGGTTTGATGTTATGTGGGGGAATTTTGATTCAAAAACGGATAATTTTGGGTACGAACAAGATATAAATAAAACTAAGAATTTATTGACCAAGATGGCAGAAATTGCCACACAAAAAAGAAGAGAATACATTAAAAACAATCTTGTTTGTGGGATTTATTTTATAGGTGAAGGACACATAAAATCTTGGCAAGAACAATTTGTGGGTACACAAGTATTTAAAAAAACAAAATAATGAACTTAAACGAGAATATACAGAGAATCAAAGAAATGATGGGACTTGTTACCGAAGAAGAACAAAAGTCTTATGAAAGTAAACCTATTGTATTAATAGGTCCACAAGGAACGGGAAAATCAACCACAGCAGAGGCACTTGCTAAAAAACTTGGTATACCATTAATCACAACGGATATGTTAATGATTGATGAAAAATACGAGGAAATGTGTAAAAATGAACCGGAAGTTGAGGTTGAGATTACACGAGTTAAAGGTGGGGGAATAAATTATTCATCAAACAAAGAATACGAGTTTTGTGTAATGAATAAGATATTTGATAATTATGATAATCAAAAAATAGTCCTTGATGTGGGAGGTTCACATGCAAAGTGGGATGACAAACATTCCGAAAGAATGCAAGAATTATTTAATTCAACACCAAATATTTTTATATTCAATGTTAGTGATGATGAAGATGAAACTTACGAATTCTTGAAAAAAAGAAGAGAAGGTAGAGGAGAACCAATATCACCTGAAAATGAAGTTAAGTTCAGAAATATTATAAGTGATTTAAATAATTTTTATAGAGGTACACAAAAAATATCAATTATTGACAAAGATAAGAAATCAAAAACAACCGATGAGTTGGTTGATGAAATAATTACAAAATTAACATAGTGAAATTATACGAAGACATACATAAGATACAATCAATGATGGGGGTTATAACTGAAGACAATAAGAATAATGTTATACGAAAAATGGTTGATTCTCTTGGATTAAAAACTACCATCCAAATGGTGGGGGATTATTATGCAATTGAACCATATTTAACGGATGTTGATAAAGTTAACTACATTAAAGATAGAGTTTCAGAATTAGGTAGAGGTGGTATTAGTTTCCATGATATGGATGAAGACTCAATTCTTGTTTATAAAAATGGTAATGAAGTAAAACAAATTGAATTCTTAGGTAAAGATAGAGCATATATTAACTCTTACTATCGTAACGCACTTGTGGGTGATGAAAGAGTTCCATATGAAGATTTACCGGGACAAATAATTGATGAGTTAACTGAGATATTAATCAATAAGTAAGAGATGAATCTACAGGAGAACATAGAAAGAATTAGAGAAATGATGGGAATGGATAATCCTCGTCATACTTTCAATATACAGAAACTTGTTGACGATAATATTATTTTTGTTACAATGCCAGGTGATGGTCAGGGTGGTATTGCCGAACCAAATTGGGAAGGTGATTGTAGTGTACTTACATTAGACAACTTAACTGGCGAAGAAATTGAATTAAATCCGTGGAGATTGGAAGCAATCAAACAACCTTTACCCGATTGTATTCCATATGTACAAGATAGACAAAATGATTGGAGTGATGAGAAATATTATCAAGTAATCAACTCTATAGAAAAAAATGGAGGGGATGTCAATAATTACATAATATGAATTTACAAGAGAACATAGAAAGAATACACGAGATAATGGGCGGGGTTATAACTGAAGACAAAATGGATAAGGTTATAAAGAACATGATTGATAGTGTAGGGATAGAAAGTACATTTAAAATGGTGGGTGACTACGATGTGGTGGAGAAATATTTTACAGATGAAGATAAGATTAATTATATTAAAGACCAATTTCATAAAATAAATGATGGTAATTTTTTTAGTCTTGAACAAATATGGCAAAAACCAATTCAACTTGAAATACAAGAAGACGGGGTAAAGAGAGTTCAAATAGAGGGATTAAGTGAAAACCATGTGTCCGTTGTCAAATATAAGTTTAATGGTTCACCTATGAAGTATTATTCAAAATATGAAGTATTATCTTCGGAGACAATAGATAAATTATTTAGAATGATGTTAGGTCAATACATTTAGATATGAACTTAAAACAGGCCATAAGAAGAATATTAAGGGAAGAAGTTAACACCACAAATTATATCAGAAGAAGATATAATTGTATGGATGAATATATAACAAAATTAGAAAATGGGGAAGAAAGTCTTCCAATAAGAAGAGGACAATTAGATTGGACTACTTACCAAATAATGATAACCGCTTTTATAAGAAGTAATTGTCAAGACGATAATGGGTATTATGACCCAAATTTACATTCAAATATTATGGATATATTTGGTGATAGACTATATCAATGGTATTATAAAAATAATATTAAGTTATGAACTTAAAACAAACCATAAGAAGAATATTAAGGGAAGAGTTATATTCTCCTGCAAGTGATGAATACACACCGGGGAAATTCATTGTTCACAAATCAAGTCCTGTATGGAGGGAGAACATAGAACTTACCGGACTACAAGTATCGGTGGGGGATTGTTATCAACAGCACGTAGGTGGAGATGAAGAATGTAAAGAATCCATATTCGCCACAGATTCATTAGATGAAAGAGATATGTTTGATTCTACTTATGATGATGACATTTGGGTAATAGATACTGAATGTGCGGGAGTTACATGGTACAAAGATAAACATTTTGATGGGGGTGATTACAAACATCATATAGTTACCTTCGAGAATATATCACCTGAGTGTATTAAACTAATGCATAAAGGAACGGGGAAAAGTTATTAATATGAGATTACAAGAGAATATACAGAGAATTAAACAGATAATGATTAAAGAAGATAAGGTACCATTAATTAAAAAAATGATTGATGATATTGGTCTTAAGAACACATTTAAGATGGTGGGGGATTACGACAAACTTGACCCCTACTTAACAGATTCTGATAAGATTAACTTTATTGAGAACAGTGTTTACAGATTATCAGAGGAAATGGAAACTGTTCTCGTCGGTTTTGCCCTTCAAATTATTGGAGAAAACCCGATTCATTATGGTGAACAAGATGGGGAATTACATCTAATAGAATCTTTGTTTCCCAAATATGTGGAAGTTGATTATTATAGTGACAATATGGACACTTATTTAGGTGACTATAATGTTAGGTATGGTAGTTTACCCACACAGGTATTAGATAAAATATTTAGAATGTTATTAGATAAGTAATATGGATTTACAAGAGAATATAAGTAGAATACAATCAATGATGGGTCTTATAACTGAAGACAAAGATTCATTGACTAAAAAAATGATTGATGAACTTGGGGTAATGGCAACCATTAACTTAATGGGGGGTTTTGATTATTCTATGGAAGATTATATATCCAAGGAAAATAAAATTAAATTCATTAAAGAGGTTGTAGAAAAACTTTGTGAAAAGTACGACGATGTAGAGGTCGCTCAGTATAATCTTAATGGTAAACAAGTACAATATGATGAAGAAGAAGGTGAGAAACAAATGATAGAATATTATAGACCGGAATTTGTTATCGTAGAAAGATATAAATATGGTGAAGAAGATGTATACGATGACTACTATCTCGGGTCATTTGAAGTTCCATATGAAGAATTAAGTCATAGTTTAATAAATGAAATTTTCCATTTAATGTTAGAAGAAATATAAAGAATAACCCTCACTATAATGGTGGGGGTTTTTAATTAAAAGGGGGTCGGGGGATAACGCCTCGGACCATATGAAAGATTATCTTGTTAAAGAGTACATCTTTTCCACTTCCTCAAAATAGGCATAATGAAGAGGGGAAATTCTTCTTAAAGTTAAATTGTAATGCTCCTTAAACCAATCATACAGAATCCATTGTTTGGTGTGAGATTCTAACCCAAAAAAAGAATCCAAGAATTCCCAAAGATATTCACTTACACCAATCTTTTCATATTCGGGGTTGTATTCAAAAATAACCTTACCATTTTTCATAAAGAATATCAAATCATTATACTCTTTAGTTCTAAATTCTTCTAAATCACTATACTTAGAGTTAAGGTATTTGATTACCATTTTCTCCATTTGACTTTCTGTAATAATGTATTTCATATTAAATAAATATAAGGGGTCGGGGATTAACGCATCGGACCATATGAAAGATATATCAGTAAGGGAAAATACTAAACGATTAAACCATTCGTTCATACCTATGTTCCGTTTCACTCCACTCCGGATTCACTCATAGTTTCATCCTTTACTATTTTACATTTTACTATACATAGTCAATAGTCTAATCTCCCCGCCTGTTGTGGGGTCCCCGCCTAACGACAAGACAATAAACGAAGTGGTGATTAGTAATCCGGTGAGTGTTCATTATTAAAGGATGTTCATTTACAATGAACAATAGAATGAAATGAACAATGAGAGGATAATATAATAAGTTATGTTCCATATCAAGATAGTCAGGTTTCACCTCACAGGAATGATATGAATAATAACTTTCCCACTTCTTACCACCTACGACTTGTCTTTCTTCGAAGGGACATATAATGGTCGATTAATGGTCCATTAAGTAGTATCGGTTCCCTCGTTGAGGTTATAAAAGTCCTCTTATAGGTTCCCTAAAGGGAACTCCCGGCGTTCTGTACTACTCTTAACTCTTTTTGCCAGGTTTTATATATAGTAAAAAATTACCTCTCACACTATCAGGAGGGGGAAAAAAGTGGTCTTTACACTATAACCAGCCACGAATCGGTGGTAAAATGTGGGAGACTTTCCCATTCAATGGCGGGGAAAAAGTGGGTAAAGGGATTATCCCCTATCGCGAGCTCCCCTGACATTTTGACAAATCCAAGAAAAATGGTCATAACTTATTAACAATGTACAACTTTTTTTATCAACTGACATAGCGTCAGGACCATTCCCCGCCTGTAACTATCTTTATTTTTATACGTTCCATAACTATACTTAATGGTACCAACACAAAATGACACATGGACAATTTAATATTCAACATAGATAGGATGGATGAGAACAAGATTCGAATAATCATTTCAGATGAGAACATCATCCAAAAGGGGATTTTATATTTCGAGAGAGTAAAGGTGGGGTTCAATAGAAAACCCATAAGTATGAACTCATGGGCATGTATAGATGCGAAGGTGGAAGGTCTCTACGACATGGGCGGGGACTTCACCTCATTAGACATTCTAAACAAATGTCAGTTATTAATATCTTCTTTGGTTTCTGTTAATGAACATATCGTAGATGGCCATAACAAACCAACCGATGATAAGGGCTCTAAGTAAATTTCTCATAGTTAATAAATATATTTGACTACAAAGATACACCAAATTATGGAATCCACAAACAATTCCGGATTTTATTACGAATTATTTTCAGAACCTTATAGGGTCCATTATCATATTCTCAGTAATGGGCGGGGTTTATATAAAAAAATATAAAGCGCTGTGGAGTCTACTCTTCCACCTTCCGGTCCGCCCCCTGTTGGGTTGATTACCAATTCAGTGATACAAAGGTACGAATTAATAATGACCCCGCCAAACAATTTAACATTTGTTTAAGTATTTATTATCATGATAACACCGGAAGAAGTAGAACAATCATATGTGTTCAAAATAGTAAGACGAGCATTAATACAAGAGTACCCATGGATAACAGAAGTTAAAGTGGACAAGGATGACTATGACAATTATAAACACAATATATTCTTGGACGTATATATTGACCCACATGTGTTGGGGGAAGAATATGATTGGGATGTGGCCCGATGGGTGGAACCCGGATACTCATCATCATCGGTGGGGATGTTCTTTAGGGGAAGACATGAATCATACTCCGATGTTACACAAGAAGTTAATGACTTCATGTTAAGAGTATGTCACTCCCCCGCCATTCCGGATGAACTAAGATTACCAAAACCTAAGGATGACTTTGTAGTTGGTTCCTACATATCAAAACAATAAATGACATCCTGTCAAAACCAAGACACTATCATAACCCTCACTATATTGGTGGGGGTTATTTATTAACAACCGGAGGGAGGGTATGTTGATAACTATTCATATCTCCCTCCCATACCCCCTACATGGGGCGGGGTACCCCCTCCCCCCTCCCGTATCCCCCCTTACTATAGTGTCAAAATGTCATATAGGGGGGATAATCCCCTGAATAAAATAAAAATATTTTTGGGAAAAATTTGTCCCCCTCCCTAAAGGGAAGGAGGATATATTTATCAATATGGAATATAGTATAACTGAAAATAGATTACGAAAACTTTTCGTAAATTATATGAATTCACAATATGATTTAAGGTATGATAAATCTACCCGGGAGTTTGTGGGTAAGGACGGGGAGATATTCGGATATCTCTTATTCAATACACTGGAATATAAATCTAAACATTTTTACTATGGGGATTATAAAACAGAGTACTTATTAAACGGAATGTTTGGGGAACTCACCAATGAGTTATTACTTCATTATTTTAGAGAAAGATTTCCGGATGTAACTATTGACGGAATAGAATAGACCCCTCCTGTTGATAATCCGGGGGAGTTCGTTTATATTTATAATAAAAGGATAAACAATTAAATAATTTTGGTATGAGAGAAATTTGTAATTTCATCAGTAGAGTAACCTCCGGGAGAATATGTTTCGGATGGTGTAAAAAGTAAGACATTCAACCCCTCCCTTCAAGGTGGGGTTTTTTATTTTCTGTAAACACGACCCCCTTTTTTATTTTACCCCTTCAATGACAAAAAAAATTTTTGGAAAATTTTCATGAAATATGGAATAATACTTTACTGGTAAATTTTCTAGTATTATCTTTATACAAAAAAATATAACTATGGAAGAGAAATTAGAATTACTTATGGATAGTGAGTATAAGGGTGAGTTAATCGAAATGATTAATAATTTGTATAATGAGAAATATCCTCAACGAGTACAGACCAAGAGATATGGTTTTAATGTTGGGGGGACTTTATTTGTTAACCCCACAACAAATGAGAATTACTTAAATGTGATTCGTCATTTTGAGGGTGTTGTTGGTTTTGGAGTATTCTCTAAGGTATTGAAGAATTATGTAAGGGATAGTTATGATTCATTCCCGGATTCTTATAAGGGGGCCAATCAGGTTGTTAAGATTAGTAACTTTTATCTTACCACAAAAACAACTACGGATATGAAGATTAGTCATATAAAATCTTTGGGTGAGTATTTGGATATTCCGGTTGATGTTGTTCCTATGTCATAGGCGGGGTTATTCATATACCGCGTCGTCCGGTCTCACTTCGTTCGAGGGAATCCCAGCCCTTTTTTTTAATTTATTTTTTTTTATTATTGTAAAAAAAAAATTATGTCAGAGAAAGTAATAACTAAACAGTCGGAATATTATTTGGAGTTTTTAAAGTCTAACCCTATTAAAGGATATGAATACAAATATTTTAGTGAGGAACATGATGATGACGGTAAGTCAAAAATTGTTTTAACATTAAATGTTGATTGTGAAACTTATGTATTTGGGGAAAATAATAGGGAAGAGATTTTAGAAGAAATGGAAAAATTACCATATGATGTTTTTGGTTATGATTCTCAATTTATTTCTTTGAAGATTGTTAATAAAGATAAATTTTTTGATAACCATATAATTCCATTAAAAAAGTATTTGAAGGAATCGTTAATTGGTGGGGAAATAAAAACAATTAATTTTTATCGTAGAAAGGGTAGTGAGATTTATCCTCCCGAGGTTTCTATTTCTATTAAACCTGATATGCTAAGTACTGAATGGACGAATACTTCCATTAAATTAAAAACATTATTAAATTCTTATTGTAATAAAAATCATTTTAACAATTTAGAATTTATTACTCCTATGAGTTCTTATGAAAATTATTTGTACGGGGGGTAATTCGTACACCGCGTCGTCCGGACTCACTTCGTTCGAGGGAATCCCAGCCCTTTTTTTGGTAATGTGGAAATCATTTTATATCTTTGTAAAAAAAATAGTTATGGTAAATAAGGTGTTTATGGTTTTGGGATTAATTCTTCTTATAGGGGGGAATATTTTATCCTATGTGTATAATGGAAGAATGTTATACACAATGACAAATGTTTGTTTTGTTTTGATGATAGTTTTAAATTTCTATAATTATAGAAGTGGTAAACGAAGAGACGGGTAGTTCGTATACCGCGTCGTCCGGACTCACTTCGTTCGAGGGAATCCCAGCCCTTTTTTTTAAACCTGAGTATTTATAATAAAATTAAATTATGAATAGAAGTTTTAGTAAAATAAGACACATACAAGAATCCAATCAACAATTGGAAAAAAGAATGTTGAGAGAAGAAATTTCAAATAGAGATGAGAGCGGAGATTTGAATCTTGAATTTAATGATTCATTTGTATTATTAAGAGATTTAACTCAAAAGAAGGTTCAAGATTATTTATCGAAAATGTCTGAGTCGGTAAATTATTTGGTTATAATGGATTGTCAAGGTGTTGATTTTTCAGATGTTGACATTTGTTCATTTAATCAATTGATACATATCAATTTGTCGGGAACTCCAAATAACTTTGATGAATTCAATGATTGTGGTTTCGAAGAATATAAACCTGACCTTTATTCAAGATAATGAACAGAAGTTTTAGTAAGATTAGACATATACAAGAAGCTAATCAAAAATTAGAAAAAAGATTAATAAATGAAGACAATGATGATTTGTTTTTAAAACGAAGATTGTCCACTATTGAAGACCTTATTGATAAGAATATTGAAAAGGTTAATGATGAAGGAGGATATGGATTTAAGGATGAATTTGAATTTGCCGATAATATTATTTCTTGGGTCATACAAGATTTAACAAAATATGACTATGAAAGTAATGATTATGATAAACTTGTTGATTTAATAAAAGACAATTTTGGTGAATATATCTTATCACAATATGTTGAAGAAGATTTTGACGATGACGATTTCTAAAAATTATTAACCCACCTTTTATAGGTGGTTTTTTTTTATATCACGTCGTCCGGACTCACTTCGTTCGGTTTAATCCCATCCCTTTTTTTGACAATGTAATAATCATTTCATATCTTTGTATTATGGGAGAAGAGAATGATTACGAAACTACAATCAATATGAAAGATTCATATGCGAATGCATGTGAAATTGAAATACCTGAAAGATTCAATAAGGTTATTTTAAAATTGTGCCCCGAGATTAGGGAAGTTACCACAATCGGATATAAAAGTACAAGTGTTTATAACCCAACGAATTTTGAACCCATTTTTAAATTCTTGGTTGCCATCAATCTATTCTTTAACGAGAATGATATTCCAAAAGGTGGTAAAGAACATTATGAAACATTATTCAATGATTATTTCAAAATGACCTATGGTGTGGAAATGGATTTTATTTCATTTAAAGTTGAATCCTTGATTGTTCCTCCGGTAAAAACAAATGAAGATAAGTTTTTTGAATTGTTTAAAAAGAAAGTGGATGGAAAAAATAGTTAATAAGTTAATTAATCATATGATTAAAGGGGTGGACACTTATACTCACAATGGTTCCACTTGGTTAATATTCACGGATAAAAAAGAGTGGGTTGTTGAATTAACTGAAGAAAAAACTCTGTGGTATAACTACAACTTTTTCAAAAGAGTGTTTGCTTATGTTTCAATGGATGTTGTTGAAAATCAATCATACATCACCAAATGGGTGGAAGGTAATATTATTGGTGGGGTGGGACAAACTCAAAGATGTTCCCAAGTTAGTGATAGATTATTGGAAGTCACCATTCAAAACGGGGTGAAAGAAAACTCCTTTACTTATGTTAGTAAGATAATTGGTTGTGTTGGAGCCATTGAGAATGGGGTGAAGGAAACCCGTTTGGAAATGAACATTACTGAAGGTGAAGTTGATGACATCATACAAGATGGTGTGAAGGAAACTATGTTTAATCAAGGACATCAGAGTTACACAGTTAAAAATATAATTGAAAATGGAGTGAGACACACCCTCAACACTGAGTATATGCCAACGTCAATGGTTGAAGACATTATCCAAAGTGGTGTGAAGGAAACAAAAGGACACGGTTTTGAACAACAAAATATAATTGATGACATCGTTAAAGATGGTGTTAAAGAAACAAAAACACCCGGTAAAGATGGAGATATTTTATCAACCATTGAATGGATGGAAGAAAATAAATCCACTAGTTATACCAAAATGATTGATGATGTTATTGATAATGGTATTAAAGAAGTCCAACCATTACCTGACCAAAGTGGAGAACTAATAGGTTATGGTAATTACTATAAATTAAAAGAAGATAGAACAAAGCCGTTCATAGATTATCTTGAGGATACAATTAAATTTGGGGTTAAGGAATCTCTTGGTTAAACCCCACTTCTTTTTTTGGAACCTGAGTATTTATCATCATGGAATATATTATTGACGAATCTAAATTAGCGAATGTTATTTCAAAATTTCTAAATCTATCTTTTGATGGGTTTGAGGATATGGATTATAATTGGGCCGACTTTAATTGTGGGTGGGGTGTATGTTGTGACATTTATGCAATTGGTTTTGTTCTTCCCGGTAGAGAACACGATGATTATTTATTTAAGTTGGTTGATGGTGAGAACTATAATAATTATGGGAATTACCCTGAAGAACTTATGGGAGAATTACCTGAACCTTGTCATGATGTTCCGGATATCACCGAATCTCGATTTGATACCATATGGTTGGAAGAAGAACTTATTGACCGACTTATCGATATGTTTGGTAGTGTTGATGTTTGGGGTAAATCATTTTTGAATATGTTTAATCAAAAATATGGAACAAACGCAACTCAGATTGGTTAAATACGGGTTTGTTTATATTTATAATAAAGACAAATAAAATATGAAAAAAGTAATAAGATTAACCGAATCTGATTTGACAAGATTGGTTAGAAGAGTAATTAAAGAATCCAATTTATTGGAACAATTTAATATGGACGATATGGGAACATCTTCTGATGAACCTAAACCTATGGATAGGCCGTCTTTAGATGATGCGAAAAAAAGTAATCTTATAAACAATGTTATTCCTATGTTGGAAGAAATAGTTAGTAACTTTATGGATATTAATTGTGATAATGTTGGACCGGGATATGAGGATTATGATAAAACCCCTGAATATGTGCAAACTTATTGTAGATATTATAACGGAAAAACAAGAAGTGATATTTTCCGTTTACTAAAAAAACTTAAACAACAAGTAAGTCAATAAGAATATGAAAAAAGTAATAAGATTAACTGAATCTGATTTAATTCGTATCGTTAGACGAGTTATTAATGAACAAGAAGTAGGTGGATTTAAAGAAGGTCCTGGTGACCCTCAAACTGATGAATTTGACCACTATAATAAAATTGTTAAACCAAGATTATTGAAAGCGGGTTTCAAAGATGAATATGATAAAAACTTAAAACAATTTGGTAAAGAGAATTCTTTAACTTATGGTGGACATAATAACGGTGTTAATGTCCTATGGGATAGAATGAAAGGAATTTATCATGTGTGGGTTGGAAATAATAAGGGTATGAAAGAATTCCAACTTGGTACTGGAGACCTAAAACTTATTGCAAATAAAGTTGTTCAGTATGCGTTATCGTTAAAAAGATAATAAAATATGAAAATAAAAATTACAGAATCCCAATATAAATTATTAAAAGAACAGACATTCTTTGGGGCTGCCGAAGTTCTTGATGTTATGAATAACGCAGCAGGTCCAAGTGCTGACATTAGTTTTAGTACAGGACTTGAATGTCAAAAACCAAACCCCGCAGAAACTAAAGTTTCACAATTATTTAAATTCGCCCAAAAACAACCACAGGTTCAAATTAATCAAGTGGGTGGTTGGATTAACCGATTGAAAAAAGGTATGACAGGAATTGGTGCTAGTGATGATGTTTTAAAAGTATTAAAAGAAATTAAAACCATACAACAATTATCAACAATTATTAATAATTGGTCAAAATATAGTGGTAATAAACAAACTTTATTACAATGGTTTGATGAAGAACATACAATAACTTGGGATACAATATGGGAATCTTTTGGTAAATTTAAAGACCAAGCTAACATTCCTAATTGTTTGGACAAACCAACCCATCTAAGTGCTTAAAATATAACCCCACATTTAGTGGGGTTTTTTTTATGATTCATCCACATTTGTTGCGATGATATTGAATCCACCTACTCTTCTATATTCTTCATCCGGTAATCCGACATCCATCCATTCTTGTGAGTATTTGTTTCTTGAGTCATCATAAACTTCCATATCATAACATTCATCAAATGTTAAATCGTAAGCCTCTTCCCCATAAACAGCTTCATTGTCTGATGCCCAATCATAATTTCTGTAAACATTATCTCTTAAATATTCTAAAAGGTCTTGTTCTGTTTCACCCTCGAATGGAGGTTCACATTGTTTAAGTTTTTCGATGTTAACTTCGATTGGTTGTGAGGCCTCCCATACGGTATATCTCTCACATTTTCTTACATAAATTTTTTCCATGGTATTTTTTATTTAATGATAATGATTATTTTTTTTATGGTCAAATTTATTAACTAAACCGGACTCACTTCGTTCGAGGAAATCCCAGCCCTTTTTTGAATGGAGTATATTTATTAATATGAATTTAAATGAACACATAAATAGGATAAAAGAAATGATGGGGTTAATTGTTGAGGACACCCCAACAATCGAACCTAATAAAGAAACATTTATAGACCTGAATACTCCTGTCAATTTAAATATATCTTCCATTGAAGATTTAAAAACCGCAGTTAAAAAGCAAGGACTACAATATGGTAAAGGTACATTAAGTAGAGGAAGAGGTATTGATTTAAGTAACTTGTTAAAATCGATTGAGAATTTGGAAGACAAAGAAATTTATGAAGATTATTTTATTAAAATCTCAAATTTGATTTCAAAATACAAATCGGGGTCATTTTCATTAAAAAAATTAAGTGAGATTATTAAACAACTTTATTCAAAAGACCCTCAAATAGCCAAAGCCCAAATTGAGTCCGTTATTTCAATATTTGAAGACCCAAGATTTGCCGAAAAAAGTAAGAAAAAACTAATATCCATTTTAACAGGTTCTGGAGAAATAAATTTGGATAAGTTTTATAGAGAAACATCTTTGGCGTATCAAGATTATGAAAATTCATTGGCGGAAGGTCAATTAAGTCCGTTCATTTTATACAGAACATCTCCAAGAATGAGAGTTAATTTATTAGAGGATTATGCATATAATGATTTAGTAATCTATGCTAACAAATTTAACTCACAAGACTCTAACTTAAACAAAGTACTTTATATCTTAGATGAAATCTCAAAATCAAAATTTTATTCAAGTGGTGATGAGGTTATTTCCAAAGTGGTGTCATCATTAAAATTCGGGTTTGATTTCAACTTCAGTGAAGATAATGTAAAAGCGGATTTGAAATTAAAAGAAACTTTGATGTACGAAGACAGAAGAGATAGAAAAGTCTATATGGTTGCAAAAAAGGGGTCAAATATTGAGGTTAAGTCTAATTTATACAATAAACCATATTATTTATCTGAGTTTTTCAAAATAGATTCTTCAGACAAAAATTACGATATAATAATACAATCACTTTCAAAAGTTCCAAGAATTAAAGATGTAACTTCATCGTTTAAAATATTAATGTCGTCATTGGCAACAAACTTATCTAATACCATAAAGTCAACAAATGGAAATCAAATTATGGAGCATTTGATAAAAAATATGGGAGGAATGATATTCAAGAACGATATATTCATAAAAAAAGAGGATATTAATTTTTATTGGAATAATGTGGGTTATGCCGGTAAATCTCGTCTATCGTTGTATTATGAGGTAAATGAGAATCCAACATTATATAAATTGTCAAAGAGTGATTTAGGTTACTCAAGATTTGTCCAAAAACTATAAATTATGAATAATTTTAATTTCGATAAAAACCAAATGGAAAATTTGGAAAAATTTAATAACATGACAACATCATTTATGTTTAAGATGTTAGGATGGGTTAGTCGTATAATAGATTTTTTCTCTAAAAATTTAAAATTATTTTATGGTATTATATTAATTTTCATTTTATTTAAAGTTGGTACTTACGTTGTATCATATGAACCAAGTGGTATCTATGAAATAACAACATCATCAGGTGTTGTTTATAACACAAATAAAGTTGAGGTTAAGGACGGTTGTGTTTATTTTAAAACAATGAACAATAAAGATGAGATGATTATTTGCGGAGGTTGTTCGATAAAAAAGAATAATAGTTTGGAATGATTATTGATATTTATCAAATAAAAATGTTATGAAAAAAATTATATCATTATTATTTTTGATTTTTACATTATCATCTTGTGGTAATTATCAAAACGTCTCATCACAACCAAGAATAACTCATATTTTGGCTGTTAATGAATTGGGACAACAAGTTCAAGTCCCATTATCTTCCTTTTCAAACCAATTAGACCCATATTATTATAATAATTGGAGGTTTTATTGGGGAAATAATTGGTATTATGGTAACAATTGGTGGTTTTATTTTGATGACCCGTATTGGAGACCAAGAATTCATAACTATTATTATTCACATCCGGTATATTATAATCAAGGATTTAGGGTTGCAAGAAATAATGGGTATCGAGGAAGTTCTCAGGTGAGAACAGAATCAGTTAGACCACAATCAACAAGAACAGAAACTCCATCAGTAAGACCTCAACGAGAATATAGACCCGAGACACCTTCAGTTAGACCACAAAGTGGAGGAAGACCATCATCAGGAAGAAGAGGTTAACGAAATATCCCACCCTAATCTGTGGGATTTTTGATTTCTGATATATTTATAATAAAACTGAATTATGAAACACATTTTAAATAATCTAACGGAAGAAGAAAAAAACGCTATCCGTGAACAACATACAGGAGGAATGAAAGTGATAACTGAGAATTTCTCAAAATTAATTAATTCAAAACTTGGTGATTCAAAACCATTGGTTAACGAACAATCTGAAACAAATTTAACTGATAAAATTAAAAAAAGAATTGGGAGTTTTTTTGATAAAATGAAAAATAGTAATAATTATACTCAATTTAAAGGGTCACCAAAACAAAATGGGTTTAATGATAGTGGATTATCAGTGACTGGACTTAACAAACTTATTGGAGGATTTCAAGTTGGGGATGAAGGGTATTTTGCCTTTTACAAACATAGTAATCCCTCAGCTCCATATAAAGCCGGTGATAAAGTAGTTTTTTTAGATAAAAGACTAACATTAAAAGAACCTAAAGTTCATACATCGGATGGTAATATTTACTTAATTGCGAATGACAAGATATACAACCAATTGTTAAAAAGTTTGTAATAAAACTTAACCCACCCTAATCGGTGGGTTTTTTATTCTTTCCCCTCATCAATTTTCTTTAATCGAATTGCTTCTTCAATTAATTTTTCCACACTTCCATACTTACAAGTACATGAGGAACGACCGGTGTTTCTTAAATAATGTTTTGCCTCGGATGATGTCATTTTCTTTGAATATTTAATATTAATAAGTATATTTTTGTTTATTAAAATACTTGTGTGATTTATTATCATTTAGTTGGGGAGAAAGTTTAATTGTTATTATATTTATCATTAACAGAATAATAATGATATGCAAGCAAGAGAAGCAATATATGAGAATTTCAATAAAAATAGTACCTTAATTGTGACATTTCAGGCACATGCGAATAAAATGTTTGGAACAACAATTGAAGAATTTAAAGGGGTCCTAAATTCTTTGGCATCAATGGGATACGACACATTAAAGATTAATGACACGAATGATTCTTTCTTTTTTCAAGGAATTGATTCCGAAAGAGATTCATTTCAAAAAACAATTGATATGTTATCTTTATATATGAAGGGTTATGAAAGAACTATTTTTATGGGTAATTGTGCCGGAGCTTACGCAGCAATTCTTTTTGGTACTATGTTAGATGTTGAAAAGGTTATTGGTATAAATACTGTCACATATATTGACCAAGCAAGTTTAATTGAGGCAGGAGATGGGAGAGAATCTCAAGTTAGTTTTTTAGACCAAAACATACCTTATCTTAATTTACGTAATCATTTGAAAACCACAAAATATAATACTCAAATCTATTCTATTGTGGACCAAAACACACCAAAACACGTAAAGCAAAGTCAAAATATTGCTGAAAGTCCAAATGTTATCATTGAATATGTTGATTCACCAATCCCTCAAATTGGTTTTCATTTATTACGAAATGGTGAGTTAATTAATAAAATAATTGGAACAATTGACCCGAGATAATAATGAAATACATAATAACAGAAAGTAAATTAAACGACTTAAGAAAAGAATATATTGAAAATAGAATTGGGTCCGATTCTGACTTTGAAGAATTTATCATTATCTATCACCCTGGTGAAGTAGATGATATAGAAGATGAAGTTATGATGGAATACGACCATACCGATGGAAGACTATATGTTAATAGTTCATTTGGTCGTGCATTTGCGGATTTCTTTTTTCCTAACGATGAAGAGGCTTATAAGTTCATCTCAGAATGGTTTGAATGGAAATATGGTGTTGATGTAAAATTTACTCAATCTTAATTTTTTTAATCGAAAACTTTTTTATATCTTTGTGGAATAAATTATAACCTAAATAAAAATTAAAATGACACAAGAAGTTCAAAACAAAGTTAGAGAGTATGTATTGGCACGTTACAGACAAACATTCACACCGGATTCGACTATGATTATCAAAGAACACGATAATTTTTTCACAGTTGCAACTCACAAAACCGCATCTCCAATTATCTTAGGTAAGAAAATTTTAGAAAATTAAATGATTTACGTTTGATATTTATTATTAAAATATAATATTATGTCAACAATAAGTTTTGTGGTTTCATCTGCCAGCACTGAAGAAGATGCTTTTAATACTTTAGAACCAACTTTCACAATTTATGCTGAGGATTTGGGATTGTGTGATTCTTGTAACCAAATTGTGGGTAATTGTTATCCATGTTTACAAACAAGTCAAATAATTTATAGTGACTCGGAGTTAACAACACCTGTAGGTAATGGGTATTATCATTTTGTTGATAGTGTAACTGAATATAGTGCAGTTTGGCACATATTTGATGGTTCTCCGACCGGAGAAGGATTTTACAATTAAAAAATAACCCTCATTTATTGAGGGTTTTTTATTTCAAAACTTTTTTATATCTTTGTGAAAAAATAATTTATGGCAACTTATAAAAAGGGGTGGACTCCTGAAGAAAAAAAGATTATTGATACCACCAAAAGTACATTTAAATCCGTGTTTGAATCTGTGAAGACATTAATATTCCCTAATACGTTATCGGAATATTCATTTGAAGACTTCAAAGAAAGTTTTATTTATAGATATGTTCGTAATTTCATTGGTGGGTTATTAATAATTGGGGTCGTTCTATTGGTACTTTATTTACTTGCAATGTTTGTTACATGGGGAATAGTTGAATCTAAACCTAATAACGAACCAATTAGTGACGTAGCGAAAATGTTTATGAGATTTTTATTTTTGGGGTATAGTTTTGGTATTTTAATTTTAACAGTGGAGGAAGATTAATATTACTAAGAGTATTTATCTGTATGATTGAAAAAGCTTTAAAAAAACTATTACTTACAATGTTGAAGGATGAATATCCCGAAATTAAAGGTATTGTAATTTCATCAACGGATATGGGTCATGTTATTCTATATCGTGTCGGGATTGGTTTGAAATACGATGATTTACCAGCAAATGATGATGATAGATTAAAAAATAGAGTAAAGCAATTATCAAAATATGTTTTGGATAAAAGCGGTCTCATTGATAATGTTTATTACTATGACCCAAATTATTAAGAAAAAAATTCATCCTACCATTGCCGGTGGGATTTTTTTTTATATCTTTGTCCCATGAATGTAGAACTGATAGAAAAATATTTGGTAAGTAAATATGGCAAATCACCTTTAGTAAAAAAACAAGACGGATACACGATTGATGACTTATTTATTTACCAAAACAAGGAATTAAGGTGGTATGTTAATATTGAGACGGACTTGTATGCGTGGTTCGGTCCGGGTAACTACTATAATATTATTCGTAATTGGTTTTTCAAACAATTCGGTAAAGAAATTGGTTATGACAAATAAAGAATTATTTTTAACTTTTTTTGAAGTTGAAAGTGCGACAATTATTGATATTAAGTATCGTAATATTGGGAAAATACAATTGTTATTGAATCCCACTGAGAAGAACAAATTTATGGATAGAATGCCAATCAGACTTCTAATTGATGCTGATGGACATTATTCTAAAATTATGAGTACTTCTGACAACACCTTTAATTTGTTTAAATATTTAGGGTTTAGTGCAAATGAAGTTGTTGGTATTTGTCGTGAAATTCATCAAGACATGGGTTCCAAAAAACTAATTGTTCCGTAGATGGTATTTATTGTGAAATACTAATCATGTCAAAATCAAAAAAACCCGGGAAACCAAAAAAGAACAGAGCGAACACTCTAAAAGACTTGAAAAGAATGGATAAGAATAACGAAATTCTTAGTCGTTTGAAAAAAGAACTTTAAAAATATTAACCTCGTCAATAGTCGAGGTTTTTTTTTGTTTATAAGAAATAAGTTTCATATATTTGTGAAGTAAATTTTAGAGAATTATGTTTGGTTGGTTTATTTGGTATATGTTAATGATGAGTAATGGTCCTCGTGGAGGTAGACTATTGCCAACACCACCAAGACATCTAATGTTAACAAGACCGGAAAGACCTGTTAAAAAAAGTAAAAGGAAGAAAAAGAAATAAGGTATGGCAAGACAGAGTATTATAGATAGATATCAAGAGTTGATGGAAAGGGGAGGTTGGAACCAACCTTGTAATATCACCCCGGTTTTATCCACTGTTGGATTAGATAGAAGTTATGTCCGTAATGAATTTGAATTGGATGTAACACCCTTAAATAGATTTATTAAAAAGATGTTTCCATTTGTTATTGATATCTCATACCTAAAAGTTAATGAATCAAAATATACGGATGGAAGAAGAACACTTGATAATCCTCAGATAAAATTAATTGTATCTCCAACACATAGAGCAGAACTTTATAATGAGGATATTGAATATAAAGTTAAAAATCATATTCGTGAAAAATTAATACCATTACTGAGAACTATGTATGAAATTAGTCCGGGGTTTGGATTGGAGATATATTTTGGAAGCGAACGTTCGGAGACAATACTTGAACATTTAGATTAGATGACAAAAATTGAAAAAGAGATTGTGAAACTCATTGAGGAAAAGTTTGGTTATCCTTATATGACTTACGATAAAGCGGAACAAACATGGACCAATAATTATTTCCTATACGACATTAAAACCGAGACAATTTATAGTTCCGATAATGTTAAACTTTATCTATCAAAACGATTTGGTACCAAGTATATTGAGAACAATTATTTTAATTTAATCTCGAAGTGGTTTAAGATGAGTAATAAATATGATGTTAAACACGTTGTTTAATATTTATCGTATATGGAACTTAACAAAATCATAAAGAAAGTATTACGGGAATCAATTATTAATTGGGAGTTATACCATAAGGTAAAAAAAACACCGACAATTATTGAAACCGAATCCAAATATTCTCCTGAAGAAAGAAAACTGAAACTAATTCAAACATATTTGGATGTTGTATTGATTCCGAGAAATGAATTAATACATGATGCGAAGGTTTATAGGTTAACTAATAGAGATGAATACGCCATCACAATTTGGGTTAATACTGAAAGAGCTCTTAATAGAGATGAATATGATGGATTGGTTGACGATACTTGGGAAGAGATTCATAATATGTTCGATGTCCCAGTCTCAATTCGTAGAATCCCAATGAGCCGATAAAATTTATAACCCTTCACCTCGAAGGGTTTTTTATTTAAAAAATATTTCATATCTTTACCAAAAAGAATATTCATGGAAAACTCACATATAGAAGAATGGGATTTAAGAGGTTGGATGGGTATTGAAGAACCAACCCCAAACGCTCAACGAGAGTGGAATAAAACTCTTATTAATAAAATAATGATGATATCAAATAAGATACATCAATCATCAAGACGAGGTGGTGCGGATACAATAATAATGCATCCGGAACTTGAGATATTATTACATCCTGACCAATATGATGATTTTAGAAAAAAATTGTCAAATGGAATTGATGTCATCTTGGACCCGACCATGGAGAAAGACCGAATTGAAATCAATTGTAGAAAGGTATTAGATGATTTACAATTTATTCCATTCGAAGGTGAAGACGAGAATAGAATCGACTTTAAACCTCTTATTTCTTGTACTGAAGATGAAGTTATAAAATACATTGAAGGCCTTGTTGGATTTGTTTTAATTGACAACATTTAGTGATGAACAAGTGGGAACATTTCAAATACATTCTTGATAGTACTCTACCGTCCTATAAACGTTTTACAAATTTATCTTTAGAATGTACCCGACCTCACCATCATTATGAATATTATAATTATGTTTGGAGATTAAAGATTGCATATGGTTGTGGATTATTCCCCGAATTAGTTAGTCTATCAAAATTTTGTGGAATAGAATGGGAACACCAAACTTACACGGAAATCGATGGTGGATACATGATAATAGAAATGAGTGAAAATTATAGAGAACCGATTTCACCGGTTTTTTGGTAAAAATTAAAAACAAAAATAAAAATGGAAAACGAAACATATAGTGACTTAGCATCATATTATAATAATATTTACGGTAAGGTTTTAAGTGATTTACTACTTAGAGAAATTAATTCATTCACGGGGAGTAGTAACCCTTGTTGTGAAATTGAATTACCAAAAGAAAAGAAATCAGAAAAACCGAATTTCAACCAAACAAAAAAATAACCCTTAACCACCGGGGTTTTTTCATTATAAATCTATTTATAAGTAATGGAAAGAATACACACACTTACCGAATCAGACCTTGAGAGAATCGTGAAAACGGTTTTGGAAAATTTTAATCCAAGTGAATACGAGGATGAAGACTTTATTGAAGTTTTCCTTAATTACTTTAGACCATGGGTTAAGAAAAACCACGGTGATGAAATAGGACAATACCCACTTTCATTATTGATTAAAAATCATATTAATGAATTTATTGAAGATTATGGTATTGAAAATAATACACGTTATTATGGTGCTTATCGTAACATGGCTAATGTTGGGAGGGAGTTAGCAATAAAAGGTGTACACAAAATGCCAAACCTTAGAAAAGAAGGACTTTTTACTGATAAGTTTAAAAAAGCACTTAATTATTTTACTGATAGGTTAAACTTACCTGAATGGATAACTTTAGAGTTGACTGAAGATTCACCTTATGTTGTGAATGGTCGTTTTATAGTTGATTGGGATAAAGCAATCCGTGATAAGTCTGATAAAAATTATCGAGCATCTGATTTGGCATTCGACTTCACAAAAGCATTAACTGATTTTACAGGTGTTGAAATTGGTAGTGTTACCCATGGGAAGTTAGATTTAAATATAAATGGTTCCTTTTTGTATAAGGGTGTTGATGAATGGGTTTCAAAAACATTGAATAAAGAACTAAAAAAGAAAATTAGGGCACTCCCTAATTCTCATGTATTACATTCAGTTAAATTTGGACCATCTCATAATAGTGTTGGTGGGTATATCACATTAACTTATAAAAGTAATGCATGGAGACACTCGAATGATTTTACTAAAGAAGTTAATGAATTAATGAGTGATTTAGGATATAATACGGATATATTAAGAGTAGGTAAGTAACATGGAATATACTATCAACAGTCAAGACAAAACAATAACCATTTTTAGCGAAGGTGGTAATGTTGAAGAAATTAAAGCAATAATGGAAACGTTTAAGGGATATACACTTTTAACCGGACCTCAAAAAGAAAAAAAAGAATGCGTTTGCAACCCTAAAAAAGGTGGTGACGGCATTTGTAAATGTGATTAATATGTGGAACGTAAATGTAACAATTAAGAATAATACCGATTATACAATAACTACGGTAAATAATTATTCACCTCAAGAGGTGATACAACCTAACGGAGGTGAATTCAGTTGGAACACAACTGAACCAAACAATTCAACATCGATTAGATTTTGGAAAGTTCCAAGTCAATGGTATATGCAAGGTGGTGTTAGTTTTGGTCCTGAAGCTGGTGTGTATGTTGACCGAGGGTGGATGTCAAGTGATGACCAAACAATTTCTATGACAGCAGTTGCAAATGGAAAAAGTTGGACCCAAACCTCTAATGGAGGTGAAACTCTTTTATCTTGGAATGAGTTTGAACAAGGAGGTGACATTGAATTGACATTTGATAAAATATAAATTGTATTAAGGTTTTAAATAACTAACTATTTTTTATTTTAATATTATGTTTATTATTAAGTATGAGTGATACAGTAGGAACAATTTTAGTTGACGACACTAAAATAACGTTAAAACCTTTTGAAGGTAAGGAAGAAGTTTGGGAGGAATCCAAAGCTTTGATAAATGCCGTTGGAACCAAATTTATCTTTTTTGAAGGTAAAAAGTATTATCCGAAAAAATAATAAAACCCACCAATAGGTGGGTTTTTTATTATAATTTAACCTCGAAACGTTTTTTCATTAAACCCAATTTGTCTTCCGGAACCCCGTGTTCATTAACACCACCGTGTCTGTTTTCTACGATAAGTGAATGAACTCTGTATCCATATTTTTCAGCTAATTCAAAATAAGGTGTCATTTCCCACTCTTGAGTGAATGTGTTTGAAACTACAATTCGTTCATTTATTTTTGTTGCTAAATTTAAAATCATTGCGTTACTAACTTGTGTCTGACACCAACTATGTGCATCTCTTAATAACGTAACATCAAATTGATACTCACCATCTTTAATAAAAAACATATCGGCTTCGTAATGAACTCCGCCGATTGATTTTGCCAATGTTGATTTACCACTTCCCGGTAATCCTCTTAATAGAAATAATTCTTTCATTTTTTTACTTTAAACAATTCTTGCATCATTTTATTTGCCATTTCGGTCATATTATTCATTTCTTCTTTATTTCCGAAGTTAGGTACATTTCTCCAATCAGTGTTTAATTGAGTTGGAAAATTTTTAATTTTATTTTTATATTCCTTTACTAAATAAAGTGCTAAGATAAGAAAAGAAATTAAAATAACACAAAGAATTGTCAAAATTACATTTAAGTATATCATATTTTTTTTTAAGAATGATATTAAATAATCATTAATAAGTCAAATAAAGTTATTTGGGTATTTATAAGTATGAAGTATATTATCACGGAATCACAATATAAATTGTTAACTGAGGACTTGGGAGTTTCTCGTGCGTCAATTCCATTCACAAATTTAATTTACAATTTTGTAAGTGGAAAAGTTAAGAGTTTGTTGAATTCAAATAAAAAAATAGAAGAAACACTTAAATTATCTCTTAAAGATATTTTCCCAATTTATAAATCTAATTTGGAGGATTTTATTGAATTACCTATTGAAGAAATTATAATTAAATTCTCTTTTGAGAGATTAGATGAAAATCCAATACCTGAAGGATTTCAAGTTTTAGCCTTTGCAGATATGATTGACCATGGTTCATATATAAAAGAACCAAGCAAATATCTACCAAAAAAGTTTTCAGATGAGATTCACATGTCATTGGTTGCAGGTTTCGAATTCCAATTCATTATGAACAAAGATTTTGAAGATATTAATGAGATGTTGTATGATTTTAGGGATGCGGTATTACATGAGTTCAATCATATGTATGAATATTATAATAGAGCGGTAAAAGGAGAGAAAGAATTGGACACCACCTTATCATTTATGAAAAAACCTTTTGAAATGATAGATACCGGAATTAATGAAGAAGTTCTTTCTGTGTGGAAACAATTTTTATCTTTATTATATATGTCTGAACCTTATGAGGTTAGAGCAATGTCTCAAGAAGCTTATAGTAAAAGATTAAGAATGCCGTTTGAAGAATTCAAAAATACAAAATATTGGCAATATTCCCAAGGGATGAAAAACTTTGAGGCTAACGACTATTATGAATATATCTTGGAACTTATTGAAGATTTATCTCAAGAAGAACAAAATACCATTTTAGAAACACTTCACACTTATTTTATTGCATACTATGAATTTAGTAAAAAAACAGGTTACAACAATCCTTTAAATAAAAAAATCATGAACACCAAAAATATCTTGGATATTATGAAATATTTCCAACCAATAATAAATAAAATGGGTGAAAAATTAAGAAGAAATTTCATTAGATTATATTCGTTAAATCCTGAATAGTATGGATGTCATTATTAGTGAAAAACAAAAAGAAAGAATAATATCCACAATTAAAGAAATAGTTGAAGATATTAAAGTCCCATTGGCGATAAAAGTTGAAGTTATATTTTCATCGACGGGTTCCATATATGTTTTAATTCCATTAAAAAATTATCTAATGAGTAAATCAAAAACAAAATACCAATTATTAATTCGTAATAAAATAAAAAATTATATTGGTTTAGACGTTGAGGTTATAATGATGGAGAAATCAGACATTGATTATTAATTGACAATATAAAATACTTTTCATATATTTTACAAAAAATAACATATGACTAAAGTAAAATTTTCTACAGACAAAGGTGACATGATTGCCGAACTATACGATAATGAAACTCCAATTACCGTAAAAAACTTTAAAGACCTTATTGAAAAAAAATTCTATGATGGATTAAATTTTCATAGAGTTATCCCTAATTTTGTAATCCAAGGAGGATGTCCAAACGGAACCGGTAGTGGTGGTCCGGGATATAATATCCCTTGTGAGGTTACTTCATCAAACCAATTCCACGATAGAGGAGTATTATCTATGGCACATGCCGGAAGAAATACAGGTGGCTCACAATTCTTTATTTGTCATAATAGACAAGGTACTCAACACTTAGATGGTAACCATACTTGTTTTGGACGAGTAACTGAAGGGTTAGAAATTGTTGATTTAATTCAACAAGGAGATAAAATCAACTCAATTACCATATTAAATTAAAAAAACCCCCGTATGGGGGTTTTGTTATATTTATATAATAAAACTATTTATAGATATGGGAAAAAAATATACAGTCAGGTTAACTGAGCAAGACTTAATTGATTTAATTTCAAAACAAGTAACAGGTAAAGGTACTGACGACATCATTAAAGATTATGTGGGTAAAATATTGAATATTAAATCACCTACTTCTACAGATTCGACCAATAATGACGATAAAACGGATTCTACTTCCCCAATAATTAAAAATTCCGGTGATTTTACTCAATTGGATTTAAACACCACTGAAGGATATAACGCATATAAAGATATTTCAGATAAATTTATAAATGGTCGTTCATCAAATTTATTAGGTATTGATGGTGATATGTTAGCGAACGCTGCAAAACAATCATATAATAAATTTAAATCATATGTTCCACCCGAATTGGCGTTAGCTCAATTAACTGCTGAAGGTGGTTTTTCTAACAATCCGAAAGCAAGACCAATTAGAACTAAAAATCCTTTTAACGTTGGAAATGTTGATAGTGGAAAAAATGTTAGTCATGGGTCGGTTCAAAGTGGTATTCAATCATATTACGATTTAATGGCTAGAAATTATCTATCAGCAGGTAAAAGTGCTTCAGACTTAATTAATAATTTTGTAAATACTAAAGGTCAAAGATACGCTTCAAGTAAAGATTATGAGAATATGGTTAAGAAAGTGTCTTCTCAGGTAAATCAAATGTCACAACCAATTTACGCAGCATTAGGGGACAAAGGTCAAACAGGTTTAGTGTAATATGAAAAAGGATAGTAAAAAAGTTGAAAAACTATTGGATGCTTTTTTTGCTAATAGTACTGTTCATTCACAACCTGTACTTAATATAATAAAAGAAATGAGGTCAACTTATGATGGCGATTATCCTTATTTTGAATTGGTTTATGATGCCAGTAATTACAACAACGGAAATGAAATGGATAAATTAATTGAGTCAGTTACCGGATATACCGGATTAAGAGAAGGTCGTGACTATTGGTTAGGAGTGACTTGGCAATATTTAGAAGTTTAAAATGATAGAGAATACCCAAATAAAAGGACTTGAGAAATTACTTAATAGTGATGTTATTAAACGCATCTACCCTATTGTTGGCGAAATTGAAGTCCATAATAGTGATAACCCTTTTGATGTTCTTGAAAATACATTACACTTAAATATTTATTTGAACGAACCGATAGAACATGGAGATGACTTATGGAACAATCACCAATTTGATGAACACTGGATGGTTGACCATCATGTAAGAAGATTACTACCTTATCTTGGTATCGATAACGATAAGACATCAATAAGGTTTAGTGTGTACGATACAAATATGGATATGATTAAAACTAACGATTTTTAATATGGATTTTTTAAAATTTGCGATAGTTTGGATGGGTTCCAATTTAGCGGTTCCATTTTGGGTTGTTGGACATGTTCATTTAACCGTGAATGTTTATGAAGATATCCATGAAATAATCGCATCATTCGGAATGAATATTTTGGTTTTGGTTGCTTTTTGGTTGGAATGGAAAAAACATAAAAAAGAAACAAAAGAGTAGTTACAATCCAAAAAAAAATAATACATTTAATAAAAACACAAGATATTATGAATTTAACTCAAGATGAAAAAGCAAGATTGTATAATGATATGATAATGAGATATCAAAGAATGCAAGAAGAGGTAAGACAAATTAAAGCTGAAAATTTTGAGGTTTCAGATGCGGACCAACAAAAAATCAATTTAATTGAAGCTAAAATGAAAAAACTCTTTAATGATTCACAAAAATTATATTAATAAAAAAACCCTCCGAAGAGGGTTTTTTTATTTTACGTTGAATTTAAAACCGGTTAATTTTTCAATAACCTCTAATTTAACTAAATTATTTTCAATCCCATCCGGTTTGGTTGTTGTGTTATCAAAAAGATATGAGTAATAGGTGTTACTTTTTTTGATATAAATTACTTTCCAACATTGTTTTGGAACGGCAACTCGACCTATCCTTTTAATTTCGCCAACATTACCACACCAAACTTTAATACTATCTTGTTCGGTTGCTAACTTACGAGTTAATGTTTCTAATGATTTCCAATCACCGGCATTTAATGAATGGTATTGTGCTGACATATTTGAAAAGTAAAAACATTCATCTTGTACTTGTGGGGTTTGACAAAGATTATCTGCGGCAGGCATCATATGTCCACGGTCAGTACCACTACCTACATAATCTTTTAATAAGTCCGTTTCTTTTAGTAATTGAGGGTCCGGTTTAAAATTATCTTTTCGTTTAAGTGGTGTTTTACAAGTAACCATAGACTTTGTTGTCCACCACTCAACTAAGACCGGATAATGTTTAGTTTTACTAAATACTGTTGTATAATTAGTATGTTTGATTCTAATAGTGTCTTGACTAAATAACACTGAAGACATTAGAATAAATCCTAAAGTTAAAATTATTTTTCTCATATCAATAAATACTTAATATGAATATTTCTCACAAATATAAAACAATTTGGTGGGCACCTGAAAGGTGTGGTACTAAAGCAACCGCTCATATCTTAAGACACTTCCATTTTGAATATATTACAAAGTATTATGATTCAAAAACCCCAACTAGTTATCAATCTCATGAAATTTCACTTCCAAATGAAGAATATAGTGATTATCAAGTAATTTGTAGTATTAGAAATCCATATGACAGAATGTTAGGACTTTTTTTAAATTTTGCAAGTCTTGGTGCATCATCTGTGTATGACAAATATAATCATCAACAAACAATGTATAATTTTTCAAAATTTATTGACGAATTGTTTAAAGTAAGAGAAATAATATTAAAATTAGAAAAACCTGTTAGTAATAAAGAATTTGTTATTAATCATTATATTTCTAAATATAATTTTGATATTACTATACCTAAACATTATATCCGTATGGAAAATATTGTTGAAGATATGGGTAAAATTGATTTTATTAATGAGAGTCAATTGTGGTCTTCAGATTATATTAAAAATTATTTAATAAAAAATGAACATATAACCACACACCCATATAAATTTAATTCAATTTACACATTTGAAACTGCAAAAAAAGTGTATGACTATTATAAACAATTTTTCTTAGTATTAGGTTATGACCCATTTTCATTTACAACTGAAGAATTAACTAATGAACAAAAAATAGATTTTCTACATGGAATATTATAATTATTGGTATATTTATAGACATGGGAACTAAAAGATTTACAATTACGGAATCAGAAATTGATTCAATCAAAAAACTTTACATGATTGAACAATCTGAAGAAAAAGAAGATAGAAAATTCTGCCACGGTGGAAATGTTAAAACATTAGATGATATTATGGGTGACGATGACTCAGAAGATTATATTGATGGTGTTACAATTAGAAGAAATGGTGTTAACGGATTAGTTGATATGCTTGAATTATTAAAAACTCTTAGATTACATCCAAAAGTTTCAGATGGTGGAGAACATTTAGCTTCTGAAATTATGAATCACCTAAAATCGTTCAAACCTTACAACTATTTTGATGAAACAAAAAAAGAGTGTAATAAAGCTATGGATAAAATCATTGAACTTTATAAAGAGAATGAACACGGTGAGGAGTTAGTTAAAGATATCGAAAAAGTTTATATGATGAATCACGTATCTCCAAGAGCAAAAGAATTCCTAAAACATGGTATTTCAATGATTAAAGGTCAATAAGTTGAACTTTCAAAAAATATAATTTATAATTAGTGTTCCAATTAGGGACACTTTTTTTTTATGTCAACACAGTCACACATCGATAAGGTAGAGTTAAAGGCGAATTTACTTTCGTACCCATCCCATGTAGGTGCCCCGAAGATAGATGTCCCCGATTTAACATCGTTTAAGAAAAACGGGACCGACCGGGTGAACAAAATTTATGACACAAAATATAAAGAACTAATTCGAGACGCAGAGAACCTTTATAATTCATTTATTCTTAACCAAGAGGTCTATGAGTCATCTTATCGATTTGAACCCATTATTGGTCAAATTTACCACCTCTATGAAGATGTTAAAGGTAATAAGTTCTTATCTCTAATTGAACCCAATACGTGGAGACAGAAACATGTTTATTCTGTCATTTTAAATTCCGATATGACATGGACAAAGATAGAGTAAGAAGATTATGTGAAAAGGTTTTGGATGTATCATATAGTGGGGTTACAATATGTGATTTTGACATGACACCCACGTTTAAGTATGATGAAAGTTTAAGTAAGTGGGTTCCGGATTCATTTGCTTTGTTTGTCCAAATTAAATCACCATTACCGAGAGAATCTCATAGACCAACAAATGTCCAAGAAACTTTGGAGGGTGTGTTAGGTTTTGAATGTTGTGTGGATTTTGCCTAACTAGTTCTAGTACTAGTGCTTATTTTTCTTTTTTAGTTTTTTATTATATTTTATTGTTATATTATTATTCTTTTAAGAATAATAATTATTCGCTTCCCGACC